ACATAACACACTCATATTACACAATGCACGTGATGTCACTGTTGCACTACTAGCACTAAGCAATAGCCCTGTGTATGACGCTGTAATTGCTTCTTAGACACCTATTATAGCACTGTTTTAGTGTGTATAGTTAAATATTATTAGCAAGTGTGTTTAATAGCACGGACAAGCAAAGTAATGTTATGTGCGTTGAAGAATACGCTATATAGAAAAGGTGCCCTGGTGCAACACGTCTTGCTTTTTATCGCGCAGCAGCGTATTGGTATAAATACTAGTATGAGCAAACAAACTTATCTAATGCCAATGGCATACTGTAGAGCAACTGGACAGAAGGTCAAAGGACAAGACCTTACTGGACACAAGTATACTTCTAGCCAACGCAAGTGGGCACAAGAAGCAGCAGATAGAATTGCAGCCAAGCAGACTGCACGTACAGAGCGTGAATGGGTTGGCATTCTTGAAACTTACACTCCAGGTGTAAACACGCTGATCAATACTAGACACTTCAAAACAGTTTAACGCCGGTCACAAAGTAGAGCACACGCTAGGTGAAACTCTAGCGAACTGTTCCCTGCCACGAGAAATCGCTACCGTTTTGCTGCGCTATCGCTACGCTTACTTCGTAAGCACTCTAAAAATCGCGGACTGCTTCGCAGCTCTATCGCTGACGCCTCCGGCGCTATTCGTAAAACCTACGCAGTCTTTCCAATACGGTGTGTTGCAGTCTTTTAAGAGCTGTGCCTCTGGGTGTACTCCATCCAATCAACAGTCCCACACAGAATGTGTATACGCTTACCAATAAGGGTGCTAGTTCGGTGTCCATAGTGTTCTCCTTCACTTTTAGGGCTCTGTAATTAGTGTTCATTTAAATATGTGTATGCGAAACTGGTGCCCTTCAATTAGTGGATATTTTGGATTATGGAACAGCGGCCTTGACTTTCCGTTTGTGTATCGCAAACAGGTACAGCCAACACGTGATGTACATCGTGCAGGACTTATACCCATACAGGTGCATACACCAGGACCTCAACAAGAACTACAGCACAGTCTATGGCGCAAGATCTGTTTTAGAAACGGTCAGCCCAAAGGACGTGTGGCACTGTTCAGTCTATGGATGACTGGCGAAGGTGTAGACACAGATCAATATATTGAAGATAGACTGCGTGAATATGAGTGGTGTGAACCTGAATACTATGTGCATAGTAACAGTGCAGCAACACAGGGTATCTATTGGGACATAATGTTTAACAGACACAAAGCATTCTTTACAGACAGAACAGATAGACTGAATGGACTGCATTGGACACAAGCACATCACGACAGTATGTGGGACTTGGCAGAAATACCAAAAACCAAAAGTGTAGCACGTAAGTATCTAGCACCTGTACGCATATACAGTGATGCACTGCGCAATGGCAATCCCAGAATGCAAAGACGTATGCAGTTGGTTGCACTGTGTGAAGCACACAGCGAACTGGGCATATGCAGTCATACCAAACCACTAGAGCCACAAGAAGACAATCCTATGCAGTTTAATATAGTCAAACAGAGATTGAGCAGTATATGGATGCCCATACACAACAGATACTATGAACGCACATACTTTAGTGCATATATAGAAAGTGTAGTAGGTGCAGGAGAAACACGCTGTATTACAGAAAAAACATATGATCCACTTATCAAAGGACACTTTGTATTACCCTTTGGTTATTGTGGTATCATTAACGATTTACTTAATATGGGCTTTCAACTTCCTTATTGGATTGATTATGCATATGATAGAGAGCCTGATGAAAACAAAAGGTGGAAGTTATGGGAAGCAGAGTTCCTAAGACTTGCACGTATGCCAGATGATGAGTGGAGTCTGCGCTATGAACAGGATCAGTGGATGCTTGAAATGAACCGAGATAGGTTCTGGAAGTTACGCTACGACAAACTGAAGTTTCCACTTGCAAAGGAAAGACAAGATGAAGATTGATAAAGACATTGCAGTATGGGAAGGTGTTATTCCCAGTGATCTGTGCAAACAAATGATTGAACACTTTGAATTTAACAAAGGTATAAAAAACACAACGCCACGTAATAATTTTGCTGTAGAAGATACACAACTGTATCATTCAGAACACTATACACAAAAGCACAGTTTCTATTTGAATCAGTTTACACCGTTCTTGAATTACTTTTGGCAGTGTTGGCAGCAGTATTCAGAATACTATCGTGTGCTAGAAAGCGACAAGCAGTTGCACATACGTCACGTAAAAACACAGCGCACAGATCCAGGACAAGGCTTCCATCAGTGGCACTATGAAGCAGACAGTTTAGAACACGCTAACAGAATTGCAGTGTTCAGTTTATATCTTAACACTGTAGAAGAAGGTGGTGAAACAGAGTTCTTAAAACAGGGTGTACGTTGTCCTGCACGTGAAGGTGATCTTGTGATATGGCCAGGCAGTTACACTCACGCTCATAGAGGCAATCCTCCATTATCTGGTACTAAGTATATACTTACAGGTTGGGTAGAATTTTAATAAATACCCGTGTATGAATTGGGAAATAAGATTAGCACTGAGTTTAATGCTGTTACTCTGTCTCCTTGCTCTACAAGCCTGCAATCAAGTTCCTGTCATAGAAAAAATTGAACAACAGCACGAACAAGAACAAGTTGTAGAACCTCAAGACAATGAATTGTCTAGTACAGGGCCAACTAACTTTGAAGGTATAGCAAACGCATTAGGCTGCGTTTTTGCACCAAATACCTGTGATTCTTCCAAATAAAAGATAACTACTCACATAACTAAAACCAACCTAACCCAAGGATAGTTATGAAATTACATAAGACATTCGTTGCTCACGAGTCTACACCTAAAAAAACTAGCATTGCTAATAAAAAGGGAAGATGTAAAATGAGTTCAATGAACAAGCATAAAAAGCGAAGTCATAAATTTTATAAAGGACAAGGAAGATAATGGCCGTTAAAAAATCGAAAGGAATGAAAATAAACCACATTCAAAGACAGCACGAAGGCAGAGATATTATGCCTACTAGATACATTGCCAAAGGTAGAGGCAGAGGTATTATGTGTGCTGCTTACAAGGATACTAGAGAATTGGTTTTGGACAGCAATGGCAATGCTGTTCCGTGGAATCAAGCGTAATATTCTATAAGCCTAACGTAAAACGCTTTAATTAGTGTATGCAATGTTTGTGGTGTTGTATATGCTAAACACCGCTGTATGACGCTTAAAATGCGTTTTAGACGGTGTTTAGCGAAGGTTTAAACTGTACTTACTGTGTAGTAGTGTAGAATCTTACTGCACCTTTTAGTGCTTTCCAAAATTTGGAAATTGTCTCTTTATTATTAGCAAGTTGGTCTTTCCCTTGTTGCCAACTTTCTTTTTGGAACTCAACTATCTCATTCTTTTCATCAATAACAAATTGAGTTACTCTGTTATTAATAGCCCTATCCTTAACTGTTTCTACTGTGTTAATAATTGGGTTGTCTTGTGTTTCATTTGCCTGTGCTTCATTAGTAGTTACGAATAAAACAAATGCTACTGTTATCACTGCTACTATTGTCCATACTGTTTTAGTTTTCATTTTTGCCTCGTTGTTGTTGTTTTTGGCCTGCTCGGGAGGATTCGAACCTCCGGCCTCAAGTTCCGCAAACTTGTGCTCTATCCGGCTGAGCTACGAGCAGTTATTACTTCTTATTATTAATATATAACAATTAACCACAATAGTCAACCAACAATTACAACCAAATTAAATACAGTATGACGGATACACAAGTTTGGACAGCAATAGTGTCCACAGTATTTCTTACTTCAATTGTATACACACTAACAGGTTGGCGAAACATTCTAGACTGTTATAAGATGTGGTTTGATAAGAAATATTGGACCAATTATAATTTAATAGAAGCAATTGCTTGGATTGCCAAAGCAGCAATTATCATTCCAGGGTTAATTTTTGGTATTGAAATCTGGGAGCTCTATTTCATCTCTTTGTTCACAAGTATGTTGCTTATTTGGGCTAGTTACAAAAAACTATTGCCAACACTTGTAGCATTTAATACATTATGGATTTGGTTAAGTATGATGGTTATAGTGCAGCACTTACCATTTATCTAAGTTAACTCCCCTAGCATTGAACGTACCGTTTGCTCTGTTCTTACGATAATCAAATGGTACACTAACACTTCGTGGATTACTCATACCTCTACCTACCCATTTGAAAGTGTTGTATACCGTAGATGGATTTACGTGATCGTAATATCTTTGTACCCAAGTATCTTTTTGTTCGGCATATGATTCTACTTCTTCGAATGTGCCATACACATCTTCACCGTTATCCAAACGTGCTAGTTCTATCACTTTTGATTGTGTTTACGATGTGCAGTTTTTTGTTCCCAATCTTTTAGAGCTTTCTTAATTGAATCCTCTGCAAGTACAGAACAGTGTAATTTTATAGGCGGTAGTTCTAGTGCTGCTGCAATATCTTTATCTTTTATTTCTTGTGCTTGTGTCATTGTTAAGCCTTTCAGCATTTCAACAAACATAGTTGAACTTGCAATTGCACTACCACAACCATACGTTTTAAACTTAACGTCTTCTATTACGTCTGTCATTGGGTTTACTTTTAGGTCTAGTTTCATAACATCGCCACACGCTGGTGCTCCTGTCATTCCTGTTGCCACGTTGGGGTCATTAGGATCAAAGCGACCTACACCGTGATCCTGCGGGTTGTTAAGAACGTCCTCAAAACGCTTAACCACTTTATCTGAATATGCCATAATGTATGTGAAAATTTATAAGTGTATTATACACTTATTTATGTGTGCGTCAACCTATTTTGGGCTAAACTCTTTTGCCTTTGCCTATCGGCTTACAAGTATATTCTACACTTTCCCAATCGCCGTCGACTGGAATTTTTTTATAGGTATGTAACATTTTAAAGCAATCTTGCTTTGCTGTTTTACCATCGAACCACTGTACATCTTGCTGTAAGCACGTGCCACTCAAACATACAGTTAGTAGTATTTGCCAAATGAATTCCACTATTCTATCTCATATGCAAAGTTAACTGTGTCATAGTTTTCTCGATACTTCCAAGCACCATTGCGCAAGTGAAAACGTTCTGCCATTTCAGTTGGCGGACTCAGTGTAACTAAGTTTTTAATTTTAGGATACCGTGCTTTGATTTCTTTACTTGCTTCGTTTATCAATTCACGCCCACTACCTTTTGCGTAACTCCAGATAGTATAAAAGACAGCAGTGTCAGCATCAATTGAAGATGTCTTTTGCATTTCATTGATACCCTCAGGGATACCTTCTGTGTATCTTACACAACATACTGCACCTAGACCATTTTCTTCCCAGTATGCAAATATTTCTGCATTTTCATTTACTCTAAATTCTGCAGATAGGTTTGGTCTAACAGGATCGTCTTTGATAATCTCTGTAACCCAATCGTCGATACCTGTAACGACTTTTAACATATAAAATCTCCATTAACTGCTAGTAATATTTATTTTTAAAGATACTGTTTTAGATATTCTTGGGCGAGGGTCTTACTACCGTGATCATCGAGGTGATAGCCATCTACAGTGTGTTTGCAGTGTCCTTCTTTGCCTTTCCACCCTTTGTGTTCTTGCCATTCAGTAACTGCTTGTGGTACAATAGTTTCTAACCTGTCGTACCAACTAGTGAACAATTCGTTACGTTTTCCTTCTATAGGATGCCATAAGAATGTTACTAATTTAGTGTTATATACTTTACATAATTGCTCAACAGTAAACAAATGTGTAGCATATTTTACAGTAGTTTCATAATTATTGTCTGCTTGATATCGTAAATACCATTCGTTGTAATCTTTATATACTTTTACTTTGCCGAAGTCTTTACCGTGAAACTTTTTCATAGCACCTACATTATTACTAGGATTCAAACTCATTACAAACTCATCACCTACAAAGTTACCGTGCTGCTGCCAAGGATATGTTTTTTCTATGCCGCTGTTATCGTTTGCTTCGTTGTAGTTCATACCTACTGCTAAACGCATATTGTGTGGCGCTTCAAATATAACTAAATCATAAGTTTGTTTTGTTAATTGTAGTGCAAGTTTGTGTACACAAATTTCTATACCTGCACCTGGAGCACTTAACACATCTATATTACCTTCAAGCCAACACGGCCAAGGTTTACGTGTAAATGTTGTTGAAGCGTGACTGTCGCCTACGCAAAGTATTCTATTGTAAGACTGGGGCATTTTCTAAACTTAATTCTTCATCTTCAAGATCTTTTATTTCTGTTGCTAACTTATCTATCATACCTAAGTTACGCAGTACCTTGAAAACGATATTTTCAGTTGACCATTCGCCCGCTTTTTCTAATCCTGCTTTACGCATCTTTGTAATTTTTTCTTTAGTTTTGCGTAAAGTTGTAATGTCTTTTGAGTGTAATGCAGTTTCTATATCGTGCATTAAACTGTCTTTCTTGATTTTGATAGAAGCATCATTTAGATTTGGTTTAACCTTCTTAGGCTTTTCAATCCATTGATCTGCTACTATACTGTATACACCTGTTGAGTGATGTTCTTCTTCATTGCCTTGCACATAACATTCTACAGGTAAGTTTTTAATTGTAATGTTATGTTCTTCTGCCCATAGTGCTTTTTTAGCATTGAATAATTCACGCTCAGTTTCACCTGGCATACCATCTACAATTATATGTAAATCTAAATCACTATACGCTGTCCACATATAGTTTGCGTTAGACCCTGTTATTGTATAATCAATAACGTCTAAATCAATACCTATAAACTCTTCAAACTTCTCTGCAATTTTTAACAATTGCTTCTTAACTTCAGGCTTTAATTGGCCATCGTCCCATAGTTTAGGGTTGAGGCGCCTATTAATAGTTACATATTCAGAGTTTTCTTTTATAAGATCTGTAATGCGCATACTGTATTTATGCCGTATGCTAAGACCACATCAAATGAAAGGTACGTTTGGTTTTTTGGTCAAAAAATTCAACTATTAGTCTACTGCCTTCACCAAACAACTCTAAGTGTAAACAGCACTTGCTTTCGCCTTGTTTCTGTATCCATTTGATACAATCAGCACCTACTTCTTTGTGTACTTTTGGCCAGTCTATGTCAAGATATTTGTTAGGACGGTCGTCTGCAGGCCATTGATATAATGTATGGGTGTTATCGTTATATGTCGTCATCGTCATCGCCCATATTGTTTAAGATCTCACGCAGTTTGGTCGACTCGACTTGTGCTCTTACTTTTCCAACAGGAGCACCTGCTGTAGGATCATCGCTTGGCGCTGACGTTTCAGTTTTACGTTTAATGTTGTCGATTATAGAACTAGTGCCTCTATTGCCACCGTTCGTTGCTTCTTGTTCATCTTCATCGAGATCAGTAATTCTCAAAGTCTCAATGTTAAATTCTAAGTCTACCTTTTGTCCTACACCACTACTAGAACGTGTCTTCATAAGTTGTAATTGATATCTTCCACGTTCACGCATTGCCCTACTTGTAAAGATACCTATAACATTATCTGCTGTTTGTATTTTACTAAGTCCACCACTAATATGCGAATGATCAAATTCTACTTCTTCTACTGCGCCTCTATTCAACTGTGCCGCAGTTACAAATACACATTGCAACTCCATTGCTAGATTACGTAGTTCTTCTGACACATACTTGTCTTTAACAAACAAGTTCTCTGCACTAATTCTTTTACCTACAGGCATCAACAAGTCTAAATAATCTACTAGTAACACATCTACTTTTTTGCCTACTTTAATTTCATATTCTTTCAAATACGCTCTAATATCATTTGCAGTTTTACCACTTGGCATATACTTGACTTGGAATGCACCTGCTTTCTTACCAATCATCTTAACTTTCATTTCCACATCATCAATGTTCTTGAAAATGTCTCTTGTTGTAATACCTGTAGTCATACTATCTATACGCATACTAACAAGTTGTTCAGAAAGTTCAAGTGTCAAATAAACTACATTCAATCCTTGCAATGCCCAGTTCACACCTAAGTTTGCTAAGAACAAACTCTTACCTGCACCAGATCCACCTGCAAAAATATTAAGTTCGCCTCTATTGAATCCACCGAACAGTTTTCTGTCCATTGTTTCCCAACCAGTGCTTACCTGTCCATTCTTATCTTTCAGTCCCATAAGTCTAGCACGAGGATCATCAAAATAGTCTGTACCCATATCACGTGCAAGTCCAATTTGTACGGCATCTTTAACAAGTATTTCTACTTGTCCATATTCTTTCTTTTCTAATAAATCTGCTGAATTAATAATTGCACGTTCAAGTGCTTTGTGTCTAGTAAAACTTTCAAACTCATCCATCAACCAAGATAAATGTCCATCTTTAAGTTCTCCTACTTCTTTCAAGTCTGTTTTACAACTTGCATTTACAGTATGAAACTCTGGAAGTACACTATACTTCTTTGCATACTCATTTATAAATTGGGCTGCATCTTGAAGTTTTCTGTCAAACAAAGTATGATCAAAGATACCTTGGCATCTTACAAAAGTTTCTGCGTCAGAAAGCATCATCTCAAGATACAGTTTCTGTACGTCAAAATCATATGTCTTTGCTTCACTCATTAATTTTTCTTTCCTTAATTATATTACTAGTATACACTCACTCGGTACTTTTTTGCAAACTCTTGTGCATCCAATTTATCATTTACCATAGGTTTGCCTTTGATGTTCAGCGAAGTATTTAACAGCATAGGACATCCTGTAGCATCATTCCAGGCTTCTAGCAATCTTCGTATACCGCTACCATCTGGTCCAACAGTTTGTACTCTGCTTGTTCCATCCACGTGGGTGATGGCAGGATACAAGTTTGGATTGGAGCATTTGGAGGTAAATTGCATATATTGATTGTAGTGTCCTTTGAAATGCTTATTTGCATACTCTTCGAGCACCACGGGTGCGAATGGCCTAAACTGTTGCCGTTGCTTAATGCTATTAACTCTTTGCTTAATATCATTGCCCCTAGGATCAGCAAGAAGACTACGATTACCAAACGCCCTAGGGCCAAACTCAGCCCTTCCATTAGCAACTCCCGCAATGCCTTGTTCTTTGAGTTCTTTGACAAGTTTTTCAACTGGATATTTTCCTTCTATGTTGTAACCTAAGTAAGTGTGTTTCCATTCTATATGTTTTTTATTTTTGGCAAGTACTGCACCTACACTAGAACCTGCATCGCCTGGGTTAGGCATTATCCATACATTGTCGTAATATGAATATGCAAGATGATTAGCCACACAGTTTAATGCACAGCCTCCACTTAACACTAGATTATTGCTTTTATATTTTCCTCGACAGTGCTTTATAATGTCTAAGAATATTTCTTCATACAGTTCTTGAGTGGCAGCAGCAATGTCTGCTTTTTGCTGCCAATCTAATTCTCCTCGGCGCCACCACATACAACCTCTATGTAAATTTTCTTTAAATTTTACACTAGGTGTAGTCCAATGGGAGTGTGGTCCTAACTTAAAAAATAGTTCCTTAATCTCATCATAATATTTTTTATGATCGCCATATGCAGCCATACCCATTAGAATATATTCATCTTCATTGGGTTTAAGTCCTATACGTTGTGTCATTGCACTATAGAATAAACCTATACTGTGTGGGTAACCTTGACTATAAACTTTTTTAAGTTTATTTCCTACACCTTCCCAAATAGTAAAAGTTTCAAATTCTCCAATGCTATCAATGCAAACTATAGTTGCATCATCATAACCGCTTGTATAATAACTTCCTGCTGCGTGACTTTCGTGATGGTTACTGTACTCTAAGGGTGCATTAATGTTGAAACTTTGTAAGTATGATTTAATATCATTCTCGTATAAGTTCCAGCCTTGACCAGCAATTAGTTGTCTTAACGTTTTCTTAAACGGCTTTTCATACCATACAACTTTATGAGGCTCTCCCCATTGCTTTGCATAGCGAACTATACGTTTATTAAGATCAGGATCGTTTTTCACACGACTAAATCTTTCAGTATGGCTTGCAAAAACTAATTCGTCTTTGTCAAATACTGCAAGTGATCCGTCGTGGCTGTTTGCTGATATTCCCCAAGTAATCAAGTACTATACCTTTTTGTCGTTAAAGTGTTTCCACGTTTTGTGCAATAGATAAAACCAAAAACCGTTAATAATTGGTTCTACTAATGCGTCAATGGCTGCAAGTTCAATACTCGCGCCAGTAATAATAGTAACACAAGCAATAGCAATAACGATATGTCCTACAGTATAAATTACAGCAAGAGTAACACTGCTACCACCTAATAGTTTTTTTATTACGTTGAAAATGCCGTTTGTAAATTCCGACATCATTTTACACCTTCCTTCCTATTTGTATATAAAGGGGTCTTTCTTCTTCATTTCTTTTATCTTCTTGCGAAGTTTGTATTTGTAATATTGATCTTTAAACCAATCCACAATACTTTTTAACCACTTCATACTACTTCCTCTTTTATTTTGTTGATAAAGTGTTTCTTAGCAACACTTATCTTGATGCTGCCTGTTTGTGCTGTCTTAATAGCATCAACTGTTACAAACAACTTACCATAACGTTGTACTGCATCAGCAACATCTTTTACGTCTGCTTCCCAGTTAGGAAAAGCAACACTCCAGCCATATTCCATTGCTTTCTTGATCAAGTTTTCTCCTGCTTCGTCTTGATCAGGAATAACAATAATCTCGTGGCCGAGTCCTTGTATTATTCTATACTGTTGATCACTAATATTGTTTGTTAGTAAAGCAACACCATTAATCGCCATAGCATCGAACGGACCTTCAGTTACAAATATGTAACGTTGATCCTCTTGCTGTGCGTCAACATTGAATACAAACTGATTGTGATGATCACTTAGATATTTAGGACGTCCACTACGTACTTTACGTGCAGTGTTGCCTACTATTTTTCCTCTATAGTAAAAAGGAATAATAACTCTATCTATGTAACCATTTGTAGGAGACCAATAAAAATTATTACTTACTGGATCATATCCTCTATCATAAATGTATTCAACTACTTTTGCAAAACTAGTTTCAAGTTTACTATCGCCTGCAAAGTCTACGTTTAACCAATCGCTTACTGGCAAACTGTGTTCAGGCAATTTCTTTTCTGCAAAAGAAACTCTTGTTTGTAATTCTCTTGGCTTATACTCAGCACTTTCTGTTTTTAGTGCTTCAAATATAAGTGTGTTTATATCACTTTCATTAGCACCTAACCATCTACATAATGATTTAAACTTTTCGCTTATTTGTCTACCAGGCTGCCAACTTGCACTGTACTTGCAATTAAAACAGTTGTACACAACTCCAGTATCAAATCTTACACCTGCACGTTTACGCTTATCAGCATTGTGTCCACGATGATGGCAACAAGGCGCATTAAAAGATGTCCAACCACTAGGACTGTGTTTAGCTCGAGGTGGCAGTAGATCTCTGAATTTGTCAAGTACAAGTGTCATACTGCTAGTATACTATCTATACAGTATTTTGTCAACTGTTCCTGTGTTATTATCTGCTGGTACGTGCCTAAATCTAAACCAATTATACTTTCCTGTAACATTATGGTAAAAATTTCCATCTGCTGTTGTTAGATTCCACGTTTTGATATCTGTCCAATTTTCATCAATTGGAACGCCGCCTGGGTCCAAACTACCTTGTAGTTTAAGTTCGCCTTCATATGCATTTGCATAAACTTGGAAAGTATGTAGGCTTTGTGGTGTTTGCTGATTACCTTGTGCATCAATTTGGCTGCTTTCAAAGAACTCCTCATAGCCGCTAATAGGAGTATGTCTAGCATAGTTTGGTCTTGGTAAGTCAAATGCAGGATCATCGTCACGACTGTTTGTTACTTTATCAAAGTTTACAGTCTTGTTAAAAGTAACAACTTCAATAGTGTCGTATGGTTCACCATATACATCGCCGTTTACTTCTATTGTGCCGTCAGCACCGAACTGACTATCTAAGTATAATGGAAATGAAGAAGTAACTTTGTACTGTCCTGAAACAACTTCTTCCCTAGTTTCTTTTATAAAACTATATGAGTATAATCCTGGTTCTATATCACGCATTTCTGTTTCTGTAAGCGTTACATAAAATCTTCCTTGTGTTGCATCATCAGCAGTTACATCTTTCTTAAGGACGAGTTCACTGTCCTCTCTGCTCACTAACGAAAACACAATTGTGGATCCTGTTAAATTAATTTTCTTTTGATCTCCTTTCCTAACCTGAAGATCGATTCTATTATCGGTTGCACGATAAATTTTTAAAGCGCGACTGTAGACCATACGAAATCTCTCCTGTGTGTAATCACTAGCCAATTCTGTATAGGCTTCGACTACGTTTGGGTATAAATATATTGTAGTTAATTGCATAAGTGATTACTAAACCTTTACTATATTTATCGATGAGAATAACAGAAAACTTAAAAGAAAATATGCCATTTATCAGCGTTTTAACACACGCAGACAAAGAATATGTAGGCATTATTATTAACCAAGACACTAATGTCACGAGTTTCTACGATTATGAACTTATCGAGGGCGAAGCAGCAAAGAAACGCTTTTTAGAACTAGGTGATGCTTGGTGGTGGGAATCAAACAGACAAATTCCTATTAATATTTTCCTTAAGGGCGAAATAGCAGAATTTAGGTATGCTATACGTAATTACACTACAAAAGATGTTGAAATACAGTTCGGGCCTGTTACTAGTTTAAATAATATTATTATTAAAAGAATTAAGCGTAGATCAATTACTCTTGTTCGAAAGCCTTCTTCATAGACCAATATATCCAATAGTCAACTAACAAGAATGTTACTAGTGTACCTAGTGCAGTAAGTGTTTGACCAAACAACCACGGCAGTACGAATATCCAGAATATAACTCTTAACAAGTAGTAAGGTACATACCATATAGGTACTTGCCAGAACGGCCAACTACCTAGATCAGGCTTAGGTGGTTTATCTCTATAATCCTCAACTTCCCAATTCATATATCTGCTCGCATAATAAATTCATATGTACAACTACTGCAACTGCATATGCTGTTGCGTGTGACTTTTTAAAATAGTATTCACCGCTACTTGGCTTTGTCCACACTTCTTGCATTACCTTGTCCCAACTCTGTCCTACTAGATGTCTCTTTGCTGGACGTATCATTGCTAGTACTGCTGCTAACTGTTCGATGCTCTGTGGCTTCATCTCTTTTAGCACTCCACTGTGTTCTCCTACGTGAAATAGTTTGTTGCTGAAGTCTGGCTCTGTAAGTAATTCCCATAACGGCTCCTGTTCGGTTAGTTTGATTAAGTGTGCTTCGTCTTTAATATCGTTATACAAAGAAACATTTAAGAAGTCAATCTTAAATAAACCTTGTTCTTCTGCTTCTTTGTGTTCTATTGAACAAACGTATTTACTTGGATCTGTTGGAACCTCGTGCATATACACGCCAGTGTTGTGCTTAGTTAGTTCGCCATCATCGATACGACTTGCTCTTACGTGTTTGAATAACGCAAGTGCTTTTTCTCTATCTTTAAAGTCTATATCAATATCTGGCATTACTTTTTAACTTCTTTCCACTGTTTGTACATCTCATAGTTACCACTAGCAATATATTCTTGTCCTGTTTCCATATCTACAATTTTCCATTTAGCAGGACACTTTGTTAGTATACTTAATTGCACAGGTTTGTCAAGTTCTTGTACTTCCATTCCATCTTTAATTTTTCTTGTCTTCACGACACTTTACCTTCCCGAACTACTTCTTTAACTAATTCTACATCTGCTGGCAATGTTTTAAATTTCTTCATCCAAAATTTAGGATCAATAATTGGTGATACAATTGCTAACTGTTCATCATTCATCTTTTGTAACATATCCTTACCTGCTTTGCAGTTAAGTAATACCCAAGGACTAATTTTACCTTCTTTGATATCGTGTGTTGCTCTATTCAAATTACAATAACTAAAATAGTGATTCCAGTCTGCATTGTGTTCGTTGGCCCACTCTACCATTGTACTACAACTACGTTTTATTGCATTTTCAGCAGGTTCAATTCTAACAAGTTCTGCTAGATACTTGTCATACAATTCATCTCTACACCAGTGATCTAGTTTTACTCCACTGCGTACAACATACTCAATAAATCTATCTGGCATTAAAGGATTTACGTTTGATACAAAACTACCAAATTTTACAAATGCATTATAGTAAGGACTTTTTGCAAAGTCGTCAAACTCTCTTTTCTTTTTACCGCCTTGTGCTATTTCATAAAAACGTTGATACGTTAACAAAGCAAGTTGAACGTGTTTTTCATTCTTACTTAGATGTCTACGTTTTTGCTCACAGATATGCACTGCCAAAGTTTTCTCTTTAGCAAATGATTTGCCGCAGTATTCACATTTAAAGTTTAATTGCATTGACCTGTTTCTTATCCCAACCTAATTCTTTACAGTATTCTTTTATCTCTTTGTCACTAGTAATTGCTGCCATAGTGCGAATATCTTCAGTTTTCATATTCGGAAACAGTGTACCCAAAAACTCTTCTTTCTTGTTTTTAGTTTTAGTAAGTTTTAGCCATTTATGGAAAAACACTTTTTTGGATTCGTGTCCACAACTACAAGCCAATTGCCAAAGTAGTTTGTTATGCTTGTTTAACAGCAGGAAAAGGTTCTTATTAAAGCGTTCATTTCCTAGTAGTACAAAGTGCTCCTGATCTTCTCTAGACCCTTGTACGCTGCTTATATAGCGATTAAGAGTAAAGAATACGACACTCTTACGTTGTTCTTCTGTAAGATCATCCCACACTTCTTTACCGTTCAAATCAACGGCTGCTAATATTTCATTTAATTTTAATCCGGGCTGCTTACTCATTTTCAGGATCCTTAGTTAACATATATAACAGTTTAAGCTCTTTTAGTGTTTTTTGCAAGGCCTTATTTCCCCTAACTGCCTTATGTTGTATTTCACTAAATTGATGATCATCAATGTACCAATCAGGATATACTTTTTTTTGGACTATAGTACGCTCTCCAGATTCAGTGTCACGTGCGAAGACAGTTTCTCCTCCGTCTGGTGATTCGTATATTTTAACCATTTTATTGTTCTGCCATTACGTAATAATTTTTTACTGGCAATTTTCTCTGTAGTTGTTTTGAATATTTAGATAACTCGTGATACTGTTCATTAGTTACTGTATACCCAATATTTTCAAATTGTTCTTTCCACCAAGTAGGAGATTCTTGTATTAAATGTGCATTACGGCCATCGGGCAAAATTAGTTTTGCAGGTGCGCAACTTATTAAATGGAAAATGTATTTGCTATTGTTTTTTATTTCTAGTAGGGTATCTGCAAGACAGTGCGGCTCAATATGTTCTAGTACATCTGTTGATATAATCATATCAACACTGTGTAGTGGTATATCATATGTAGGATTAGCAGGATCAAATCCAAATATCTTTTTGTTAGGATATTTCTCTTTTAACGTGTCTACAAGATTACCTTTGCCACAACCAAAATCTAAAATGCTACTAGGATTTTTTTCTGCAATGTAGTTTTCTAACATTGCAGGTAGTTTGCGCCTTTTGCCAAACTTTGTCTTTGCGTGAATGTCCGTGAGGACTTTTTTGTACTTCTCGGTAATCAATTAAGACTCCGACTTGGTATAATTTTGCTTATCCCTACTTATAATAAAACAGTCTGCCTGTATCTGTTCTATTAGTCCTTGAATCATATGATCACGTTCTGGTGTCTTTGGCTGGTTGTACTTTAGGTCACGTAACATATCAGCATCTTTTTTCAGACCGTCAATCTTATCACAAAACTCGCTTATCTTATGAAGCATACATTACTCCTTTATAATCAATACCTCAAGTTGTTTACGTTCTCTCTTTTTTACGTACTCTAGTATTGTTTTATTATACACAAGTTTGCAAGTACTGTCAAGTGTTGATTTAATTTTTTCAATCCACCATTCTGGTTCTTCAATTATAAGGTGTGCGTTGCGTCCATCTGGAAGTTTCTTTTTTGCAGGAAAACAAGCAATTTTGTGGAAGTTTACTGGAGCAGTTTGCCATAACAAACGTAGTGTGCTGTCTATATGTGCTGGCTCAATGTGTTCAAATACGTCTGTGCTATAAATTAAATCAACGGTTTTTGGATATGTTTGATACTCGGGCATACCTGGATCATAACCATTTAGTTTTATGTTTGGATATAAGCCTTGCATATGGTCTTTCATTGCTCCACTACCACAGCCATAATCCAAAATTGTTTGAGGTTTGTATTGATTAATAGTTTCTACAAGTTTGGCAGGTGGTTCTAATCCCCAACCCATTTTCTTCCCTGTACCGCTATGAATCTGCTTTAATTGTTCTTTATATTCTTCGCTGATTTTTATAGACATTCACGTACTCCTTATGCTCTTATTTAACTTTTAACAAATCCAATGCAGTTAAATAAGAGTATGATCAAGTATGCTTATTGTAAAGAAGTTATAGAAAATAAATCATCGAATTGGATACTTGCACCTTTTATTAAGAAAGGCGCCACTGAATTCAGTAGTGTAGCAGATATTCCAAATGATTATGTGCTTATTTCTTGTCATCATCCGCCTTGGCGTTCTCCATATAAAGAATGGATTGCAAAAGGCAATAACCATATTGAAATAGACTATGGTTATTGGGGAGTTAATAATCCAAGAAGAAACACTAGACGTGTAACATATAACGGCTCGCACAATTTAAATATGCGTCCTGTACCAAGTTCAAGATTACATACACTTAATCCACGTATTAAAAAATGGCAGAAGAAAAGAGGCGATACACTTCTTGTTATTGAGCCTCAGCAAGGTATAATCTTTGAAAGGACAGGTGTTACGTTAGGCGACTGGAAGTTAAACATTGAAAAACAAATAAGAGAATTCTGGGATGGACCAATTAAATTTAGAAGAAAGTCAGGAGGTAAAAATCCTGCACGTTGGCCTACATTCCTTGAAGACTTAGCAGCAAGTCACGCTGTAATAGGTGAACGCACAATGGCTTGTGTAGAAGCAGTTATGTGTGGTATACCTGCATATACTGTTGACCATAGTGCAGTTAGTTTGATAATGGGTAATGATATTACACAAATTAAAAATCCACAGTTTCCTGATAGAACTGAATGGTTAGAACATATTGCGTGGAGTCAATTTACGCCTGAAGAGTTTGCAAATAATACATTCGTAGTAGACTGTTTAGAATCATATCAAATAGGAGTATAGGATGTACAAAATGCACAACCACTGGAAGTTTCCAGAGTATGAAAAACGATTACTACAAGTTAACGAAGAAGGCGAAAGCACATATACCGGACTTAATACAATTTTAAAAGCAGGATTACCTCAAGTAAAGAAACGTGATGTAATGATTGATGTTGGTGCAAATGTAGGATTAGTAACTGTACCATTAGCAAGTAGATTTAGCAAAGTATATGCATTTGAATGCATACCAGAAACATTTGAATGTTTACAATATAATACACGTCATTTAGAAAATGTAGAATGCTTACAATTTGCTGTAAGTGATCATACAGGATTTATTGAAGCAGCAAGACCAGTGCAAGACGGAGTTATTAATTCATCAGGCTGGGCAACAATATCTAGTGAAAGAATTGCTATGTGGGAAGCAGAAGGCATCCACGCAGGTAAAGTAAAAGTTAATACTCTTATGTTAGATGATATGGATTTTGAAAGTGTTGACTTTATTAAAATTGATGTCGAACAAGCAGAAATGGCAGTAATAAAAGGTGCGTTCAAAACTATTATGAAACATTTGCCTGTAATTGAGTTTGAAAACAAACGCAGAGAAAATCATCACGTAATAGAGTTTTTACTTGGTCACGGATATCAATTATTGCCAGGACGTTCTACAAAGAAAGCAGAGTGTATTATGATGCCTGTGCCTGTCGAGAAAGAAACTTGTTAACTTTATAACTTTTGTCTTTACCTTTTGAATGGTTAATGTAAGGGCCTACTAGACTAGCGTGTATAGGGTGCTTACCTGATTTAGCAACATTCAAATCATAAAATAATTTAGGATCAAAGTTTTTACGCATTACATCGAATGTGTAACTGTCGTGTGTCTGTGGCAGGTTAATAAATTCGCCGCTTAAAAATAATTCTTCCCATTGCTCCATAAACTTATGTGTTTCTGGTCTGTCTAAATTAAATGCCATAAATCCACACTCGCTATACTTGTGTGGTCTTCCTACATAAGCAGCAATTATATCTCTATTAAAAACTATTGATTGGAATCTTTCGTCAAATGGTTTGTGAAATAAACTATCTGCATCCATCCATACAAGCCAACCTGTTTGTGTTTTTCTCCAGGCTTGCCATATAGCAAAAGTTTTATGACTAAACTTAACAGCGTCCCATTTAAATCCTTTTGCACCATTTGCTTTAGGATGATCCTTCCATTTTTCAGCAAACGCAGGAAGTGCTGGACAATCTTTATATAGATCAATCCATTCGCATCTATTGGAAAATCCGCCTATTGATTTTTTAGTAACTGCTTTAGGTAGTTCGTGGTAAAAGAGAAGTTTTGATTCTTTATGCCAGTTTTTATCTAATTCTCTGGTAGTTGTACTTGTAAGTTCGTTCCAATATTTTTCGTTAAAACTTGTAACGACTGTGTACATTATTTCTTACTCTTGCTGCCTGAAGTGCGTCTTACAATGTCATCGTGATTGAACTCTGCCCAATACAATTCAAATGCTACACCATCTTCAAGTCCTTCAAACTGATGCACTTTACCAGGCTTCACTTGTGTAAAGTCGCCTGCATTAAGAATAGTTTCATCAACAAGTCCTTGGTCATCTTGCCAAACACGTACAAGCATCTTACCTGATTCTACAAAGAAGCCATTCCATTTAAATTGGTGTTCGTGTTCACTGCATTTGAATCCTGCTTTGTATTCAATACGGTGAAACTCTAGTACACCATTAGCGTGGATCAATTCTGTTTGACCCCAAATCTTTCCTGCTTTCATTAATCTATCTCCGTTCTTACGATATGCTTTCTTAAAGCTCTAACAAGTTCTTCTATCTTATCTACTACTGCAATCATATTTCTATCAGTAATATATTTTTGTTTTTCTCTTAACCTGTCATATTCTTTTAGTGGTATTGTTACCATTGATTGTTCATTTTCAAACGTTCTGTCGTCGTCTCTTTCCTCAACACTAGTCATAAACCTCCTGGGTTGTATTAGTAATTATTATAGTAGTTTGGCCAGTTCAACCATTTCTGATTGCCTACTAATTTCTTTAACAAAATATGCACACGGGGGATTGTGTCCATTATGCAGTGGTACTGTTAGTAACTGTCCGTTTTTCATCTTAGGAAAGAACCAACGTACATCTTGATATATGTTTGTTATTTCTACTGGTTGAAAATCTACTCTATATCCTTTAATTGGATTCATTATCATTGCTTCGAATCCTCTTTCATTAATACTTGTTAAAGGCATAACTTCTGGATCTGCTAAACATTCGCTGTCGCCTACTAACATACACCAATCTAAAGGCATTTGTATTTCGTGGCCGCCAATATTTAAACATATAGCAGGACTGTTAAAACTTTCTAAAAATATTAAAGGCATAAAGAAGAAGTCTGGTTCTGCAGGTGTACTATTATCTAGCACACTAAATCTAGCATCTTCTTCTACCTCTTCAGGCAATTCGTTTAGATCAAATGCCTTATTATCTAGTGTTAGTATTCTCATTTATTCTCCTTAAATGTCTACCTTTGTAACGCTATGCGGATACTTTGCTTCGCGGTAGAATCGTTTTCTTTCTGTTAAGTGTCTTTTTGCATATTTGCAAGTAGAAGTCATATCCCAAATCTGGACAAAATCTTTGTCCTCTGCTTTTCGTATGCCTCTGCCAATTGACTGAATAACACGTATAAAAGACTTGCCAGGCTCAATAAGAACAAGGTTAAAAATACGAGGAATATTAATACCAACTGCGGCAACGCCGTAAGTAGCGATAATGATTTTACCATCACTAGTTTTAATTTCATCATATTGTTCTTTTCTGTCATCGAGTTTAACATCTCCTCTGATAAACGTTGCATCAGGTAATCTTTCTAATAGTTTCTTACCTGTGTCAATTCTGTTTACTAGTACAAGTGTGTTTCCGTCTTTAATAATTTTGTTGATATGATCTCCAACCCAATCTAAACGTTTGCTATCTGTAACTAGCCAAGTGTACTCTTCTGCATAGTTTCTAAATGTTTCTATGTCTTTGCTTTGTAAAATTTGTATATCAAGATTTGCTAATACACCTTTTTCTTGTAAGTCGTGTGCTGATACATTATTAATTACAGGTCCAATTCCTGCAAGTATACCTTGGAACTCCCATTTCTCTTTAGGCACTGTACCTGTTAATCCCCAACGTATAGGAGCATTACGGAAGTTAACTGTAAGTAATTTTTTAAGCACATCTGCTTTTGCTTGATGTACTTCGTCAATAATAATTGCACTGACACCATCAATAAATTCTGCAAGTGTAAGTGCTGCCTCATAGTCTTTACTTTTCTTATCAAGTATGTTTAGACTTTGCCAAGTACAGATAGTATGTGTTTTGCCAAGTTCTTTTCTATCACCAAAGTAAACACCTACATCTAATCCTAAGTTAACATAATCTTCTTCTGTTTGCGTTACAAGCGACTTATTAGGAACAATTACCATTGTACGTCCGTAAGGTTCGCACAAATGACTTAGTGTTGCTGTTGTAATAGTTTTCCCTGCGCCCGTTGCAACTTCTTGTAGTGCTTGTGGATTTTCTAAAAACTTATTAACTACATCATATTGATAATCACGTAGCACAATAGGCTTACCTTCTTCAGGATGACCTTTAGGCCAAGTCTTACCTTGATCAGCCCAATAGTTTTCTGTAATTTTATCAAACTCAAGATTAGGTGCTATACGCTGATCAATAACCTCAATATCATAACCATCATTCTCAACTATAGGCAGTGCAACATCTAAGTGTGCAAGATATCCATTACCACCAATACCAAAGAAACTTACAGTACCGTCCCATCTACCTAATTTAAATGCAGGCATATGACGGGCATAAGGTAAATCAAACTTTAGTTTGTTTACAATCTTTCTGCGTGTTTCAACAGCAAGACCTTCAAACTTTACGTTTACTTCATCTTTAATTATTAACTTACAGTTCGACAATAGTTCTTTTTCCTCGACTTGGTTCTATTTCTCCTACATAAAACACAATAGGACTTGACTCAATCAAGTCTCTAGTTAAGCCAAATGTAGAAGGCATTAAATTGTTTGTAGCAACTATTATAACATCATTTTCCTGTTTGAACAACCACTTAGCAGGCTTATGTTGGAAGATTAGGAACTTTGCACCTTCAATTTTTCCTCCAAACTTGTTATCACGCACCCAATTATTAAATTCTGGATCATCTTTATTGTTAGTACGGAAACAAACTCTAAAGTCATTAGGGTTATATTTGTTGGAATCTATACACTTTTTTAGTTCTTTCATATACTCTAGTGCATCTGCTGCTCTGTCTAATAATACTACAATTTTGCCTTCGACTTGATAAGATAGACTTACAAACTCATCAACATTTTTTAGCCAAAATGTATTATGATGGTTACTGCTTATTTGTTGTGCAGTTGTATTATTAGGTTGTTTTAACGGATACCCCATACTTTTTGCAAGTAGCATATCATTTACTAAATTACCATTTGACTTTTTAAGAAAATAATTTTCAGCATCTTCAGTACAGTTTACAATTTGTACTTCGTCATCATCAATAATACTATGTGGTTCATATATAGCACGTTCTTGCCAAATTTCTTCTATCTGGTCAACACAACTTCTAAAGGTGTCGTCTATTTTAAAATCATTTTCTTCACACCATTTTTCTACTTCTACAATATTTGCTTTGTAGATATTAATTTGTCTAATGCGTCTATCCGCATTCCAGAAATGGCCTTTTTCAACATTGGGTCTAAATGTAGACTCAAAGTTATCTTTTAAACTATAAGGAAATTTCAAGCAAATGAGAGGAGTTTTAACACTGCCTTGCTCAACCCATATTTCTTTAGACATATCTACAACTCTAAAAGGCTTCTTCCACATAGGATGTTCTAGGTGGGGTTCGACTTCTATAAACGGCCTTACACTGTTTCTATATTTGTAGATAATCTTTAAGATATATGCACCTTGTTTTTCCGTCAAGTCTTTACCAGAGTTGATGCTATTGTAAAAACTTCTAGCAGCAGACTGATCGTGATATTGCATACCTAGAAGGTTCTGGTCCATAATGTCCATAACCTTGACGAATAGATCTTCTATATAAGTTAAGTGTGTCATAAATTTATTATACGGTCTATAAACTAAGAAGTCAATAACTTACTTGCTTTTTTATAAACTTTTCTAGTCTTTTTATAGGAATGCCTTGCTTAATCTCATCAACTGTCCACTCACAATGTGTAAGTTTTGTAAACCATAAAAGTCTTTCATCAGGTAATTTAGGGTCTTCGATGTTTTCTAGTTTGTCACTAACAGGATATGCAAGGCTGCTATCCCCAGTGATAACCGGTGTGCCATTTATTGCTGCAAGTATTGGCGGACCACTGTTATGGTTAATTACTACGTGGTAGTTATAATTGATATCAAAGTTATCATACGTGCCAGTTACTTGTATAGGCTGCTGTCTTGTAACGTTTTGCCATTCGTGTTCTATACCTGGCATCGGTGACCTTGGATGGGGACGGATAACAATTGGTCTGTCTGTTATTTTCCTTATTGCATCAATCGTTTGCATAGTCCAGTCTGCCATAGAAGGCATACCTTGCCACTGTAAACTTTTCTGATGTTGCGTTGCAATTAGAATTGCTTCCTTTCTATTAGTGTTAGGTAATGACATTTGCAATCCTAACTTCTTAGGTCTATTAACATCAATATCTTCGTTGGCTCCGAACTCGCCTAGTCCATTAATATGGTTAAGACAAATACGCCAAGTTTCATTTCTTTTTAAATTTCCAACTTCAATAATTATAACTGGCTTGTTCTCTCTTATGCATCTTTCGTAAACTTGTTGGTTTGAAGACATACGGCCATTCCATAGCACTGACCAGATTACAGCAACATCTTCGTTGTCGCTTACCACTGTGTGTCCTTGTGCTTGAAGTCCTTGTTGAAATGCATCAAAAATACTAGGACTGTTTAACGCACCAAATTGTCTATATAACTTAAAACGCATCAGTAGTATTTAAGTGCAGTAGCCAAGATTTTTGTGCAGAATGGATAAAATACTTAAATAACTTAAAGTATGTTAGCCAATGAACAAATATACCAAACGAATAAAAAAAACTTTACTGCACAAACCAAAAGATGCAATCGTAATTGGTTCAGGAATGAACTTATTGCCGTCTATTATAGAAATATTCGATACTGTTTTCCTGCATAGTAGAACAGGAATGTATGTAAAAGATAAAAAAGTTGTTTATAGAAAAGACATTAAAACTTTATATGCATTATCTTCAGTTTCAGCAGTATTTGTTGACCTTGAACACATAAAGGCACTTGATTTGATATCACCATTATATTATAATCCAGGTCCAGAAATTGTAATCGAAGGTACAGAAGTAATTGGAAGAGATAGAAGTGTTGCTTTGTATGCGGCTAACTATAATGCACTAGTACAAGGTGATAACTTTCATATATGGGACAAAGTAAAATGAACATAAGTGTTGTAACTACATTTCATAAGCCAGGCTATGAGCAATATGGCAAAAGAATGATTAAAACTTTCTTAGAAAATTGGCCTAAAGATATCAATTTGTATGTGTATGCTGAAAATTGTGAAGTAGAAGAAAAAGCAGACAATCTTATTGTGAAAGATTTACACGCAGAAAGTCCAGAGCTCGTAAAATTTAAAGAAAAATGGAAAAATGTACCTAAAGCAAACGGTGACGTTTCAGATGATCCTATTAGATCACGTAGACGTGATAGTGGCAAAGGTTTTAAATGGCACGCTATTAGATTTGCACACAAAGTTTACAGTATTTTTGCTTGTGCTAAAGAATGTAACACAGATGTGCTTATGTGGATGGATGCAGATACTATTTGTCATAGTCCAATTACACACGCAGACTTGCAAAGACTTATTCCTGCAGATAAAGAACTTTCATATTTAGGTCGTAGAGGCAAATATAGTGAATGCGGATTATATGCTGTTAAGTTAAGTAGTCCAAGAGCTGTAAAATTTTTAAATGAATTTCAACGTGTTTATGATGAAGCAGAAAGTGGTATTTTTACAATGGCAGAATGGCACGATAGTTTTGTATTTGATGAAGTTCGTAAAAGATTCCCTAAATTAATTCAACATAACTGGGCAGGACACTTAGTTGACTTACGTCCAAGACCTGGAATGTCAACAGGAGAAGGACATCCTCTAATTAATTGTGATTGGGGAGCATATTTAGACCATTTAAAAGGCGATAGAAAACGTATGGGTCGTAGTAAGCGTGATGATTTAAAAGTTATGCGTACAGAACCTTATTGGCAGCAGCAATTACGTTAATTTCCGTGGCGTTCAGCAGCAATTTTTTGTTTATCTTCAGGTAAAAGTTTAACATAAGGTCCAGGCCCCATTCTTCTACCAAATGCTTCTTTAGAAGGAGCATTTTCTCCAGACGTTGGAGCGTAAATTAAGATACGTTTACTTTTATTATCAATCATATCGTAATTTCTATCCTCTAAAAACTTGCAAATTACGTCTACGTCAGCACTTACTTCAAATGCTATCCAAGGTTGCTGTTGTTCTATGACATTTTGTGCGCCTTGTATCACTTGCCATTCATAACCTTGTACATCCATCTTAATCAATGAAATATTTTCAATATTTTCTTCATCAAGTTTTCTTACAGGCACATTATATAGACCTGGTACATCACCTTCATTCCATAATTTACTATTTCCACAATTTTTTATCTCATCGTGGAAGGTTGATTCGCCATTAAAATTAGAAAGTGCAACATTTTTAATAATTGTTTTACCTTCTACATTTTTTTCTAAACATTCTCTGTTTCTAACACTAGGTTCGTAACTATAAACAGTGTCAAAATGTTGTGCAAGTGTAATACTCCATACACCAACGTTAGCACCTACGTCTACAAATGTGTTTTTTACAGGAATATTTTTTAAAATTGTTTTTCTTTGTTTATGTTCGTACTCAGCAAGTGCAGGTGACTTATCACTTTCGATATGACGTGTCATTTTAGTGTCACCTTCTGGTACGTGCCATCCGTTTGGCAGTTGTCTCATATGTATCTCCTAAAAAATTCCCACGCTTCGCCGCTTTTTAGTTCATTAAAGTTCCAATGACACATTGACAGTCTTTCTATCCACTGTTGTCTATCAGGAAATTTAGGATCTTCTAATCTTTTTAGGTTTGTGTTACAAACTCCATTCACTTGGCTGACACTTGGATCAGGATCTGTAACAAATACAGGCACACCTTCAATTAAACTTGCAACACTAGGGGAACTATTGTAAACTACAGTTGCCCAAGCATTAAGTAAGTCGTGTCTAATATTAGGAGCCCAAGAAACAAACACATTAGGTTCATTAATACGCAAATACTGTCTTGCTTTTTTATCTCCTGGGTGAGCTCGTATAATAATTGGTCTATCTGTAAATCCTTTTATCTTTTTAATTGTATCTGTAAGCCATTGCATTACAGGAATACCTTTCATTGACCAACCACCGTTACGTTGTAAGCATACTAAGATGTGTTTGCCGTCTTTTCTATATTCTTTTAATGGTAAATTTAGTGCAGCACTAATTTTCTTCCATCTTGTAGGATCAACATCTTGGTCAAAGTAAAAACCTGTTGTAGGAAACACGCCGTCAAAACTATAACGTAGATAAGTTTTTGTATTCCCTGGATCAGCATACAAAAATAAATTACTGTCTACAATTAATGAACGTTTTCCTGTTTGTTTTTGTTTTTCTACCGCATTTCTGCGCAATAATAAGTGTGGTGCAGTTTTTCCGTGTTCGTGTACAAATCCTTGAATGAATGCAACGTCACAATCAAGCACATTAAAGCCTTGATGTTCAATTCCATTGTCTCCTATTGCGTTTACACCTGCAATAAAGTTTTTTAAAATTAAAGGTTTCTCAGGATTGTTATTTTGTGGTGGAATACCAGCAAAATATGCTACTGCTGTGCGTTTACTCATTGACTGTATACTTTTTAACTAAGTTCCCTGCTGTTCCTGTTACAATTTCTTCTTTAGTAAACTGTTGGTAACTTAACATACACAACCATTCACCTAATGGTCCTCTATATAGGCTGTTTATGTCACTTAGTTTGTCTACAGTTACTGGATTTGTTACGTGTGCGCCCAATGTAACAGCCGGCACACCTTGCCAAATTGCTTCTGTAGCAGCATTACTGTTAATGCTGACAATACAGTAATAATCTTCGTCTGCTAATTCTTTATACAAGTTTGTACGTTCTTTCTTAGGCGCTTTTTCTCTAAATTTAATTTTTTTGTCTGTATACTGCCTTAATTCTCTTTCAATGTCGTACTTCCAAGTCTTCAAATCACAATGAAATACACTTGCAGCAAAAGGTCCTGGTTCAATAATGTAAATTATGTCTCCCCCTTCTCTCCAAGGCTTAGGAAACTGCTTAAAGTTGCCTAATCTGTCTGCAGGGGCTTGAAAAAACTTGCCGTAATGTAAATGGTTGCGAACTAACCTATGCCATTTCTTATTATCTTCTAAAAAGTTTGTGTAACCGCTATCTATAAACCACATAGGATAGTTGTTATCTATTTTTGTAACAAGTAGTTCTTCATTACCTACTGTATTCCTAATTACACAATCATCTGTGTAACTATTGAACTTATGTCTACGCATTAATTGACCTTTAGGGTCTAAATTAAGTCCACATCCTTTTACAAACTCAGTTATTTCACTTTTCTTGTATGCATTTAGTACACGTTGTTCTCCAAAACGATCAAGTATTGTTTCTATTTCTTTATGGATTGTATTAAAGTATGCATTACGTAAATTAAATTTTTCTTGCTTGACAGCGTTGCGCCAATCTGTTAAATCTTGTGCAATTGCCTTTTTAAGTTTCTTTGCAAATTTTCTTTTTTCAGATCTTGCTTCATCTGGATTCATACGCCATTCTTTTTGACGCTTTGATCCTCGTTTTAAAAATCCTTGTACAACTTCAGCAGCATTTCTGTCAGTTGGGTGTAACTTATATAACTCTTGTGGCACACCTATCAAGTGTAGTAGGTAATTTGCAATTTCTTTGTTATTTAAAAGTAGTTTCATCTATATTTCTCAGTAAGTTTATATGCAACACCACTTAGTATTTCATCAATAGTAAATTGTGTGTATGCAAGATTCCTACAATGCCTTTCTATTAATTTAGTTTTAGGTTTAAAAGGATTTGCTAGTTGTGATAAGTCAGTTGATGCCAAAGGACTAGCAGCACAAGGCACACTTACAAAAGCAGGTATACCATAAAGTACTGATTCGAGTGCAGCCATACTATTCATTGCAACAGTTGCATATACGCCACTATCAAATGCATCATATATTGTATACCCTTTATTACGTTCACTACGCGAACCTTTTATACGTACTTCTACTGGCAAATCGCTGTATTTTGCAATTTGTTCTTTCGTATCTTTAACCCACTTGTCATAATCAATGTTATACCACTTACAGGCTTTTGGATTTGGCATTACTAACAATATTTTTTTGTTATAATTTTTCCAACCTTTCCAAACTAACCTTGGGTCATCTGTTAACAATCTTTCCCAACGATCACCTGGAACATCTACAATGTCAACTTGTTGATTTTCGTTTTTAACAATACGATGCCACTTCTTTTGTCCTTTTTTATTACCTGGACTTGGAAAGTTACCAAAGTATCCTGTATCTATGTACCAAAAATCTCTTCCAATTGCTTGTGCGTTGTCACGATGGCCGTTTTTTATGACACCACGGATTACGTGTGGCTTGGTGATATCTTTAGAATCTAGTGTAAGGCGGTTTTCACTTCCTCTTACTAATGCTTCTTCAAGACCTATTGTATCATCCATTCATCATCTCTTGTAATTCTTGTTTCCATTCGCTGTGGTATTCACAGTAACGATAATTTTCAAACCACGGACCACCTTCTGTATAGTGTATAAGTTTAGGCTTACCATCATCTGGTTCTTTATACCAACCTGCTAACCAATTCCATTCTGGGCTTAGTTCTCCAATTTCGTCATCTTTCAACCAACTAAATCTGTGTAAATATTTTCCTGTAATTTTAGGATCGTTAACAAGTTCTACATTTATTTCTTGATTACTCGGATGTGAACAATTAAAAAGCATTACACTTGACCAATTTTTACGTGGATAAACTGTTTGTGCCTGTCCGTCCATTTTGATTCCTTCTTTAGGAGTGTAGTCGTGTTTAACACACATCAATGCATACTTGTTATCTGCTTGTGCAAATAATTCATTGATATCTGTTTGTAAAATCATATCACAATCCATAAACATAGCCCAACCATTAAAGTTGCTTAGTTCAGGTACTAAGAATCTTGTAAATGTAAATTCTGTACTTGCTAATTTATCAATTGGTCTGTCATAATACCCTTGTTCTCTTAATTCTTTTTGTATTAAAGGTTTTACTACAGCATTAGGACTTCTTTTTTCAATACTGTGTTTGCACACTTGGTATGCAATATCTTCTCTAGGATCATATCCTACAAATACTTTTAGTTCTTCCATTGTTCCTCCAATAGCTCTTTTGCCTTACCTGTTCTTAATTCACTAACGTGATATTGACCATATGCTAAATGACAACCCCAAGCATATCTTTTATCTTCTGATGGATAGTAAGGTGTTTCTATTAGACTTAAATCAGTACATCCAACTGGTCTTGCAGAGTTTGCAGGTGCTAACGGAAAAACAGGTATACCGTGAAATACTGCTTCTGTTGCTGCATTGCTATTGTATGTAACTAGTGCAAATACATCTTTGTTTAATGCTTGTTCTAATGTATCTGTCAAACGTGTAATTCTTTGTTTATCTCTTTGTCTTACTTCTATAGGACGATCTGTGAATTTTTTAATTTTAGTAATAGTAGAATGTATCCATTCATCTAAATTAATACCATAAAACTTACAAGGTTTTTCATCCGGTGCTGCTATAAGAATTTTTCTGCCATTCTTTTTCCAAGGCATAAATTTTTTATTAAATCTTTTAAATCTGTCGTCGGAGCGTTCAATAATATCGCCGTGTTGTAAATTATTTTTAACAATTCTGTGCCAATACTTCCAACCATTAGGATTGCTTTTTGTAACTTCGTTACCAAAATATCCTGTGTCCATATAATAGAAGTCTCTATTATCTTCAAAACATTTATGTATAATTTTCTTTTTTAGAATACCTCTAAGCACAATAGGACGTTCATCTAAACTATCGTATTCAAATGTTTTCGGATCAGTTGTAGTTGCTTTACAACCTGATGCAAATTCATTTATATATGGATCTTTGTGATCCTTGCTTAAAAATATCCAATCATTCATAAACGTTCGATGTCCTCTTCGACACAGTTTGTACCGTATTGGATTTCTACAACTTGTAAAGGTTCATCAGTTTCATTTGCTAACATATGCCATTCCATATTATCAATGTGTAATGACTGATGTTTTTCATATGTACCTCTAAGTTCATAATCTGTTGAGTTGTTAATAGTGTAAACGTTTGCTGTGCCTTTGGCAACAAACCAATGTTCTGCTCTATCCTTGTGTCGTTGCATACTTAGCATCTTACCTGGATCAACAGTAAGTTCTTTTACTTTAACGTTATTACCATATTCGTGAATTACTCTGTAGTAACCCCACTTACGAATTGTTTTAGGATGTTTCCATTCTTCAAGTATCCAACTACTACTATTCTTTTTTGTATCGCCACCAACGCCATATGCAAATGTTAGTTCGCCTGTGTCGTCATCGAATAATTCTGGAATGTTGTCTGGAGTTCTGTCGCCGCCATTAGCAAAAACTATTTCTGTAGCAGGAAATTTTTTCCTTACTTTGCGTATTGCATCTGTAGCACTTCCATCGCTGTCATCAAATGTAATGACTTCATCAACAACTTCTAGTTCTTGGATAATTGCAATACGTTCTTCTCCAGGCATAAATGGTCTGCCTTTTTTACGTACTAACCAATCATCACTGTTAACACCAACAATTAGTTTGGAGCCAAGTTTTTTTGCTTCTTTAAAATAGGCAATATGTCCACTGTGTAAAGGGTCAAATCCGCCTGTTACTAGTACAATTGTTTTCATACTTTTATTTATATGCTCAGTTTATGTGTAAATATAGAAGTGAAAGAGGAGCAAATTATTGAAAATACTTATATGTGGACCAGAAGGGTCAGGAAAAACAACACTAGCAAAACCTTTTGCAGAATTAGTGGGCGGTGTATATGTGACTGGTGATACATACCAAAATGAACTACGTGGTTACGTAGATGGTATTGTTGCAGCAGGAAAAATTGCAATAATAGATAAACGCTGTAATTCAAATAGTGCAAAAGAATATTTAGATCCAGATTATCTAGTTTGGATGGACACAATTAAAGAAACTACAGAATTTCAAAAACCTAAAAAATTTAATTATCACGTTGCAACGTGGTTTCAGGATACACACGCACAACTTGCGGATGTTGTAAAAAGTTATCTTGAGAAAAAAGAAAAAGCGTTAGAAACTACAAAGTAGCATCATCAAGTCCAGCAGTTCTTAACTTTACAATGTTAGTTAATTGCCACTGTTTCTGATCAAGTCCTTTAATAATTCCTAACCACTTATTTCGTATAAGAGCGAATTCGTTAATAATTTTTTCAAAGTCAACTACATCTGCTTCACCGTCAACAAACTTCTCTGCATCACGTGAACTTAATTGTCTTTGATAGTTTTCAACATATCTTCTAAAATGCGAAGAACGTAATCTTCGGAGTTCAATGTTAAGATATTCTAGTATTGCTTCAATTTCTTGAAGTTGGCTAAATCTAGTCTCTACGGATGCCGGCAAATGTGCTGAGGCTTTTTCAATCCTACCACTAATTTTAATTTCTGCTTTTGCAGCAATTAGTTCCGTATTGAAATACTCAACAGCATCAGGTATCTTGCTGATATCTTTCGAAACTAGATCATACCAATTTGTCATACTTTAATCCCAACGATCATCTTCATCTTCATCATAGTCTTCGACTTCATCGTCATCCAAGACATACTCGACTGCTTCATCTAGATAAGTGTCTATGCCAAACAGTCCTTGAATAACTGATTCGCTCACACCATAATCTAGTAGCGTATTAATGTAACTTGCTGCCACATCTTTCTTTTTCTTTTCTTCAATGTGTTCAACCATTATAGTCCAAATATCTGCTATTAGATCACTATTCATATGTTTTATACTCCGTTGCTTGTTACTGGTTCCTCTTCAACCTCGACTGGTTCTTCGACTTCTTCCAGTTCAGGCTTTGATTTAAGATCATTCATTATCATATTTAATTTATCGCCTGTCCAGTTCTTTCTATACTCTAAATGAACTTCTCCATTTAAGTCTGTATATTTAAGTCTATTACCGTCTTTTTTAAGCAATCCTTTTGCTTCAAACAAGTCAACGCAGCCACTATAAGGATCCATACCTGTTTCATATGGAATCTTTACTTGCACTGCTTCAAATGGTTTTGCATAACGTGTTTTCATTACTTTACACGCAGCTCTAATACCATTTACTGTAGTAGTTTTATTACCATCTAAATCTTCTTTAAGTTTTAGTTTACGCATAGCAACAACAATACTACTTGCATAGATAAAGCCTTGTCCACCACTAATCTTATCATCTGGATCAAACATATCCTGTGATGCATAAGTGTGGTTAGTACATACCATACCTACATTGTAACTACCAAACATATTAACACAGTTACGTACAAGTGCTGTTAGTGCTTTAGGCTTTCTACCCATATCACCTTTTAAATCACCTTTACCAAACTGATCAACATCTGTTGGAGTTAGTAGCATACCAAGTGAGTCAATTACAAATAATACTTTAGGACGTTCTTCGCCTGCCATATCTCTGTATTCTTTCATAAACTCTGATACTGTTTTAGCAACATCATCAATCATTGACATATTAAGTTTAAGAAGTTTTTCTTCACTTGTGTCAACATCTAATGCGTGTAGCCATTTCTCATCAAGTGCATTCTCTGAGTCAATTAGTACTACAAAGATACCTTGTTCTTGTGCTGATTTTACAATATTGCCGGCTGCAATATAAGATTTACCTGCACCGGATTCACCTGCTAGTACAGTAACTTTACCAAGAGGTACACCTCTATTAAAGTCACCACTAATAAGATAGTTTAGTGCATAGTTGCCTGTGCTGATCCAATCAGTAGGATCATTAAAGCCAATACCTAATCCGTCAATGGACTTTGTAAGGCTCTTTCTAAATTTAGTTACGTCAAACGCTTTTGCCATAATTACCTTTCCTTTGTTAAAGTATGAGAGACCTCGCTGGTTACCGTACGGAGGTTTTTGCCGGAACTCTCATAAACTCTTTTTATTGCTGACGGTTGCGAATCATTGCAAGAATGTCTTGCGCACGACCCGATCCATTGTCCTCAGTAGTTGCAGTTTCTGCCGCTGGTGCTGCTGCTGGTGCTTCAGTTACAGGCGCTGCTGCTGGAGCAGGTTCTGCCGCTGGAGCAGGTGCAGGAGTTACCGGAGCACTTGCTGCTGGTGCTGCTGCCTTATTAGGATCGCCAGTTGCCTGACTCATTCCCGCTGGACGGAAATATTGACCCCAACGTTCCGGATCATATGCTTCACCATCAACTGATGCTTCAAACATTTCCTTCATTACTTGAAGCTCAACTTCACCTGGCTTCTTAGGAAGGAAATCATTTAAGTTAAACAACCCGTGTTGTTCAACTGCTGCATTCTCTGTATCATTTAATGCACGTTCTTTACGTGACCATTGTGATGTAGAGTAGTCAGCATAACCACCTTTTGATGTTTTCTTAATACGGAAGTCAACACCACGAAGATAATCTGTTGGCAATTCTTCCAACTCTGGATCCATCAAAGCACCTTTAATGATTTGATAAATCTGTGGACCAATAATAAACCTACGGATAGGATTCTCAGGTGTTCTCTCTTCGTTAAGAGGATCGTCTGTTACAAACCCTTGGAAAATGTACGAACGCTTTTTCCAATATTTACGTCCCATATCTTCTAGTGATTTGTCTTTAAACCAACCACGTACCTCAGAAAGAATTGGACAAGTAGTACCATCGTTGTACATTTCCACACACGGAACTTGCACAATAGTATTACGACTGTCTGTTTCTCCTTTGATACCTGCGAATGGTAATTTAATCATCGCACGTTCTACCCAAAAGAATGTGTTGTCAGCGTTGCCGTCTGGTAAGAATCTTACCACGGCTTCTCTGCCTTCTTGCATATTCCAATGTGGGTAAATTGCGTTGTCACCGCCTCCAGTAGAATTACCAGATGAGCGATTGTTTGCTTCTTGCAGTTTTGCACGAATTTCTGCTAATGATGCCATTTGTTAGCCTCCTTTGTTTGCCTAATAAAAAATGTCATTTTATGCCTAATGCATATATGTATTATATGCAACTTTATTTATCTTGTCAAGTGTATTTTTAACTAAATGTGATTTTGTTTAGCCAAAAGAAAAGGATCCTAAGATCCTTTCTTTATTCACAGTCCAATGTTTCTAACAATCTGTGTATATCTACTTCTACTTCTTTATCTATCGGTTGGCTACATACATCGTTACTTCGAAGCCAAATCTCATCTCTGTTGCTATTGGTTTTGTCCACATAATGTTTTCCTTTATAAAGTGAAAAAAAATAGTGTAGCAGTTTCCTACTACACTATTATTTAAACATCTTTACGTAAAAAATCAATACGTAAAATCATTAAAACATACTAAGTTGTTTAATTCTTTCAAGTTCTTCTAAGTCTTCTGCGCCTTGTTCTTGTGCAGGAGCCATTCTTTCTACCATCTTACGTGCAACTTGCTCAGCCTGTTCACCAAACTTTTTGCCTACCATAGTAGCAACACCTTCTGGTCCTTTTGGAAAAGTGCCTGTATTTTTATCATAAAAAGATTTAATAAATTCTGCTAAACCTTCTAGTGTATGTTCTTCACCATCTGAAGTTTTAAACTTAGTGCCTTTCTTAGCACCTGCTGCTTTCATTTGTCTTACTTTTTGTGAAAACTCATTGCCTTCAGTTTCTTGGCTTTCCATATCCATAATATCGCCTGCGATATCACCGTGAAACTCTTGTCTATCAATTTCGTGTCTCACTTTATCAAAGCCATCTGTTTTAATTTTTTCAATGTAGTCTTGATAAATTTTGTCTGCATAGGATTCGTCTGGCTCGTTGCTACCTGTGATTTCATCTTCAAGTCTTTTAATACATTCTTCTGCATCATCACAATCTTGAATAATTTCCATTCCTGTAGTAACTGCTAAATCCCAAGCATTGCCGCCTTCTGCAACTTCAACTGATTCTTCTTTGTTAAGTAATTCTTCTTGATGTTTTTTAAGTTCTTCAATGCTATCAAACTCGCCTGTAATCTCATTGTCTTTAATGCTATAGAATTTGCCACCTTTATTAATAGCAGCAAGTCCATACTTGTTAAAACCTTTTGACATATCTTCTTGTTGTGGTTCAACTTCGTCTGCTCCTACAGCAGGTTCGTCTGCCATATCACCGAAATCTAATTCACCTAGTACGTCTGGCGCATTTTCTTCGATCCACGCTTTAAGCAAAGGTCTTACATCAGCGTTAGCATCTTCAGTTGCTTTTGCTTTAATATCTTGCTCTAGTTTTGGATCATCGATAATGCCTTCTAAACTTGTAATTGCGTTTGTGCCATCAACGCCTGCTGCAAACTCTTGGCTTGTAAGTTCATTTAAACTTTTTACCATATCTGCTTTTTCTTCATCATCTGCAATTTGGATTGGACTTTCTTCGCCTAATGCGTCTACCCAACTTTCAAATTTTTCAAAGCCCGGTAGTGTATCGATTGTGTCTTCGTGTTCTTCAGCAAGTTTTGGTTCAGCCTCTGCCGTCATACCGACTATGTCGTCATAGCCTACTGTTTCTTCTTCTTTCATTAATCTATGAATTACTGGGAATACATCAGTTAAGTCCTCTTTAAAGTTCTTAACAGTAAACATATCTTTGTACTGCTCCATCACATCATCGTCTACTTCTACGTCTGCTGTTGCCTCAAATGATTCTTTAAAAGCCTCATAGTATGACTGTTTAGATAATTTTCCAATTCTTTCTCTGAGAGTGTCAAGTTGTACTTTACTGCGTTCAACAATTCGATTAGTGTCGGAGTTCATCAAATCGTTGCGTACAACATAGCCTGTAAATGTTTTAAGTTGAGCAATTTCTTCACTCATCTTAACAATGCTTTCACCAATTTCATCGTATGGTGCGCCACCGTTCGCTACGTGACGTTGCATTGCTCTTGCACCTGCTAAGTGAACGAAAGGATATTTAAATCTTTCTCCTGATTCGTTCTGTACAAATAGTGCAGAAATATTTCTTGATCTTGCACCTGGTTTTAATTCCATATCATCAGCAAGTTTTTTGCTGTGCTTGATAATAAGTTTCGTATCTTCTAGTTTCTGGAAACTTTGTGTTTTAGTTCCATATAAATTACTCTCATTCATTACATTCTCTCCGACAGGTTTTGTAATTGTATCATTGTCTGACGCTGGGTTTGCATATTGACTAAGGAAAGCATAATCTCTTTTATCTAAATTATCCTTTGCAATATCTCTTGTGTCAAATGCTAGTAGTCTACGTTTTGCGAACTTTCTTAATTCTCTCAAAAACCCATACCAACCATCTTTTTGGTCTCTGTCCATACCCTCAGTAATACCATTGGAAAAGTATACTTTCATTGAGTTTGGCTCTGCAAGACTAATACTTACGTGTCCAATTTTCTTATCTTCTTCCATATAGTCGAAGTCAAAGAAACGTGCATCTTCAGGGTTAATAGTAATTTGTCCTGAATCATCACCAAGTTTTAGATTAGAAAATCTACTTCTAACCTTAAAAAATAAGTCTGTTGCTATATTATTAGTTGCGTCCATATAAGTATTTATCAAAAACCGCCAGATACGAATATCGGCAATGGATACTCGTCGTCAGTCATTCTCTCCGTCATTTTTTCATATATTTTTGGATCCCAGTTTGCTAATTGATCTGCCATACGCATAATTAGCAATACTGCTGATACTAGATCGTCGTGTTCGCCTGTTTTTGCATTGTAACTGACACCTGTTGCTACAAATGTCTTAAGTTCAGATATCAAAGGTTTACTAGATATTGACATTTTGTCTCTTTCCAATGCATTTTTAAATAAACTACACGCTGTAATTTTAGTCTTGTGTGTAGTATTAAATCCTTTTCTATAACGCCTTACGTGTCCTTTTCTAATAGGTTCACTTAAAAATAATCCATTAAAGTTTTCTTCGCCAATGTCAGTAATAACAACAAGTGCTGCTTCACCTATTGTGTTATTTTCTACACTATAGTAAACAGTAGGATTAGGATTGCCGCCTGCAATTTGTTCGTTAGTAATATATTTTAAAATATCTTGAAGCACTCTAATCTGTTGTTGTACAGGAGTCAAATTATGTCGCCATTCGCCAACTTGTTTCATTGCTGGCATTTCAAATATTTGTATTGCAGCGTAGTCACCGCCTGTACCTAAACTAGGATCAAGTGCAATTAAGTGTGTTGCTTTAGGATTAATTTTACTATACCAACGTGTTTGTCCTGTATTAGCAATAGGCTCTTTGCCTTCAAGTGTTGCTAGTTTAACACTGTTAATTAATGTTTCATCAAATATTAAGAACTCACAATCAAACTCACGACGAAATCTTTCTTCGCCAATCTTTGCACGTTCTTCGTTTGCCCAATCATCATCTCTATCAGGATGTTCTGTCCACGGAGCAAAGTAAGGATAGAAACCGTTCGTACCTACTTTCTGATCATTGCCGTGTTCGTCAAACTTTTTATTTGCTTCTGCCCAAATCATAGCAAACTGATCTTCATCTGAGTTTGGTGTGCTTGTAACGATTGCTTTACCACCTGTTGACAGTGTAGGAGAAAGTGCAGTCCAAAACTCTTTGGCTTTCTCTGGCGGTTGCACAAATGCAAACTCATCACAATATATTAATGAAAGTGATTTACCACGTCCAGTATCTTCTGTTGTAGTAGTTGCTTGTATTCTACTACCATTATCAAATTCAATTGTGTTTCTGTTATATGTATAGATACCTGCACGTATAAAGTCTGGTAAAGTTTCGTAACCGAATCTATATCTATTCATAATATCCTGCGCACCTGTATATTTGTGTGCAGCAATTAAAACTTGTGATTCAGGTGTAAACATAGTGTACCATAGTAGGTAACCAGCAGCACAAGTTGTTTTACCCATCTGTCTTGGTAACATAGCAACACAATATCTATTTTCTGCGTATGCTTGTATTAGTTCTCTTTGAAATCCGTATGGTACAAACTTCATTGATCCTTTTGTAGGGTGTTGAATAGTTAAAAAGTTTTCACAGAAATATAATGGTCCTGTAATAGGATCCATACAAGCCTCTAAGTGCTTAACTTCTTCAAGTGTATATTTTTGTTTTTTATGGGCCTTCTTAATTTGAACGCCATCTAAACTCTTTGCCATACAAGTATTTATAGAAGAAAATAGGCTCCGAAGAGCCTATTTGGATAATATGAAACTTATGATTTATGCGAAATCAAATGATGTTTTAACTGTTGCAGTTACAGCAGTCATATCGAAGTTGTTGTTTCCGTATGTAGCACCTAGTGCAATACATTCATCTTCAATTTGTTCTACTAGTGTTTCTGCTCCAGCACCATCATAATCTAATGATGCATTTGATTGTTCAACTGCAAAACACATCTTTTGGTTAGTTGCGTGTAGGTCGCCTCTGATAACAATTGTACAATACTTACCGATAATTTCGATAAGTGCTTGGATTGCTTCATTAGCACCTGTTTCAGCATTTGCTGCTGCTCCAAAATCAACTTCAAAAAATGTTAAATTTTTTCCACCTGGGAAGTCAATAGCAGTAACATCTGCTGCAGGTTTTCTATTTGCTGCAACTAATACTGAGCTACCACCGCCAATCGTTGATGTTAATAAGTCTGCCATTATTTTGCTCCTTTAGTTTCTGCTAACGCTTTTTGTAATTCTGCTTTAATAGAAGCACGTAAGTCGTCGCCTTCTTTTACTTTTTGCATAGGATTGTCTGCACCAGCAACTTTAGGATGTGTTCCTTTTCTGCGGTTCATTCCACCTTGTAATTTTGTCATTTGATAATTAACGGATCTTTCATCTTCGTCAGGCTCGTTTGCCCACGCTTCTTCTTTATCCTTTTTATCATCATCTTTGTCGTCTTTTTCCATATCGTGATCATCCATATCGTGATCGTCATCACCGTCTTTATCTAGTGACTTAATCATTACGTGATCTTTATCGTGGTCTTTAGGAAGATCTTTTTCTCCGCCTGGCATATCATCATTGTCGCCGTCGAAGTCTGGAATTAATTTGTTAATTGGTTTAGGCATTGGCCCTTCTGGTTCATCCATCGGTCCGTCCATACCTGGTGCCATAATTGATAAAGTAGGCATCTCTGGTTTTTCAGGCTGGTTAATCATATCTGGATTAACTTTCGTCATTAACTTTAGCACGTCGTCAATTGCATCGCCTTTAGCAGTAATGTTTATATTCATTGTTGCTTCTTCTTTTTCTTTTGGCTGCATCATATCTGGTGCGTTCGGTGCCATCATAGGTGGCATCTCGTTCATACCACACTCATCTGTCTTTGTTTCTACAGGTGTGTTTTGCGCGGTATCAATAGCAGTCATCTTACGTACTAGTTCTTGAAAATCCATATTAGTTACTCCCTACAGGACTTTTTACACCTGCGTCATCTTGTTTTAATTTTGGTACGTCTTGGTAAACGTCCGCTTTTAATTTATCGTGCCCCAATTCTTTTGCACGTTCGGCTGCTGTTTTGGATAAGTCTTGTAAAAATGACTTATTAAACTCATCACCGAAATAATCTTTGTGTGCTACAGCAATACCTTCTTTGTATTCGTTATCGTGTAACAATGCACCTTCACGCTTACCGTCAGTTGCTTGATACTCTTCTGATGGACTTAATGCATTACGTGCTACATACATTCCTTCTTTACAACAACCCATTTCAAAAATTTCTTTTTCAACATCAGTTGGTGTGCAAGGATATTCTGTAACCAATGAAAACGTATGTACTTCACAGTTTGCTAACTGTGGAAAGTCTAGCGGTGTTTCAGTAACTGGTGTAGTTTTCAATTGTTCAAATTCAACAATGCCTCTGTTGTCTAGTCTTGACTTCAAATCATCACCAAAGCCTTCAGGAAGCTCTCCAGCAACCTTTACTTTGATACTGTATACTTTTTTGCTCTCTGCGAGATATTCTTTAAACGTCTTCATATTACTATTTATTCCTTTCCGCCTAATTTCTTAATTAATTCATTGCGATCTAGCATTACATAGCCAGTTCCATCCACTAATTCATTGGGATCTTCTGGAGAATCGCGGTCAATTTTAAGTTTTTTCAGTTGTAGATCAACTGCTTTAAGTTTTTTATCAACTTTAGCGGTTTTTGCATCAATAGCATTCTTTAACATACTACCTGCTACTTCAAATATACGTCCGCTATAACGTACTTCTACATTCATACCCAAATCCATAAGATCGTCATATGCTTGTTCTGCTTTACTTGCAAGATGATCCAATTCACCTTCGCCCATTGCGTCTAGTTCACGCATTTGTGGCAAGTCCTTAGTAACTTGTGCAATTGCTTTGTAAGAAGCATCTACACTTTTGATTTCTTCTTGTGCTACTTCAGGATCAATTGCTTTAGTTTCTACAGGTGCTTCTTCAGTTGCAATTTGTTCTTCTGCAACTTTTTGATCTTCCATATTAAATAATTCTTCTAACTTTTTGGTCATATTGTTTTACCATATTATAATAGTATTTATTTGCGCTTGGCACCTTGATGAAATATTTCTTCTTCACTAACTATGCGGAATCTAACACGCTTTTGCTTACACCAAGCAGCAGCAGCCTCCCATTTGGCCATATTTTTTATATATTGTTCTTGGTTAAATCTGCTTTTACCTACTTTTTCACGCAACGTTTGATTCTTAGGTTTTACTTCAATTACTTCTGCGTGTTGCTTACCATTCTTATCATTATAAACAATAAAGAAGTCCGGGACATAAATTGAATACTTTCCTGTCAACGGATCTTTGTATGGTATCTTAATACTTTCACTTGCCCACTGTGCTACACTTGGATGTTCGTCTAACATACGCATAAAAACAGTTTCCCAACTGCTTCTTGCAAGTGGACTTTTTGTACCTACATACTTTGCAGGATTTTTAACTACGTAGCGACCCTGTGCAAACTTTGCCATTTACACAACCACATTACGTTCTTTACTTACATCTGGTGTAGTTTGTCTATAACCAAGTGTTGAAGTTGACGGTCTATGATTATTCATAATCTCGCCTACTAATGCAGATACTTGTAGTTCTTGTAAACCAGATAATGTATCTAATAATTCATTAATTGGAATGTTTTCTAGTTTTGCTTGTTTAAGTAAAACCGCTGCTGATAAATTTGCAGCAGGATCAGTAAATCCTTTTTTTCTAAAAAAGTTAATAGCAGCATCAATGTCTGGAACTTTATAAGATAAAGGTTCTTTACCATATGTGTCAAAGAATAATTTAGTTCTTGCTCCACTATCTTGTACTATTTTTTGTGGTAAGTTAGTTTGTACTTCGCCTGCCATATTATGTTCCTATATCCTGTCTACCTACTCCACTACCGCCTAATACTTTTTTTGGTGATGCAGTTGTAGTTCCTTTTGTGTTTGTATTCTTAGGAAACACTGCTCCTACTACACCATTAATTGTATTTGCAACAGTCTGTTGGCCTGCTGGACTAGTTAAAATATTAATACCTTCTTGTAAGATACTGTCCTTGCTTAAACCTTTTGCATTCTTGTAAGTGTTAATTGCTGATACTGCTGTGCTTAAGAAACCTTGTGGTGAACTAAATGCACTACCATCACCAACAGCACCAAATACTGATTCTAATCCGTCAAGTACGCCACCGCTGCCGAGTAAGTTACTTACTCCGCCACCGCCCATTTGCAATGGACCTGGTGTAGTATCATAATGTAAAGTTGCAAAGCCTTTAGGCGAACCTTCACTAACAGTACCTGCTGAATATCTCACTGCTTCATATTGCAGTTGCATTGTACTTTCTGCAGGTTCACTTCCTGCCTGATAATCAAAGTCACCGTGTTGCCAAGATGTAATTCTTGGATTAATTAATTCGTAGCCAATAAATCTTCTACGACCCATTGTGTAGATTTGCACACTCTTAAATAATGGTGTGGTAATATTATTATCTAAACCATATCTATACTGGTCCATATTAGTATCAGTAACACGATAATGATTAAAGTCAAATGCAGAGTTAGGTAAGTTTCTATCTGCAACATAGTATCCGTAATACAATGCCCAAAGTGCATTTACTACACCTTGATTATCATCGTGGAATGTAAACTGTACAGGATCATAATTAATCATCTTATAGATAATTTTCTTTCTATTATACTGATTCAAAACTTCTGTATCAAATTTAAAACTAGGTAAGTTGATATTTTTAACTAACAATCCAACTTCTTCTGCGTGTTTAGCAGTAAAGTTAGGTGCTTTATGTGCTGAAGGATCTAATTCAACTCTTACGTAGTAGTTGTATTTGTGTTTAGGAGAAAGTCTAAAATTATCATCAATAAACAATCTAGTAGCGTGTGTATAGTTCGCTACTCTACCTTTAGGATTTGACAGTCCTGTGAACACATCTGTTAGAAATCTTGTAAACTTGTTGGCCATACTATTATTTAGCCATAAAAAAAGCCCGGAAAAATATCCGGGCTTTTAGTGTTTTTAATAAAACTAGTATTAAGCGCCTTGAGCTGCTGTAGCACCAGTAGTAGTGTTGCCGAGTGTTCTTTCGACAGTAGCACCAATACCAACACCAACGCCTTGCTCGCCTGCACCCCATTGTACCATATTATCAAAGCGTATAGTTAGTGCAACTTGCATCGCTTCGTTAGTACCATAGTTTGCATCGCCGTAATCAACGTTAGTTAGGAAACAACCGTACATATTTTGTGTTTCAAGCACGTTAACGCCTGCTGCGTTATTTCCGTTACCACCGTCTAATACTTCAATCTTAGTTGTAAATTTGTAGTCAATACCAGATCTTGCAGAAGCCTGTTCAACGAAGTCGAACTGTTTCTGTACCTGTTGACCGACAAGTTTTTGTACCTCGCCAGTCGCATCGTCACGTAAGTTAAGCGATAATGTTTCAAATGTGTACTTACCTGCTAGGTATACTTTTGAGTTGTATACGTCTAACGGCATTTCTTCAAAACCAACTTTTGGTCTTGAAACATCAACAACTTGCTTAGTAAGTTCTGTGGCAGCATTTACTCCGAATCCAAGTAAAGTAACGCGAAAGCGATACTTTAACTTTGGCATCAAGAGCACTTGGTTGCCTGCGTCTGTTGGTACCCCAAAGTTATTAAGTGATGTAATAGGCATTATATTTCTCCTGTGTTCTTGACACGCAATGGAATGTAAATGAACTCAATAGCCTTAACAGGTTCAATAGCAATGTCTACATAAAGTTCATTTCTATCAATCCTTGCTGGCGTATTGTTTGTTTCATCACAAACAACAGCGAAATCATAAAGAGCTCTTAAGCCAACTAACTCAAGTAGTAAACTTTCTACTGCTTGTTTGACTTCGTCTCTAGTGATTTTATCATTTGGTTCAAAGATATACGGACGAGCCAATTTATTAAGTTGACTACGTAAGTATACTACCAATCTTGCAACGTTAATTCTGTCTAACGCGGATGCATTTCTGCCTCTTGTCTTCTGACCGTAGTTAACTAATCCAACACCATTAAAGAATGTAATTGGGTTAATCTTTTGATCATATAACGTATCACGCTGTCCTTCGTTAAGTGCAACTGTTTGGAATTCGCCTGTCGCTGCATCAATAAATCCTACTGCTGTAGCATTGCTAATTCCACCACGTCTTGTACCTGCTGGTGCAAACCACGGAAACGATACTTGATCGCTTAGTGCAATAGTTCTTAGCATCATATGTGAGCTAGGAACAACTGCGTTTGCTCCGCCTAGGTCTGTTGTAAATCCATTTGGATAAAATACTGCCATATACTCATCGTATGTAACAATACCGTTATCGTTGTTGTCTACAACTAGTTCTGCATTAGAACCATAGTTTGTTAGTGATGTAGCATCTGCTGGTAATCTAAATGGTGTGTCACCAACTACAAATGCTGTTAAGCCTCTGTCAATGTTTAAGTTAACAAGGTTGCTCATTGTTTCTGTGTAACCTGGACAAGCAATTAAGTTAAAGTTACGTCTTTCTTCGTCTCTAATCTCATCACTTGTGTCAATTGCAGATTTCAATGCTTGTGTAACAACCATACGCTGTGCTTTTCTACCAAATGATCCGCTACCATCTTCTTGGTTGCCTGACTCAGTAGTCCATCTGTCTGTTGCGTAGTTTGTCATTGACTCACTGTTGTTAAATCTTTCATTATCAGCAGTTGTGTCAATGTAATTGTTGTTGTACTTCTTAACGTTACCACCACTTCTACGTAAGTTCCATAACAACATACCCTGCGGATAAAGTGCAGGATCTGGAGCATCTGGATCTAAGTAGTCGCTTGTAAGTAAGTCTTTGATTTCTGCTGCTGTGTTACCAGTAGCACCTGATAAACCAAAACGTGCATCTGCAAACAGTACACCTTCTTCTGTAGTTTGATCAGTTTTATCAATTTGTACCCAAGCAAGTGTAGTTCCGTTCCATCTGTAAATAGTTGGGAAGTTCTCTAAATCTGCTGTGCTAATCCAAAGATCACCATCTACTAGTGCAGTACCATCTGATTGTCCAGTAGTTGCACTTGGCTCAGTTGCTGAAACAATTGGGCCATTTGGTGAAGTTGTAGCATAAACATTTTGATATCCAACCCAAGTAGTACCATTGTGTACCATAATGTCAACTTCGCTAAACTCTGGATTGTACCAAAGTTGTCCGTCTGCTGGTTCATTTTCTGGATTGTCTGAACTTGCTTTAAAGTCACTTGCTGCTAGTGGCTGCCATAAACTTGCTACAAAGTCATCATCACTTCCTGCTGGTGCAGCATATAAGTTTGCTGTGCCTGCTAAAGTGTTAATGTTGTATGCTGGGAAAGCCGCTGCAATTGGTGTGTTAGCACCGTCTTTTAATCTAAAGTCTCCACCTAATTTGTGGAAAATTTGTACTTCGTTATCAGTTGTTACTGCTGCTTCAATGTTAGTAAAGCCTGCACTGTTAACTGCGTCAGCAAGTAAGTCTGCGTCTGTAGTTGCACCAGTTGCTGTAAACGACACACTAATTGCCGTTGCTAAACTTGCGCTTCCTTTTACACTTTCTGAAATTTCTACAGTGTTTATACCTGAAGTAAATGTAGATGATGTAATTTCGCTTGACTTAATAATAGTGTTGCCAGTTCCTGCTCTGCGCCACATTCTAAATGTTGCAGTTGATGGAGTAGCATCAAAACCACTATGTTCGTTGCTGTTTGATTGTACAAAAATTGCATCAGTAGCAATGTTCGTGCCGCCGCCGCTTCTGTCTAACCAATATATAGCCTCGTGTCCTGTTCCGTAAATTGGACTGTTAACTGCGTTCCAAGTTGTTGTTGCAGATGACCAGTTATAAACTCTCCATCTTGCACCATTGTTAGGTTCAGTTGTTTTTAACCAAACACTTCCTGTTGGTCTTGGAGCACTGTCGCCTGTTTTCCATTGTGGAACAGTTGTATGTGCGCTTTGCTGTAATGCAGGTGAGTAATAAGTTCCTTTTGCAATACCTAATGTAGCAAAGTCAATTGCTGGACTTGTACTTGCATCATCAATAACAATTGCTTGTGTTAATGTTGAGTCTGCATTGTTAGCATCTTGCTCTTTGCCTTGTGCGTAAAGGTAAAGTTTACCACTTACGTTTCTAGCATAGATACCTTGTGTTCTGCTAATCTGTCCGTTAATTGCTGTTACTAAATCGTCAAGTGTGCCAGTTACTTCAAAGTCTGTGCTGTTGATGCTGAACTTACCACTTGATGCAGTAAATGTGCCACCTGTAATTGTTGGGTGACTTGCAGTCCAATCATTACTACCAACAAGTACCCAAGTACCTGCTGTTGGAGAAACACCATTACCAGCGGATTTGTAATACACTCTTGCTGTTTCTTTACTTGCAGTAAATGTTCCTGAACCGTCTACTGTTTCAAAAACGATTGCATAATCTCCGATAGCACCTACTGAACCTTTAGGTAATCCTGTACCGGAATCAATTTTAGTTGTATCTGTATCAGTTAAAACAATTGGAGTCTTGTTAGTAAATTTTTGGCCGCCTGTTGTTGTTATTGCAGCGCCATTCCATTCCTGGATACCCCAAGTTGTTCCTCTAGTATCAACCCACCAAGTACCATCATTTGGATTCGCTCCCGGAGCATCCGCTGTACCTGCCAGTTGACCTAAGTCTACGTTAGCTCTAGTAATAAATGCTGCGTTGCTTACGCCTAGCAATGAATATGCTGCTAACAAACCATATTCGTTCAATTCACTTCCGTGAATTGGAGTATTACTTGCTGTCTTTTCAAAGTTTGGAACTCCAAAAAGATCTACTAATTCTTTCTGTGATGTTACCTTAAATGCTTTTCCAGCATTTGCGGCTGTTGTCGCTGAAGCAGTTCCTGTGCCAGCAGCGTTAATTTTATCTTGGGCTGTTGCAACTACGATAAGAGGAGTAGTACCCGGTTCAGCGGGGGTGTAAAAACTCTCATCTATTACGGTTACTTCAACGCCTGGTGATTGTAGTGCCATTCCTGTTTCTCCTGGTAATGTAAAAGTATATTGTTATACCTAATCTGTATTACTAATGTATTTAGTAGGATTATCAAAAAAGTGCTGTTTATACCGTAAGAAAAAGGGGTCTAAAAGGTGTAAATATATGTATGAGACCACTATGTAAGTGCGGATTAAGACCCCGTGCAGTTAACTATAAGAAGCAAGGTAAGACATATTACAGGAGTTTGTGTGAGGCTTGCAGTAAACACGGACTGTATCACGGTGTGCCTAGATGGCAACGTGCAGGATACAAAATTAAAAAACAGTGTGATAAATGCGGCTTTCGATCACCACACAAAGAAGTATTCAGAGTATTTCACGTAGATGAAAACCTTGATAATTGCAGACCGCAAAATCTAAAAACTGTATGTGCTAATTGTAGGAGCGTGTTATCTAAAGAAAATATACGCTGGAAACAGGGTGACTTAGTGGCTGACTACTAGCAGATTTTCAACCTGTGCATACAACTGATCAATAGATCCATTGTTCTCAACTACAGCATCAAACTTACTATTAATCCACGCCCATTCGCTAGGATGTATTTTTTGCTGTTTCATTTCGTTGATGTGAGAATTTGATCCTTCATTTGCTTGTTGTGCAGTTACGTACCAACTAGGTAAATCTCCACGTTTTACCCAAATAACTTTACCGCCTGCTTCGTGTATAACTTTAACTTCATTAGGAAATCTACAATCGCTAATAACAACATCATCTGTGCTATTACGTAATTTGTTCTCCAAACTTGCTACCCAAATATCATCGTGAAAGCCTTTTCTAGCAACTTCTGTACCCCAATATTGCAATACCCATCTTGGTGTTAAAGTTGGCATATCTAGTCGCTCTGCCCACCACGGGTCTATTTGTTCACGCCATTCACGAGCTTCTTTAGATCTACCTTCGAGCATTTCTCTATCCCAACCAAAAACGTAGGACACTGCATCTTTCAGTGTTCCTGCAAAACTTTCTCTTCTAAAGCCGTGATCGTTTGTTAGATAATCTGCTACTGTGTCTTTGCCGCAGCCAATAAAGCCGCAAATGCCTATAATCATAAATGATATCTCCTAAGTAATACTATACATTATAGCATCACTTACAGGAATGTCAAGTCTAAATATAAGGTCTTGGCTGTCCGCCTTTGCCCGTATTAAGTTTACGTGCTAACACACTTGCTGTGTTAATGGACTTAGTTCTTTGTTGTCTACGTACTGCTGTAGGTCCAGTTCTAGCTCTGGTTGTCTTCATTTTTTGTGCTTTAGCAACATTATATTGTTGATGACATTTGGACGGATGACTTACTTGTCTACCTGCTCGTGGTCCTGATGAGCAACGAAAACGCAATTTGGTTTTTCCGCCTTTGGCAGTACCAGTTGTTCTACCCCAAACCATTTTGGCAGTCTCAGTGTAAAACTGTTCGTATTCTTCTGCTATAAATTCTGTTGCTTTCATTATCCGTTAATCCAATAGTATCCCTGTCCGCCTGGTACAAGTGTTACTAGTTCTGCTGTAAGTCTTTCAATATCTGAAAAACCTTCTTGCTTAATACTAGCACCATTAAGTGCAGTACCGCCTTGTGGTCCTGCAATACTAGCAAACTTTTCTCTTGCTTGTCCTAACATAACTTTACAGTTTGCAAGTGTATAATCTCTTATCCACTGTCCTGCATACTGATCATTTATGATAGTGTAATCAGGCTTATTATTGTAACACCATAGGAGTACTTGTTCTTCTCCTCTTGGGCGTTGCATAATAATTAGTTTCTTGCTTTGTGGGTTCCAAGTAAAGTTGATAAATGAACCAAACATTTTACCTACTAGTTCTTGGTATCCTGCAAATAATTCGTATGTAGCAAGTCCACCCATATTTGTTGAACTTAACAAATATGTGTTTGTGTATGCTAAGTTGAAGGGTTCAAAAACTGTACCACCAGTTCCATTACCTGTACGTGAACCAACTGAACGTCTAAAAATTTGTCTTACTTGCTGTATTTCATCAGGCAAAATATAATCATTCTTTTCTTTTTCAAGTGTTAGAGTGATGTAACTTTCTTCAACAGCATTATCAGATCTTTGTTTAAAAACACCTAATGCACGTTTAAGTCCTGTTTCATAGTGTACAGGATCTAGTTCGACGTCGATCATACCATCGCCGAGCATTGCTTTTACGTAATCAAATACTTCTTGTTTTGCGTTGTCTATTTGGCTCATATAAGTATTTATGCCTTGTGACGGAATAGGTAAATACATATACTATGCCAAGACTGAGTTTATACCGTCCCGAGAAGGGAAACGACTACAAATTTATTGATAAAACTGCCTGGGAGATGTTCCAAGTTGGTGGTACCGATGTGCTTATACACCGCTATCTAGGACCTGGAACTAGCAGGGAAGAAACTCCTACTACACCTAAATATAACGCAAATGATCCTACAAATATTCAGGATATGTTATTCCTTGAAAATAGAGATCGTAAGTATGATCCTGATGTATATGTTTTACGTGGAGTATATAATGTAAATGATGTAGATTTTAATCTTAGTCAGTTTGGCTTGTTTTTACAAAACGACACATTGTTCATTACATTTCATATTAATGACACTGTTGAAAAATTAGGCAGAAAACTTATTGCAGGTGATGTAATTGAATTACCACACTTAAAGGACGAGTATGCATTAAATGATTTAAATTATGCACTCAAAAGATTTTATGTAATTGAAGATGTAAACAGAGCAGCAGAAGGTTTTTCTGTAACTTGGTATCCTCATTTATACAGAGCAAAATGTAAACCACTAGTAGACGCACAAGAGTTTAAAGATATTCTTGATGCTGTTGCAGGAGAAGAAAATAATAAAGGCGAATACAATGCCAATTCAACTTACTTCCCTGGAGACATTGTTTCTTACAATGGAGAAAAATACGAAGCACTTGCAGAAACTACTGCATCACCACCGGGCGGTGACTGGAAACTTGCAGATACACTTAAAGACATTATGTCTACTTACGAAAAAGAAATGCAAATTACAGGAGCAGTTCTCGATCAAGCAGAAAAAGATGCTCCGCAAAGTGGTTATGATACAACTAAATTTTACACACTACAGCGTGACGAAGTTGGCAATGCCGAACTAGTTACAGCAGACGACACACAATTATTAATACCATCAACTGATAAGAATGGTAATCCTATATATGATGATAATGGTGATGAAGTTTACACAAGTTATACAGCAGATATGGTTGCGGCTAACGCAGAAATGTCTGGTTATGATGGTTATCTTGTAGGCGATGGAATACCACCAAACGGTGCACCATTTACACAAGGTATTGCTTTCCCAATGAATCCAGGAGAAGGACAATTCCATCTTAGAACAGATTACAAACCAACAAGACTTTTCATATTTAAGAAAGGCAGATGGGGCAAGGTTGAGGATGATGTAAGAATGACAATGAGCCACTTAGGACCAAGCGATGTTGCAGCAGGTAAAGACTTTGCTGGACACGATGCTAGAGAAAACAAAGGTCTCAAATCAACATTTATTAATAACACTAACACACAAGTTATTGATGGTAAGACAGTTAAAGAAAAACAAAGTCTGTCTAAAGCACTTAAACCGGAGGCAGATGAATAATGCGTATTGATGAAATATTAGGATTTGCAACAAGCAGACCAAAAAAACATACAGTGAAAAGACGGCCTCCTGAACCTGAAGAAGATTCAGTTGCTGTAAAAATTAAGCAACGTAGAGCAGCGGCAGCAAAAGGTGACGACAACGCATTTAAACATAATTTTAAAAAGGCAAGTAAGTAATGGATTTTTTCTATGACGGACAGATAAGAAGATATGTCACTCAGTTTATGCGTATCTTTATCGGCTTTAAGTATGAAGCAGGTGATGGTAAGCAACAAACTGTACCAGTGATGTATGGTGATCTTACACGTCAAGTAGCAAACATTATCAGAGAAAATTCTGAAAACAAAATGCCTACAGTTCCACGTATGGCTTGTTACGTAACAGGATTACAAACAGATCCAACTAGACTTTCTGATCCTACATTTACAAGTAAAGTAAACATAAGAGAACGTAGGTATACTGAACAAGACGATGGCACAAGAACATATACAGGCGAACAAGGTAAGAATGTAACTGTAGAAAGACTTATGCCAACACCGTATTCTTTATCTATGAAAGCAGATATATGGACAAGTAATACAGATCAAAAATTACAATTGCTAGAACAGATACTAGTGTTGTTTAATCCTGCTCTAGAAATACAAACAACAGATAATTATGTTGACTGGACAAGTTTAAGTGTTGTATATTTAGATAGTACAAACTTTAGTTCAAGATCAATTCCTGCAGGTACAGAATCAGATATTGATATTTGTAGTTTAGATTTTACAATTCCAATTTGGATTTCTCCACCAGTTAAAGTAAAAAAACTAGGTGTTATTAGAAGTATTATTGCAAACATATTTACTGAAGATGGTGATGTTAAAAACATTAGTTCGCTTGTTTATAACGGTGACGGTAGTAATACAGTTTATGTCAATCCAAGATTTCCTGTATTACTGTTTAAGGCTAATAACAATCAACCATACGATTACGAACTAACAATTATTGATCCATATGCAGCAATTGAAAGCGTAGGTCTTGGCGAAAAAGAATCTGTTGCTAATAATAAACAGTATGATTGGAATGCCATACTTACACGTTTAGGTAATTTCAATGCAAACAGTGTAATTTATTTTAGACAACCTAATGGAACAGAAATGGCAGGCACATTTGCAATTCATCCAACAGACCCTAAAATATTATTAGTTACATTTGACCAAGATACTATTCCGTCTAATACAATTATAGAAGGAACTAGAGCAGCAGCACAAAGCACAAGTATTGATGCTATTGTTAATCCAACTACATTTAATCCTATTGACAAATGGAATGGCTTAGCAAATATACCTGTTGGCACTAGATATCTTTTATTAGAAAGTGTAGGCGACCCAGACAGTGTAAGTCCAGATGCTTGGAAGGGCACTGACGGTTCAACACAAACATCGTATCAATTGTTACAAAATAACATTGTAGAATGGGACGGTTCTAGTTGGAACACAGTATTTGACACTGCAAAAGCAGCAGATACAACATATGTAACAAACATTAGAACAGGTATTCAATATAAATGGGATGGCATACAGTGGTTAAAATCATTTGAAGGCGAATATTCACCAGGATATTGGAGACTTGATCCAGACCCTGCATAATTAATAGTATGCAAAAACGTGCCGGACTTTTATTTTTATCTAAAGTAGAAAAAAGAATACTGCTTATTCTTGAGAAAGAAAAGTGGACTGTACCTACATTTGCAAGAAATAAATCATTGTTTGAAGATAGTAAACAAGCGATGGTAGATTTTTCAGAAGGCAAAATTTTACCTATTGAACTTTATCTATCAAGAGATAAAGGTTTTGAATATAGCACATATATTTGTTTAGTAGATAATGAATTTATGCCAACTGTTGTAGACACTTTTTGCTGGGCAACACTAGAACACTTGCCCAAAAATATACATAATGGTCTGAGAAATACTTTAAATAATAATTTAATTAGGACCAAAATAGAAACCGTATTGGAGTTAGAAAATGCTTCTTAAAGAGAATCCGAGATATTTGCAAGAGAAAAAAATGTTTCAAGATAGAATTAATAATATGCCTGACGGTGAAGCAAAATTAAGGTCGACAAATTTGTTAAGACAACTAGAGGGCGAAGTACAAGAATTAGATAGATGGCACGAGCAACTACTAATGAATTCTGAAACTGCTAAAAAGTTTAATCAAGATGATACAAGAGATATTATTTCTAGTATTAGAAAACAAATTGATGATTTAACTAAAAACTTCTAAAGCGAAGCAATATCTTTAATAAACAAACTTCCAACCATTGCAGCGTGGCTTGTACACTGATATCTGTATCCGCCTGATATACTAGAAGGAATCTTAAAGTATAATGTTCCGCTTGTTTGTGCATTAGCACTTGTACCTGTAGTAACTACTCCACTTGTTGAAACGTGTACTAAACCAGCACCTGTATATGGATTACCAATCGGGTCTTGAATTTGGAAAGGATGTGATGAACCTTGTTGTAAATCAAATGCAATTGTTGTTCCGTTAATACAATAAACAGTTGGATTGTCACTAGCACCATATTGATCAAATCTATATGACGAATTACCGCTGTTAGTAACAACCAATCTAGTAATTGCAGGTAAGTAGATTGAACCTAAATTTAAACTTGCACTTTGTACATCTGTTAGTGTACCAAAAGTAGGTGCTCCAGCAGTTGATGTAATTGTAACACTGTCTGTACCATTTGTTGAAAGTGAAATACCTGACCCAGCAACTAAATTTAATGTATCAGTAACTGCATCTGCTGCAACTGTAGTTGAGCCTGATACTGCAATATTACTGAATGCATTCTGGTTAACATCACCGCCGCCACCACCTGCTTGGCCGTTAATGGTTACACTTTTTCCTGCTGCATCTGTAGTGATAACAATGTTAGAACCTGCAACAACTGTAAGAGTATCTTGTCCTGATCCTGCTACAACATCGTCTTGTCCTGCTACTGCAACTGTCTTAAAAGTGTTCGGAGTAACATTGGCTGTACTTGTAACTAAGTTCCAAGATGTACCATTCCATTGCCACGATGTATCGCCGTCAGTAAACGTATCGTCTAACGCTGGTGTGTTTGGAAAGTTTATAGCCATATAATATTACCTCGTATGTATTTATGTGTTTACTGTAATTGTGTTATTCATACCACCGTGTATGCTACACTGATAATAGTATGTTCCTGTACTAGCAATAGTCCAATTTAATTGGCTTGTTCCTTGTCCTGAAACATCTGCTACTTGATTACCTAGTCCAGCACCTTGTGTAGTTTTTATATAGAATGGGTGTCCACTAGCAGTATCAGAATTAACTACAAACTGTACTTTATCTCCTGTATTAAATGTTAAAGCAGGCTGCGATGCACTTGCAAAAGATCCGCTTCTATCAGTACCGCTTAACAAATAATTGTTTCCGCTATTCTCTACTGTAATTGTGTAATCAGGAACAAATGTAACTGATGTATCTACAATATTAATATTGACACTTAATGCACCTGTTGAAGTTCCATTACTATCAGTAGCACCTAGTGTAAATGTAAGTGTTTCAGCACCTTCAGTTGTAGTATCTTCTTTTAGTGTCACTGCAAGACTAGCACTGTTGGCAGTCATTGTCAAATTACCACTTAATGGAGTATCTGTGTCTCCTGGATTTGAAATACCTGTAATAGTATATGGTACTGTTGTGTTTTCCGGAATATTAGTACCTTGTAGAGTAAATGTTACAGTTTCGCCTTCATTTATTGAACCATTGCCTGAGTCATTAAGTAGGTTAGTGTAAACAGGAGTTCTACTAGTATCTTGAATATTAATTGTATGAGTATCCTCTCCGTTATCCAAACTTACAAGCATAACCTCTGTACCTTCTGTACTTAAATCTGCTGCAAGTGTCCAACTTACTTGTGCTGTATTGTTGTTTACTGTAAAATTACCAAGTGTTGTACCGCTCGTAAAGTCACTAGCAATGGCGCCTGTAACGCTGTATGCGACCTCTGTAGCGTCATCTACGTTAGTAGTAGTCAAAGTTACTGTAATTGTATCGCCTTCGTTTGCGCTTGTAGGACCAGATAGTGTATATGTTGGGTCTGGTGTTGGCGGAGTGATGCTTGTATCATTTACTGTAACATCGTGGAAGTCTTCACCATTATCCAAACTTAGTCTAATTGTTTCAGCACCTTCTGTTGTGCTGTCTTCTGCAAACGTAACTGCTAAAGTATCAGTATTATTAGTAATTGTAAAGTTACCAGTCAAAGAAGCCGGAGTATCTGATACATATCCCGATGCTCCTGCAACTGTCGGATCGCCTGTGTCACCGTCTTGGAATATATTTCTAATTGTTGTCAACGAAGGCTTACTAATAACAGGAGCAATATATGTATTATGTAATGCGTAACCTAATGGGTTATTTGTTTGTATACCAGACGGTGTACGCATATCGTCTGTCCATTCAGGAGCAAGGCTTCCACCATCCCATAGACTCGAGTATTCAAACATACCAAAGTTTAGTAGGAACAAATATTCCTTAGCCGCTACTTCAAATGCATCTCCATCAGTCTTCCAAGCGTTTCCGCCATATCCTGATGAATCCCATTTGCCTGCATCGTATGCTTCTTCCATAGCCTCATATAGTGGACCACTTGCCCAGTCTGTACTAATATATGGATACATCTTTAATGATACTGCGTCAAGACCGTGCATATGTAATGTATGAAATACGTGTTCAATTACTTCTTGTGCATCATTGTCGCCGTCTCCAGGGGCATCACCAGTTGAGTTTAGATACCAAACCATATCGTTGGCAACGTGACTATCAAATAGTGGTGACAAGTTATAAGAAGCAATACCTGCATCAGTTAAGAAGTTTGGTGTGTAATCAGCACCAGCACCTCTTGCTACTCGTTGTAACGTTGGGCCAACTGCTGCGTGATAAGTTCCTGCGTCACCACTTAGCGTTTTAATAAATGTACGCTGTGATGTTTCGTTAATGCCTGCACCATTTGGATCTGTAAACAATTCAAACATACGTGCTACCTTTTCAACAAAGGCATCAGGCACTGCTGTTTGGCCGCCGACAGTTCCTGCCGCCACAATTCTTACACCATTAACTGTAACTTCTCTACTAAAGAAATCGCTACCATCGCCAGTAAGATCAATAATTGCACCGTTGTTGTATTGTGCATCTATATTGTAACCACCTATATCTGCAAGAGTAACTCCTGTAATCGTGTAAGGAATAAGCGTTCCATCTGGTATTTGTGTAGTTGTTAATGTAAATGTAACTGTGTCGCCTTCGTTTACATTTGGTACATCTGAACTTAGTGTATAAGTTGCTGCTGGAGGTGTAACACTTGTATCATTAATTGTTACTGCCTGAGACGCTTGACCGTTAAGCAATGATAAAGTTAATGTTTCTGCACCTTCAGTTGTAAGATCGTTTGCAAGTGTAAATGCTGCTGTTGCAGTATTACTTGTAACAGTGAATACTCCTGATAGTGATCCGCTGCTTAAATCACTTGACTGTATTCCACTTACAGCATAAGAAACTGTAACTCCGTCACCTAATCCTGTTGTTGTTAAAGTAAATGTAACTGTGCCGCCTTCATCTACATTTGTTACATCTGCTGCCAATGCGTAAGTAGCACTTGATGCTCCTGTTGTCATTGCAAATCCTGCAAATGATAAAGGTTGTTGACTGTATTTACTGTACAACATTCTGTTAGGTGTACCCATTAAACTATTTTGATAAGAATCATAATCTGTGTCTTGTCCAGTTGTGTAAACTGTATCAATTTTTGCATCTGCATTTATTCTTGTTTGCATTTGTGCTGGCGTAATTGTTGGAAACAATTCTAAATGTTGTGCAATTACACCTGCTACTTGAGGTGCTGCCATACTAGTTCCGCCAATTGCTGTAATTTTAAAACTTGTATTTTCTGGGTAATCAAAATCTGAAAATCTATTAGTTGTACTTGTTGCAGCCATAATTTCTTGACCTGGTGCTAACATATTAATTGCAGGTCCACGCGAACTTGAATCTGTAATAATATCTGTACCAGTTGGGCCAATTAATTCTTCAGTATGATAATCTATATTACCTACAATGTAGGTACCTGCATCATCACTATGTGGAGAACTTCCTCTATGATAATTGTATGTTGTGCCACTAAACACAACAGTATTATCGTAATCGTCTCCAGTAGGTATGTCGTGTTTGAATACATTGTTACCTGCTGCAATTGTTACGTGGATTCCTGCTGCAATCATATCATCTATTTCAGCATCAACTGATGCAACGCGAACTGGCATAATTGTAAATGTTGTACCAGTGCCAAATATTTTGTCTACTACGCCTGTTGAACTCCATAAGCCTGATCTTGAATCATATCCTGATTGGAATTCACCTGGATTCCAAACCCAAGCATTGCCTCTATAGTTTCCACTTGAAGGGTCTGCTGTTAAGTTTGCACTATATCCCCAACTCATATTTACAACTGTTGGTCTTCCTGTATACGCAGCATCGTTTGGATCATTCTTTGCATTGTGCCATAATCTAATTGCATCAAATGCATTACCTATTGAAATGCCGTTGCCTGGATCTGTAGTTCCTTCTAGTCCTGCTAATTTTTGTGCATAAATGTGTGCTGCTTTTGCCCAACCATATTTTAAACCTGCGGCAATACTTGCACAATGCGTACCGTGTCCGTCATAGTCTTCGTAAAAGTTTGCATCTTGTGTTCCTGTTATTCCACTTGCAGTATACCAATTAAGTTGTTGTACTCTTGTAACACCATTTCTATCAAAAAAATCTGGATGGTCTGCTTGAATACCGCTATCTTGTATTACAACATCAACACCTCTACCGCCTATACCAGTTGTGTAATCTACTGACGGTGCAACATTGTTTGCATATATAGAATTAGATGCACTTATACATCTAACTAAACCCCAATTAATATCTGTGTTTGCGTGTACAGTTGTTCTTCTAAAATTTGAACCACCTTGTGTTAGGTTATGTCCAATTTGTATATCTGTTCTTTCACCTACTGGTATTTCTACAGACAACACACGATCGTCTTTCATTAGTTCAGTTGCTTCATCAGCAGTAAGCATAAAGTGAGTCATTCTTGTTGACCCAATTCTTGCATCTGCAACTGGAACTGATCTGTTTGGAATAGGACCTGAACCGGAACTTGCTGTTAGTTCTGTTTCTAGTTCTGCTAAGTTAACACCTTTGTTAACGACTACTACGTATTCTCTTTCACTCATTATGCTGCCGCGCCAGTGTCTAATTCAATCCAACCACCATTTTGATAAGCCTCTATCTTATTGGAAGTTGTATTATAAATCATATCACCGTTCACAGCAGTTAAACCATTACGTGCAGTATCATCCATCGATGGTAGTCTTACAGGTCCACCTGTAAATCTTGCACCATCTACAGTAGTAATTGTTACTGCTGATGTACTGTTAATTTCAGTTGCACCAATACCAGTGTCACTAAATGTAGAAGTATTCAATCCGCCGACGGTAATTGTGTTTGTAGTAATTGCGCCTCTACCAGTAATTGTATCAAGTGTATCAGACTCTGTTGTAAGATACCCAACACCCGAATGATCGCCCCAACCAAATGCTGTGTCCCAATTACTAGCATTTGCTGTAGCAGTATTAAGTGCTGTGGTAGTTGCGTATGTTGTTAATTCTGATTTGTTTGCAAGTTCAACCCATCCGCCTGCGTGAGCAAAATACATTCCTCCGTCTGCGTGGCTGTGTGCAATTGCTCCGTGATATGTAGTTGCATCTGGAAAGTCAGTTGTAGTTGGATAATAAAATCTTAATCCGTGTGCGTCTACTGTAGGAGCATCAATAGCACCTGTAATAGTTGCTCCTGTTTTAGGAACAGCATCTGTAATACCATAACCGCCTAATGTTGTAGGCTTATCTTGTAAATCTCCCCAACTGGATACACCTCCGCCACCACCTGTTGATGCTGGTACTGCTGGTTGAATCCACTGGGCACTGTTTCCGTCATTTACATATACATACAATCTTGCAGTTGAACTATCAAACCAAATTGTGCCTTCATCAGGACTACTTGGAGCACTATCGCCTACTTCAATACTGCCGCTTCCGCCGCCGCCTACGCCTGCCGCTAGTGCTTTTGCAGCAAATACTGCGTTAGTTACATTTGATAAATCTTCTTTTACAAGTTCAGTACCGCCTATAGTTTGTGCATCGTACAAGCGTAAAGTTTTTTTATCGTTATCGTAAAAAATCTCACCACGTAAACCCAATTTTCTATCAAGAAAATCGGTATCTCTTGGTACTACTCTTAAGTTATTAATAATTGGTAATCTTGCCATATTTTTCTCTGATCCAAACTTGTTGTATAGTATTTATCCGACTGCCAAGATAACGTGTCTATGTAAAAAAGCACCATAAATAGTTTTATGGAACATATAACAGTTGAAAATGCACTTCCTAGAGCCTATCAAGACGAAGTAGAAAGACTTATGTATGGTATGGATTTTCCGTGGTTTGCTAATCACGAGCATTATTACAATAGCAATACATATAGTTTGGGTTTTACACATCTTGCACTAAATGACGGTCCTGATTTACCAAAAGGAACTACTGCAAGTAATCATTTACAATCACTACTTCCTATTTGGTACACAATGGGTGATGCTTTAGGACAAGAATTAGTAAAATTACTTAGACTGCGTTGCGGTTTGCTTGTGCCAAGCAATACTAGTAAAGAGATGGTAACAAATGCTGATGCAGTTGATGGAGGCGATGAGCCACATTTAGATTTTTTATGTCCTCATTGGACAGGATTATATTATGTAAACGACAGCGATGGCGATACTGTTGTTTATGATCAAACAAAACCATCTGATCACTATACAATATTAACAACATCAACACCTAAAAAAGGAAAGATGTTTATTTTTAACGGTAAACATTATCATTCAAGTAGTAAACCTACAGATGCATATTCAAGATGTGTACTTACTTTTAATTTTACAACTACTGAAATGTAAAAATATGATTAATTGGCTTAAAAACAAATTTAAAAAGAAACAACCATTAGTAACCTGTTACACAACTGTAAGAGGATTAGAAGAAATCTATCCTCCTAGAGTTGCAACCGCAGCGATACCAGATTGGTTTAAGAAAATGCCTAAAGAAATAATGGAACAATGGAGCGGACATCCTGGCACAGCAAAAAAATGTCCTGCATTTATTGATTATTATAAGTCGGGCGTTGTTTTATATTTGTGGTGCGACTTATGGGTAAAAATAAATGAAGATACAACGTGGGAAGTAAAGACTCCTGAAAAACTTTTTAGTTTTACAAATCATTTAGATAATCAATTTTTAGACCATTTAGATAACCGCGAATATGCAATGGTGCTTAAAGCAAATAGTCCTTGGAGAATGGTAACACCTAAAGGATATGATTTAATGCAATTGCCTTTACACTATCACTTTGATAAAAGATTTGAAGTATTGCCTGGTGTAATGAGTGCTGATATACATTATGAAGTCAACCCACAAATGGCATTTAAAGAGTATGGCGAATATATGATTCCAAGAGGTACACCATTAGCAATGTACGTGCCAATTAAAAGAGAAAAAATGACACTTGAAGTTCGTGAGATGGACGATGAGATGAAACGTTTAGAAGAAAAACAATACTATTGGTTTTCAGGCAAGTTCAGTGGTGGATACAAAGAGCATCAAACTATCATTAAAAAGCAAGAAAAGAAATGAACTGGTTCAAAAAAACACAACCAACTATTGAATTCTGGTCTGTAGAAAAAGGTTTAGAACATACTGCGCCGCCGGTCCCTGCTACACAATGTATACCAGATTGGTTTAAAGAAATGCCTGCTGCTGTAAAAGATGTTTACAACAATTTTGGTGCTAACGGCAGAGTAGAAACTGCAAAACAATGTCCAGCATACGCAGAATTTTTTAAACAAGCGTATGTGTTAAGAATGTGGACAGACTTTAAAATTACAATTAATAAAGATCACAGTTATTATGTTGAATCCGCAGATGATAGATTTGAATTTACTAATCACGGCGAATTACAGTTCCAACAACATTTACCTGATCCTAACAAATACAGTATGGTACTTAAAGCAATAAGTCCGTGGAGATTAAAAACTCCTAAAGGGTGGTCAGTATTGCAATTACCTATGTTGTTTCATTACGATAAAAGATTCGAAGTATTACCAGGATCATTTTGGTCTGATATACATCACGAATGCACACAGCAGATGGCATTTTTTGATTATGGAGAATATATTATTGAAAGAGGTACACCTCTTTGTATGTTTGTTCCTGTACAAAGAAATGCAATCAAACATAAGGTGTCCGAATTTACAGACAGGCTATATAATATAACTAATCAAAGTTATTTGTGGTGGGCAGGTAAATTTAAAAACGGATACAAAGAACACCAACGAATAGTTAAAAAGGAGAAAAGTAAATGAGTACTATTACAGTAGAATCATTAGAACCGGGAGTAAATTACTTCTGTATTTACGAAACAGAAATTGATCCTAATACAATGCCTTTGTTATCACAATCAGATGAAACAATTCCTAAGGCTATTATTACAGGTAAAGGTCAAATTTTACAAAGAGATAAAGAGAAAAAACTTGTTGAAGTAATTGATCTTGAAACACATCAACGTTATGTTGTTGGTTGGGATAAAATTACTGAAATCGCAGTTGCTGACTAATGAAAATTAGGTCAATATTTCCAGAAGGCATTGGCCTAGCGACTAATACTGACATTAAACTTGATATTGATAGTTTAATGAAAAGTATAGAGTGGAAAACTGACGATAATGGCTTAGGTGAATTTGATCAAAGTCAAACAAATTTACAAGAAGTAGAAGAATGGCAGCCATTGCTAAATTGGATTGTAAAAAAGGCTGAACATTATTGGTCAGAATTAGGCTACAAGCACGATGGTATGTTAATTACACAAGCGTGGCTTAATAAAATGCCCGATGGTGGTACTATTGATTGGCATTGGCACAGCAATTCACTTATTTCAGCAGTATACTATCTTAAAGCAGATGAAGGCACAGGACCTACATTGTTTCAAACTACTAAAAATCCACTACAACTTAGTCTACAAACAGAAGTAGACAAGTTTACTAACTACAATTGCCCTGAAATAGCAGTAAGACCGGAGCAAGATACTGTAGTATTATTTCCATCGTATATTAACCATCGCAGTGCTGCTAATTTTAATGCTAATTCTGAACGCTATACAGTAGCGGTCAATATAATGCCCAATACGCTTGGAAAAGAAAACCACTTTAATTGGGCTAAATTGCATAAATAAACATATAACAGACGTATTAAGGAGACTTGTTACTATGGCAACATTTACAGTTGAAGGGAAAACTTTCGACAAGTATTACAAAGCATACGACTATGCAATGTTTTTGTACAATACTGAAAATAGACAGATCGAAATGAGTAAAGACGGCGGAGCACCTATCTTGATCGGTGACCCAATTAACGAAGAAGAACTAGATAATCTTAATTACTAGTTTTACTAAGATCTAATTCAGTAAGACTGTCAAGTCTTCCAATCTTTTCAAAAATAAACGTATTAAAAGCAAGGCTCTTTCTAGGAAGGTCTTGCTTTATTTTACCTACACTATGTTGAGTTTCACTAGGAAATAGTACTAAAGTATTTTTCCTTGGTGTAAATGAGTGGTGATCAAAAGCATATGGGGCTTCAATATCTTCATTGCGATCTACTTCAAAGTTGCTAAATTTTCTAGGACGTAAAAAACTAATAGGTTCTATATCGCCTTCGTCCCAATAAAATACGCCTGAAATTAGACTGTTAGGATGTATGTGATATTTGTGTCTTTGTCCTTTTTCCTTTATAGATACCCAACTCATAGTAAGATCTATTTTCTTAAAGTTCCAAGCAAGTACGTTTCTAGCATAGTTGTCTACGTGATGCATAATCCAATTCCTTAAAGGAGTCATTTCATCACGGTTGAGAATGTAACTATCCTCACTTATTGTACCATATTCTTTAATTGTTTCGACATCTTTTTCTATATCAATCGGTGCATTATCCATATAATCAATGCACTGCTGTATTTCATCTTTACAAATAGCAAAGTATACAGGAATAGGAAAAATAGGTACTACTTCAATATGATCATCGTTCATTAGTTTACCAACTTTACATTAAATGCAATACTGATTCTTTCTTCATTGCTTTTATTTTTTACAACCATATGCTCTAAATACGATGGCCATAACAACATTCTTCCTACAACAGGCTCAAACCAAACATTAGGTTGCATATTCCTTGCTCTGTGTGTAAGTTTATGAAAGTTGTATGCACTTGCAGGAGGATTAAAAATTATATTTCCACTGTCTTTAGGAGCAGTAACATAAAATATACCACTTATGTCGCTTTCTGGATGCATATGAAACTCTTGCCACATACCTGGCTTACTAAAGTTATACCACGATTCATCTAAATTAACAATTGTGTACGGAGGATCTACTGCTAATTCTTCTAAGTATTGATGTATGTTTCTATAGATATGTTTACTTACAAGCGGACATTGATCTTTTAGTACATTTACATATTCATCAAACTTAAATGTGCTTTGTATATCGCTTGACCAAGGATTAGTTGTGTGCTGTCTTTGTGTTTCTGCAACTTGTACTGCCTCGTCAATAATACTTTGATTATCAGTATCAACTAATTTAACAGGAATACCAAAATAATTTTCTATCATTGCATATTTCCTATTACATCGAAATTAATAATTGCTCTAGATGACTCGTTAGGGCTAGAACTTGAATGATAGTATTTGCCATTAAAAAATAATGCTCTACCTTTTTTAGGTTGGCAAGTTACTAAAGGCTCCCATTGTACATTTTCCATATTCGCAGACTGCGTGTCGTGCCGTGTCTGCTTGTATAATGTAGTTGGTGCTTCATTATCAACAACATAATATAAACAAACTAAATGATCAAACTGTAAATCTATGTGTGGATGATTGCTAGGAACATCTTTACTAATAGGTAATTGTAAAAAACTACGTGCTTGATATACGTGTTCAACATCAATATTAATTTTGTCACAAGCAATATACACTAGCGGCTTAATAAACGGCCACCAAGCATCGCCGTTGTCGTTGTTGTCTTCATAAAATACGTGATTAAACGCAGGACAAATTGCTCTTGTGTTGTATCTTTTAATTTTGTCAGCAGTAAGTGTTACGTCAGCAACATAGTACCAAGGAAAACTATTGTTACCTAAAAGTAAATCTTCAATATCGTCTTGATATACTTTTGGTATTACATTATCTACAATTTGATATTCCATTAGAAATAATTATATCCCATCTTTTTATCAACTAATGACCAAAGTTCCATACTCAATGGTTTGAAAATAATTCTTGGATCATCAACACCGTTTGTTTTTAATACTTGCATCATACTTTTTACATTCTGAAACACATCACTATTATGCAGTGCTTTTGTTGTTTTGTCAACTGTTATTTTCCAGAACTCGCTATCAAATGTACTTCCGCCGTGATATACAAAGTAAATAAATGCGCAATATACTTCAGCAGTATGACGCAATGAAGCATTTGCTGCATCTGCTGTAGTATCGCCCATAATTACATTTGCAGCCTCAATTGCTACTGCTTCATAATACGAACCACTTAATGCTTCTAATGGTTCAAAAAATAACGCTCTATTACCATTACTAATAATTCTGCCGTCTATAGTATTTTTCTTATAGTAGTTTTTCCAACTAAATTCTCTTACTTGTATAGGATCATCAAACAGTGTTTGCATATCTTCTTTTGCTTCTTCGACGCTAGTAATTGTGTCATTAAATAGATATCCCCAGCCTTGTCTTGTTTCTAAAGGTATACCAAACATCCAACCATTTCTAGTTGCTTGATGATATGTGTAATTCCAATTACCTGGTTTGTCGATGCCATTTACTATAGCGTGGTTAACAGGAAGATCATCTTTTAATTCATAATCAGAATAATCATCTGGATATCCCATACAGTCAATAATATAATCAAACTTATGTTCAGTACTATCAATAAGTAAATTTACGTGTGTATCTGTTTGTTTAATAGATTTAATTGCACCGTGTATTTCAAAGAAACCTTTTTTGTTTCTCAATCTTCCTAATACTAGTTCACTTAATTTAAAGTTGTTAAAGTGTATAGCGTGATAAGGAGGTATAAACTGATTATGAAAATCGTTGTCTCTCCAGTTTTTATATTTTACACCGTGTTTAGTTGTAGCGTCTAAGGTAGGACCGTCATCTAACATTCTAAAATCACAAGCCTGTGCTAATATGTGAGGTAGAAATGTTGTTGTACTTTCTCCAATACCTAGAATTTTTTGTTCAGGATCGTGTATGCTGTATACTTCAATGTCATCATCTAGTGTGTTCATAAAGTATGCTAGTGTTTGAAGTCCGGCAGTGCCGATACCTATAACTGCAACTTTCATATTATCCTCCGCCTAGGCTAGTGTCCTTCATTCCATCTGTTAAGACTTTTGCTTCACCTAAAGTAGGAACAAATTTTGTTGCTAATGAAAATCTAAAGAATTGACCGTGTTCAGAAGCAAGTTGTGTTGGAGGTCGAATCATATGCGGAATCTGCGGATGAAATAAAACTAAACGACCGGGTCTATATGAACATACGTGTTCAAAGTCAGTACCTTCTTCATTTAAGAAGCAAGTATCTCCGCCCCATTCAATGTTCCATTGCAAGTTTGCATAATAAACCATTGTCCATCCATTAGAGTCGTTGTCAATATGCATATGAAATCTATCGTGTGGAGTACATAAGTTAATCATAGTGTTATGATGAAACTTGTAATACATATTGTGTCGTTCTATAACTTCTTTAGGTAGATTTTCTAACAATTGTGTATGTTTGAAATCATCTACTTGCCAGGTCGATACAACTGAAATATGTTGTGTGTTTTCTAAAACACCGTTATCTGTACCATTTAATTTGTACAACGACTTGCTGCACATTTCGTAAATACCTGTCCTTACTGAATACGGCAAAATGTCATCGTAAACAAAAATTTTCCTATCAGGAAAATTAGACATAGAATATTCTTTTACTTTATATTCGAAGTTTTTTCTATCCATTTTTCTATTTTTATACACCTTCTATATATGTGATCGTATGGCTCTATAGTCTCTTTATAGTAATTATCGATCAATTGGTGCTTATCACCAACAGATATGGCTTTACTATTACATAGATCCATTCCTTGTATCACTGTTAGCCAACTTTCAAAACTAAATCCGCTTAGATATTTTGAAAAATCCATTTTTCCTGTGGCAAAATATCTTTCAAAGTCTGAAAGTCTTTCCTGTAGTGTATCTGGTACGTTATTTGGATTAGATTGTTCTTTCCAAAATGCAGATTCGTTTCCTTTACCTCTATAATGTAAAGATAAAAAGTCACGTATTCCTAAATATTGTTTATATACACTACTGTTAAATTGATCTTCATTCAACTCGTTGTACATTGTTGGATTCCAAGTCTCTAACAAAGTTAATAATTGATCAACAATAATTCCTGTACCGTTTGCTTCTAATGGTTCCATAAACCCTGTGCTTAAACCTATGCCAATTACATTTTTTAATTGACTTTGTAACATTATACTTGGTGTAAATTGTAAACTTGCTACTGGTTCAATATGTTCTCCGAACTTACTTCTAATTTCATCTAGTGCTTGATCTTTTGTAAGGTGGTTAGGATCATACAAATATCCTTGTCCTGTTCTTTCTTTTAAACCTATTTGCCAAGTCCAACCTGCGTCCATAGTAGTTGCAAGTGTTGCTGTACTGTAGCAAGGTTCGTCCCACCAAGGTAAAACTGCACAAGCAGGAAAATATTGTGATTGATCTACTGATGTTGCTTTCATTTCTTTTTCAAGAAGCAATCTTGCAAATCCACTACAATCAAAAAACCAAGTTGCTGGCAATGTAATATCATTTTCTAATTGAATACTTTTAATTTTTCCTAAGTCATCTTTTGTGCTAGAAATATATGTACCTTCAACTAGTTTTATATTACGTTCCAAACCTTTTGCTTTTAAATATGCAGCATTTGCTCTACTGTCAAAGTGCCACATAGGAAAAATTTTATCTACAATAGCACCATAGTCATCAAATGGTACTTTATCATTTTTAAGTAATGCGCCAGTTGGAACTATATCTGCAATATCTATACCCGTACCTATTAACATACGTAAGAAATAATACCGCTCTTCTAAACTAGAAAAACGTTTGCTCCATTTTGCAAAATAATGATCTGTAATTAAACTGTGCCAAAACACAGACTCTTTTCCGTTCCAGCCAACAAACTTTCCTCCTAGTTTAGGAGTCGCTCCTACTGCTTTAGCCCATTCGTTAAAAGGAATACCTACTGTATCGTATAATCGAGAAAGCGCAAAGCCTCCTGATTCACCTGCAATAATAGGCGGTTTTTTTGGATCTTCTACTACTGAAATATCTATACTAGGCCAATAGTGTTTTACAAATAGTGCTGTAAGCCAACCTGCTGTGCCGCCGCCTAGTATTACTGCTTTAACACTATTCTTTTCCGTCATAGAACTTACCTTTCAAATATTGATAATGCGTTGGTAATGTTTTACATAATTCTAAAACGTCTTGTTTATGTTTTTGATGTCTATCCATTGCTGCTTTCCAAATACTTGGCAAGCCTGGATATCTAAATGCTTCCATATCTGCGTGTGCTTTACTAATAGGATTGTATCCCATACCTGCTAGGATAAAATATTTTCCGTCATTAGTATCTCCGTCTAGATGTAGACGTGTGTTCATTCTGTAGTTGTAATCTTGTACACAATTATCCCACGCTTCGGCAGGATCAGGAATGTAATTTACAGTATCAGTTACGTGCCTCCAATAAGGAGTATCTCTACGAGCACTTAAACCATAGTGCATACTTACAAATTGTTTAAAGTTATCAAGTTCAAACCTTGCTGCTGAATTCCATCCTTCAACATCCATATTGTTTACAAGTCCGTTTCTACGTGTAAGTGTTCCTACTAAGCGTATAATGTTTTCGTGCGTTGTAAGCAGTCCTGTGCTTTCTAATGGCTCAACAAAACCTAATGCTAATCCTATAGCACATACATTTCCTTTCCAAGGAGTGTCTTGTACACCGTGTCTAATATTAATTCTGTTAAATTCTAATTTTTCTATTTGTTCTGGTTTTAATCTTTTGCTTAGATAGTTTTTAAATTCTACTTCTGCTTGATCCCAATCAACAAATTTGCTACTGTGTACATATCCTGTACCACGTCTATGATATAAAGGAATATCCCATACCCAACCGTTTTCAATAGCAGTACAATCTGTAAAACTGTGCATTTCATTTTCTTTATCGTTGTAAGGAATACGAGTTGCCATTGCACGATCATTCATTAATACATCACCAAAACTTACAAATTTAGTTTTCATTATTTTTTCAATTAATAATTTTGTAAATCCAGTACAGTCAATATACAAATCTGCAAAGTGAGATTGTTCTTCTCCTATTAGTTCAATAATATTTCCATTTTCATCTTGTTTTACATCTTTAACTGTATCCCAGAAATGTTTTGTACCATTAGGAAGAGCGATATTATTTTTTAAATATTGACCAAATTTTTCTGCATCCATATGGTATGCTGTATTAAGGTGGAAATCAAATCCTCTAATTTGTTGTTTTTCATCTGCGTTGTCATACAATTTATTTTGATCAGTCATAATAGTTTGATTCAACGCCCAACCTGCAAACTCACTATGATCATATTCATTTTCAGTATATGCTTGATGCCAAAAGTAATCCATTATTCCGTTTGATGTATGATCAAAAGGCATTGTTCCAAAAGGATATTGAAAACTAGTTCCGTCTTTTTCTTTAAAATCTGTGAATCTAATACTAGTCTTGTAAGTTGCATTACACTCTGCCATCCAGTCACTGTCTTTTAATTCAAGCATATCTAAATATTTGTTAATATGCCCTAGTGTAGATTCTCCTACGCCTACAGTTGAAACTTTAGGTGATTCAACTAAACTAAGTTCTATATTTTTTAATTTTTTTGAAAGCATTGCTGCTGTCATCCAGCCTGCACTACCTCCTCCAACAATACAAATCTTTTTAATTTGCGGCATAGTGTGTGTCCTTAATGTAGTTAATTGCTTCTTTGTGTCCTAGTACTGGTGCTTCTCTAGTGTAGTACACATCTAGTTTTATGTCTGCTTCTGTTTTTGTATCATAAGGCAGTTTATTCCATTGGTCTAAATATGATTGTCTATCAATCAATTCTAATCCTGTTAAAACCATTGTCCAATTAAAGTTATTGAATAGTGCATACGGGTTAGCAAAGTCAGTCCATAATGGAATTTTCTTTTTGTATAATTCAATTGTTGCTTCATTAAAATCTGTCTTTTTAATGTTATGACTGTTTTTCCAAAACTCAGAATCTTTTCTTTTAGTAAAGTAATGTAATTGTACAAAGTCAACAGTGTTTTCAAAAACTTTTGCAAACTTTTTATTGTAACTATCTTGTACACTATCACTATTTGGGTCGTAAAGTCCTATATGATTAACAAAGGCTAGTGCTTGTTGTATTGCTGTTCCAATGTTAGTGGCTTCTAAAGGCTCAATAAAACTTGCACTAAGTCCTACTGCTAAACAATTTTTGTTCCATACATTACGAAGATATCCAGCACCAAACTTAAATTTTTTACGTATGTCTAGTTCGTGTCCGTAGTATTTTGTTACTTCTTCTATTGCTTGATCTTCAGTAATAAAATCGTCACAGTATACATATCCATTACCGTATCTTTCTTGTGTAGGTATTTGCCATACCCATCCAGAACTTAATGCTGTAGCAGCAGTGTAAGCAGGAAACTTATCATCTAATTTAGTTGGGAAAGTAACAGCACTGTTCATTGGCAAATATTCTCTGCAATCTTTCCAATCACTTCCTACTTTACTGTGTATTACTTTTGCAAAACCTGTTGCATCTATATAAAAATCACTTTCGTAAATACCTTTTTCACCGTGTAATTTTTTTACACTACCAAGTGCTTCAACAGACGTAATTGTATCAACAATAATATCAATCCTACGTTTTGCGCAAACATCATTTAAAAATTCATTTAGTTTAAATGTATCGAAATGATATTGATTTGTACTTTCTAATACAGGTTGATAATGTTGTGAATTAATAATAAATTCATCAAACATACTCATTTGATTTTCATTTTCAACAATTAGTTTGTGTAGTACATTAGGATGTCCAATTCTACTTTCTTCAATAATGTATGTAGGAACATTGTGCAAATAATCTTTGCCGTCACCGTTCCAGTTCTTAAAATATATTCCGTGTTTAAATGTGCTACCACAATGTAAAAAAAATTCTGCAGGATTAATTTTTACAAATTCTAAAAAATCTCTCCAATGCTCAGTAGTACCTTCTCCTACTCCGACAATATCTATAGTGTCAGAGCGTATAAGTTGTATTTTCATATCAGGATATGCAGCACGTAAAATAAGTCCAGTTGTTAAACCTGCTGTACCGCCACCTACAATTGTTACACTATCAATCATTTACTTCCTCTTGGTCTACATTAAAGTTAATACTAATTCTCACTTCATCTGAATTATTTACTTCAGTATAGTGTTTAATGTGTGCAGGAAAGAGTATTAAATCTTCTTCACTAACATATAATGTATGTCGCATATCATTTATTTTTCCTGCTTCAGAGTACGGATAATAATGTTGAGCATATTCGTTAGGATTAACAAATACAATATTACCTGCATCGCTATCATATTTTAAATAGTAACATCCTGCTAGTACGTGTGTACTGTGAGAATGTTCTAAAGTATAATCACCTTTATTATGTATGTTTGCCCACATAGATGCAATCTTAGGACGACAGCCTGGACTAAACCCTGCATTGTTCCAGTAATGTAAAAGGTGCTTGTATATTTCTGTTACTAGCGGTAAAAACAATTCTTCATTTTGTAAATCTCTATTTACAGAATGTGTGCTTTTGCCACCTGCTTCTAATGCGTGATTAGAATCTTTTACAGAATCAAATAAAGTCAATAAAAAGTCAAGTATTTTGGACTTTTCATTTTCTTCTAATTTTACTTCTGTTTTATAGGTACGAACAGGGAACATATCTAATAGCATATTATTACTTATTTAGATACAGTTCCCTGTACTTTATTAGTGATTTAGTCTGAAATCTTTTTACCGATTGTTTTAACTAAATTTGGTACTTCTCTATTAACAGTATCTGTCCAAGCAGGTGATTCTTCTGTACCCCAATTAATAGTAACACGAGAAGCTCTCATTTCACGTGCTTCTTCACTATTTGGTCCTGGTACAGTATTTTTCACTGCTGCAATGTGATCTTGCCAATTTGTTGTTCCATTTTGCATATCTTTAAACAACATATCAAGTTGCTCACCGATATCACCGTATGCGTTTCTTCTTAAAACACTGTATGATGGTGGTGCTTGAACATTTTGTTCCCACACACCGTTATGTAAAATCCAAGTATCATTAATATCATCAGATGCACAAGTTGTCCATCTTACTTTTGCGTCCGGACCTTCGTAAACTTCGAATTCTTCGCCCGGCTCGCAGATATGTTGAATACCACCTTGGAAATCTACTAATACACTTTTAGCCATAATTTATTACTCCTATTTGTAGTTCCATACTATGCAGATGCCTCTTCGGCCCGTTCCGCCACGTCTTCTACCACGTGGTGCACCAACTCCACCACTACCTGGTGATGCTTGGCCTTCACGTTGTGATGGTTGTGGGCCACTATCGTGAACACCAATACTAGAACCACCAAAATATGAACTGCCTCCTAAACCTCCTCCGTGGTGTGTATGTCCGCGTCCTCCGCCTCCATACTGGTTTAGGTTTCCACCGGATCCAACTCCGGGACGTCCACCTGAGTGTCCGCCAACACGTCTTGCTCCTTCGCCACCACTTGCTGATAGATAAGGACCAAAACTACTTGAACCACCGTTACCCGCTGAGTTGTGATAGTTTACACCACCACCTCCACCGTTAAGTGTAACGGAAACTGATGAAATACCTGTTACGTCAATTACTTCTTCTGCGTAACCGCCAGCACCTCCGGATTCACCGTGGCCTGTTCCACCGCCACCTGCTCCGCAGATCTGTACTCTAATTCTTTGTACGCCGGCCGGTCTGTTCCAAGTAGAATTACTTGTATAATAGTTAACACTTACTAAGTCTCCATAAGTGTAATCATAACCGTTTCCTGCGTCATTAATTTTTAAAACTTGGTTAGCAGCACCTAAACTAGATTTACCTGTACCACCACCTGATGGTGCTAGTGAACCTGTAACTGCTGCTCCTGTTAAATCAACACTACCTGCTGCAAATTTTGCTGCTGATAATCCGTTTGCTGGATCAATCTTAGCACCTGTTACTGCTCCGTCTGCAATGTTATCTGTGTCAATTGAAGAATCAATAATTTTGTTTCTGTTAATTTGTCCTGAGCCAATGTCTGCTGCACCAATAGTACCGTCAACAATACCAGCACCTGTAATTTTCTTTAGTCCTTCGTAACTTATTGCCATACTATCTGTACTCCCAAACCACTACCATTCCAGAACGTCCTGTACCACCTCTTCTTCTACCTCGAGGAGCACCTGTTCCGCCTGTTCCTTGTGATGCTTGTCCTTCACGTTGTGATACTTGAGGACCACTGTCGTGAACTCCAATACTTGATCCACCAAAATAACCATTACCGCCAGCGCCGCCACCGTGGTGTGTATGACCTGCACCGCCTCCACCGTAAATGTTTAAATTACCTCCTGAACCAATACCTGGGCGTCCACCTGAGTGTCCACCTACTCGTCTAGCACCTTCTCCGCCTGACGCACTTAAATATGGTCCAAATGATGTTGTTCCGCCATTACCAGCACTGTTATGGTAGTTTACACCACCTCCACCACCGCCAATGGAAATACTTACTGAACTAATACTTGATACATTTAGATATTCTTCTGCATATCCACCTGATCCGCCTGCTTCTCCGTGACCTGTTCCGCCACCTCCGCCGCCGATTACTTGTACTCTAATTCTTGTTACACCTGATGGTTTACTCCAAGTTGTGTTACTTGTGTAAACTCTACAAGCACTTAAACCTGTTTCGCCTGTAGTTGGATTACCACTACCGTCTGTTTTAATATTTCTTCTAGCAGATCCGCCGCTGTATGCTAAACCAGTACCACCTTTTGATCCTGAAAGAGCTCCGCCTACTTTACTTCCTGCTAAGTCAATACTATTATTACCTAATTTACTTGCTGTAATTGCACCGTCTGCAACATCACCTGTTGGAATACTTGCGTTTGCAAGTTTGGCTTCTGTAATTGCTCCAGTATCAAATTTTGGAGTATCAATTGTTGTTCCTGCAACGTCATTTGCAACAATAGTTGTATCAACTAGGCCTTCGCCTGTAATTTTTTGTAATCCTTCGTAACTAAATGCCATTATCTTAAACTCCAAACAACTACCATACCGGATTTTCCACTTGCACCTCTTCTACGTGCTTGTGGTGCGCCAACACCACCACTTCCGGGTGCTGCTTGACCTTCACGCTGTGATGGTTGCGGTCCACTATCGTGAACTCCAATGTTTCCTCCACCGAAATAACTAGTACCTCCGTGTCCTCCACCGTGGTGCGTATGGCCTGCGCCACCGCCTCCGTACATATTAATATTACCACTTGATCCAATGCCTGGTCGTCCGCCTGTGTGTCCACCAACACGTCTTGCACCTTCGCCACCACTTGCTGATAAGTAAGGACCAAAACTTGATGTTCCTCCATTACCTGCTTGGTTGTGATAGTTAACGCCGCCGCCTTGTCCGCCAATTGTTACACTAACTGAACTTACGCCTGTTACATCAATGATTTCTTCTGAGTAACCACCTGCGCCACCTGCTTCTCCGTGACCTGAACCACCTGCACCTCCACCAACTACTTGTACTCTTACTCTAGTACAGCCTGTTGGTTTACTCCAAGTACTGTTTCCTGTGTACACATTACACTGAATAAGTCCACTAAATCCCCATTCAAGTGCATTACCTGAATTGTTTACCATTAAAGTTCTATCAGCAGTTGTCGAAGTTAATGCCGTACCACCGTTGGCAACAGGTAATGTACCGGTCGGTATGCTGCCTGATAAACTAACTGCACCGTCTGCGATAGCAGTTTCAGTAATACTAGTATCACCTATTTTATCAGCAGTAATGTTTGCTGCATTAATTTTATCACCTGTAATATCTCCTGCTGCTACTGATGCTGCGTTAACTGCACCTCCAGCAAAATCATCACCTGTTAATGATGCATCAACAATACCTTCATTTGTAATCTTCTTAACACTGTTATAATTAAATGGCATTTACAAATTCTCCTATTAAATCGCCTCTACAAGCCAGCCACTTGCTGTACCTGAATAAACTAATGTAAAAGCCGCACCCTCTGTACTCACTGTCATAGTATCTGCATTACGCATAATCTTATGTGACCCAGGATCAACTGTTAAGTTGTTTGTTTGAAACGATCCATTTACATCAAAAATCTTAATGATGTCTCCTACGAAAGGGTTACCTGGTAGGTCTAATGTTGCTACACCTGACGAAGTATCTACAAAATAAATTTTGTTTGCTTCAATTGCTTGGCTAGCATTAATCGATTCCTGAGCGAAGAGTGAGGGAGGTACAACTCCTCTTGGATTTGCTTTAACTTCTCTTCCCATCTTTTCTCTCCTCGTTATACTGTTGCTGTTTCAATGCCGTATGCTACTGCACTGACGTTAATTGTGTCAGAACGTACAACTAAAACTTTGTTAGCGTCCATTACAATACCTGTACGCTCAATAACTGAATTACCAACTAACTCTGAATCAAATTCAATAAATTCATCATTTGCTGGTGTTGCACTTGCGGACACCGCCACTCTAATTTTTGCCGAACTAGCATTCCTATTACATACAGACAGTGTAATTACACTAAAAGTATCTGCTGGAACAGTGTACAGAGTAGTATCTGTAGCCGCTGCTAGATCTGCTGTTCCTAATCTTCCTGTTGCCATTTTACATTTTCTCCATTATGTTTTATGTTAAGAAGTAACTCCACGCTACTGGTAAACCACGCACACCGCCTTTAAAGTTCATATTTGCATCAACATTAATTGCCTGTTGTGTTGTAGTTGTTATAGCATCAGCAGCAATGTATATGAAACCTGCTGTAACACTATTTACGTTTAGTGATGCACCACCACCACCAATTTGTGAACTAATGTACGCTTTAATTGCTCTCTGCGTAGGTACAACACTATCACTATCTGCTGTAAAGAATGGATCTGTACTAAATTCGTCAATACTTGCTGATCCACCACCTAGTGTAACTTCACCCAGTGATAGTTCTTGTAGTCCTGCAATGTTAAATGCATCTGCATTCAATGTTGCAACACCAGTTGATTGTTCAATACTAAACAAGTCACCAACTCTAAAGTTACCGTCTTGGTCAGTAGCAGTGAAGAACACTCTACCACCATTACGCTCTCTAGTTTCATTGGACTGTATTGGATCCTGTAAAGGATCATTTGGATAGTTTGTTTCTGTAAACGATCCAGTACCAATGTCTAGGAAGTCGTGTCCTGTTAGACGTACTTGTGAGTATCTAATTCTTGTAGTAACACTTGTACCGTGCGGTGGAACATTAATAACTTTCATTTCTGGTGATATCTGTAAGAAACAAGTTAATGCACCATCGTTTGATCCAAGTAGTGTAACAATGTTAACCAACTTGAATGTTTCGTTTGGTAAGTGTCCAAATACAATATTTGATCCTGTTGGCGGAAGTGAACTTAATTGTCTAATTGCAATAAAGTTTCCGCTTTGGAAGAAGTCTGCATAACCATTACCGCCTACTAAGTCAGCACTTGCTGAAACGTATCCTGTACCTCTACTTCTTAATGAAGGAGTAGCAAGTACACCGCTTCCTGTTCTAACTTCGAATGGTAATGCATAAATCTCACTTGGATCTGTAATTGTCATTGTAGGTGCAGTATCATATCCTGAACCTGGTTCAGTAATACGAACTTCAAAGATTTTATTCTGAGCTACTCCAGCTCTACCTTTTGTAGTTGCACCTGTTTTAATTCTGTATACACCGTCGCCTGTATCTGTATCAATAATTGTCCAGTAACCTACACGCTGATGTGTACCAAATGCTACAGCACTAAATCCGTTTGATGTAACATCTCCAGATCCAACACCTTGCCAAGTAAAGTTAAAGCCATCTTGTGACATAGCAACGTATGAATAACCTTCGCCATCTTCACCTGTTTTGTATGCAGTAATCATAAACTGACCTTGGCCGTATGCAATTTTCTGCAATCCTGCTGGTGTAGTTGAGTCTGGTGAACTAATATCTTTGGATTTCCAAGTTGCACCTTTATCAATACTAACTGCAATTGTGCTGCTGTCTGTTGCTGTTGCAACAAAGTGGTTTTGACCAAATGCTATACTTGACCAAGCACTTGCTCCTGGTAAAGTAGTTACATCTACCCAGTTAAGTCCTGCGTCAACACTGTAAGCAGCAGTTGTTGTACCTGATTTAACTGCAATCATTGTACCTTGTCCTGCTGTAATTGCAGTAAAGCCTGTGCTGTTTAAAGTTCCTGTTACGTCCCAAACTTCACCGTCTAATGAAATCGCTACAGTTGTACTATCACTTGCAATTGCAATAAATCTTTGGTTGTAATTATCGTATGTTACGTCAATCCAACTTGCACTTGCTGGTAAACTAGTTGCTGTCCAAGTAATACCGTCTGCTGAGTAAGCAGCATTTGATGTTCCTGAAGCAACTGCAACTATTCTAGCAACCTTAGCAATGGATGATCCATCGTCAATTTTACCTGATGCCATTGCAGTCCAGTTAGAAGCACTTGGTAATGTTACTCCACTCCAAGTTTTACCGTCAACGCTTCTTGCGCCGCCTGCACTACCTGTTTGTGCTGCAACAAATGCACCTGCTCTACCGTAACCTGCTGTGTCAACTTCAAGGATTTCTCCTGTTGCACTATTAATTGCTGTTACTGTTAATGTAATATCGTTAACACCGTCAACACCACCTAACTGTGATCCTGTAATTGTTAAGTCTTCAAGTCTAGTATAACCAGTACCGCCTGATACAACACTAACTGAGTACTTCCATCCGTTTCTAATTACTTGGAAGGACGCACTTGTACCAGTGCCGCCTGTTGCTGTCGGTAAGTAAACATCAGCAGTTTCAATAAATTGTGCTGTTGTCCAAGTACCTGAACTTGGCATTGTACTAACTTCTGTTCCAAATCCTGGATCGCTAAACTGTATTCTAGGTTCAACAATGTATGTTGAAGAAGCATCTGGTGCTTGAATTGTAGTACCTGCTACAATGTGATCCCAGCCACTCGCGCCATCGCTTTCTCTAATTACTGCTGCAAGTTTTGTACCTGCATTGTATGCACTAATTAAACCAAACTGTCCAACACCTGCACCGCCTGTAACATATACTTTCATTCCAACATATGCTGAGCTAATTTCTGCATCAGTTGCTGCAAGTGTAATTGCACTTGTAGTACCACCCTGTGCTGTGTTAGCGTTACTTACGTAACCAAATCCACCAAAGTTACCAACTACTTCTGGAGCATTAGCACTATCGTCTACGTTGTCTTGTAAGAAAACACTGTGTACAGCGTTATCTCTAAACTCGTCAACAATTGCTGCTGCGCCTGTACCAGCACCTGAAATTAGGAACTCGCCTTCTTCGTAGTCAATACCAGCATTTTCAAATTCAAATGCGTAAACTTCTTCTGCATTGTCTGTTGTAACGTCTTTAACTGTTGCTTCATACTGGAATTTGTTATCTACTATAGCAGTTTGTGGTGTTTCTGAACCATCAAAGCCTTCTGCTACTGAACCAAAGTCACCGTATGAGTTGTTACCATTTGTACCTCTAATTCTTCCACCTTCAGTTGACAAGTAACCAATGTGTGAGTAGTAAGTAAACACTGATACAAGCTCTGCTCTACCATTGTTTGCTACCCAAGCACCAATACCGTCGGATATAACCTGTGTAAAGTCGTTGGATACAATCGAATCGTTACCACCGTTGTGTAAAGCACCATCAATCTTTTGACCGATACCACCGTTACCAAACGTTGTATTGTTTTGTACATATGGAGAACGTTCTGTAATCCATACTCTGTAATCTTCTGGACCCCAACCTGGATCAAGTGAACAATAAGCACCACCTGATACACGACTTGTTCCGTAAGTATTTGGAGCAAGTAAGTCACCATTCATACCTTTTAATGTTTGGTTTCTAATACCTGTACCGTTACGCAAGTAGTATAAGTCTTCTTCTTGTGATCCGTTTACAGCATTACCATAGTATCTTGCACATAGTAATGTTTTGTAGTTACCTGGATATGAAATATCATAAATTAATGCTTCTAATATTTCTCCAATGTCTCTTTCACAAGATGCACTGTTGTATACTAACTTAACAGTTGCTGAACCTGTGTCATCTACCATTACTCTAGCAGTACCATTTCTTTCATTTGAAATAGTAAACTTAGTTGCACTTAAAATGTTTTGTACATAGTAAGTTACACCTGCTTTAATACCATCTGATTCATCAGCAAGTGACGGAGCACCAACAATTGTTCCTTCGAATTGAATTGCTGTGTTTCTCTGTAACCAACTTGTACTACCAATTGTAATACTGTTGTCTGATGCTGTTGTTGCTGTAACAGTTTCTTTGTAAGTATCTGCAATGTATGCTGTTGATTCTGCAACAATAAAGTCTTTGTTTCTTAAAATCTGTGTAGCAGCGTGATGTACATTTCTGTAATCTGATACACATCTACTGCCTTCAGTTGATCCACTGTAAATCACATCAAGTAAATCTTCCATCAATGTTTCAATACGTGCTTCTGCTGTTGCATCACCTGCAACACCATCCATATAAGTTTTTAAGAAATCAAATGCAGCAATAGTTGCTGTTTTTTGACCTTTATCATATACATCACTTGCAGTACTTCTTAAGTAAGCGTATGCTGCTTTAAGTGTTTTGTGATTACTGTTAAACATAAAGTCAAACATTACTGCTTCAGAAATTAATCTAGCATCACGTTTACACTTGTCAGTGTCATATGTTAAACTTGGATAAGTTGCTGCTAAGAAGTTGCTCATAGCAGTAACCATTGTTTCTTGTGCAGCATCTACGTTTTGTGCTGCTGTAATTAATGCAGTAGTAGTTGAAACAGCATTTGTTGCTGCTGGTTCTTGTACAACGTCTGCAATGATTGCTAAACCGCTACCATCACTTAAACTTGCTGCACTGCCATTAAACACTGTTGATACAGTTAATGTCGCTGCTGCTGGAGTACTAACTACCCAATATTTTTGTCCTGCTGTTAAACCATTACCAGTTGTTCTAGGTGTAAACGAATCTCCTGTGCTTAAACCGTGTGCTGATGCAGTAGTAATTACGTTTGATGCAATGCTACTTACACTTACACTTGGTGCACTAGTTGTTGCGCCACCACTAATTAAGTCAATAATAATATTCATTAACTCAACAACTCTGTCTTTTGCTGCTGTAGACGCTGCTGTACCAAATTTAAATTGTGCTACAGTAGATTGTCTTGATGTAGCAGTTTGATCTAGCACAATATTTGCTAAATGATCACGCATAAATTGATATGCTGCTACAGTCGCAGTAGGTTCACTTGAATCTGCTCCAAAGTTACCAGCGTATGGTCCGCCAGGTCCATCATAGTATGCTAAACCAGCTCTAATTGCTTGACTGTTACCGCCATATGTCATATCATATGTAAGTGCGTCAATCAAATAACCAACATCTTGTTTACATTTTGTTCTGCTGTATTTTAATAATGGATATTCAGCAGTAATAAATGCTGTAACTTCTTCTTGTAAGTATTTTTTGTTTTCAACAAGTTGTGTTCTTGCATTTCCATAACCAACCAAGTAACTAGTGTTGTAACCTGTTGGGTCTGTTCTGAAACTGTGTGCAAAATTACCAACTCTAAAATCACTTTGTTGAATTAATGCACCCATTAATCTATCAACAAAGTTCTTTTCTGGTGTATCAGCAAATGGTACTGCAATGCTTTGTGATTCTGCATTACCTGTTGTAGGAGTTACAGTTGCTCCTGTAACCACACTTTGTATCACACCGTTTAAGTGTTTGTATGTTTCGATAGAATATTTTGCATCTGTAGTATGAGTTGTACCAGTATCCATAGTTACTGTAGTTGAACGTACTTCTTCACCAATTACACAAGTATTTTCTGGAACCATAATTGGTCCTACTTCAGTGTATAAACCTGTTTTTACTTTTACAAGTGAGTTAGGCATATATCTAGCAGGTACTCTTGAAGCATCTTCATCTTCAAGTGCATTCAATACAATAGTAATAAGTGCAGTTGACTTTGTCAAAACACCTGATTCTGCTGCAATTGTAGCATCTTTGTGTTGTGCAACAACTGAAGTTGAATTATCACCGTTTGTAGTTTGATAATTTACTGCTGGATCTGTTTGTGCAAAAACGTGTCCTACAACTGTAAGCATATATTGGAATGCAGCAATGTGCTGATCTTTTTGATCACCTAAAAGTGGATTCGCTACAGATTCTGACTCGCTTAATGCTCCGACATAACTGTTAGCAGCACCTCTTGACTTAACGTTACCGCCATTACCAAGGTCATAAACTAGTGCATCAACAAGGAAGCCTGTATCTCTTTCACACTTTACATCATCATATGTAAAGTTATACCAAATGCTTGTAGCATCTGGTGCTGTATTTGTAAAGTATTCAATTTGATAGTCAATCCATTCTTGAACTTCTCTTTGAATGAAGTGTCTATTCTTTCTTAATAAATCTTTTGCATTAGGGTTTAAAGCACCTTGATCAATTTGATGACAAGCATAACGTATACTTGCAAATGGTTTATCAACTGTTCCACCTGCTAATGGATATGGTTTATCTTGTCCGTGTTCTGCTACCCAGTATACATAATCACTTTGTCCAAGTAAAGCCCACTCTGGATATTCTGCGCCAGCACGTAGTACTTCACCTTCTTGTCCAATTGGAAGTCTAGTAACACCAGAACCACCAAAGTATACTAAGTCACCTTTTGTAGTAAGGATACTTGTTTCAGAACCTGTAATTAATTGATTCCAATAACTACCTGTAATGTCTAAATCTGGTCTTGAGTTAGCAGCACCGCCACCTTCTCCACCAATAGTTGAGTCAGTGTCACCTTCTGAACGGTGTTTCTGTACACAAATAAATGCGTTGTCGCCTAATTTAACTGCGTCACCAACTTCATACTCGCGGTCATCAGTCCAATCACCCTGCCAACTAATACCTTCGTTAAGTTTATTCCAGTAAGTTGTATTTGTAGGATGAGCAGCGCCTGTACCTGTCATAGATCCAGTTGCTGTTGTAGGAGTAAATACTGATCCTCCTAATGTTGTTGAAATTGTAAATGTTGTTCCTGAGTCTACAGTTTTAACATAGTACGTTCCACCTGGGAATACGTTACCAAATGTTGAACCACTAAATTGAATTACTTGGTTAGCAATTAATCCTGTAGTATCTGCTGCTGTAAACTGGTTGGTACCGTTATCAGTTGCTGTTACAGTCATTGCAATTGCAGGACTATCTTGTACAGCTCTATATGTGTAACCGTTAAGTGTTACTACTTCACCAATTTTATAACTTGTAGCAATTGCCCAGTTGTTTTGATATGCAAAACCTGTTGCAAATAAATCCCAATCGTCAGCACTTGCAGGAGGTGTTGCGCCTGTGCTAATTCTTTTAGCAACATACGAATTACCACCATATAGTACTACATCGCCTGTTTTGTATTCTGTAGAAGCATTATAAGCATTTTCAAAATTAAAGCCTTCAACAAAAGCATCCCATCTAGCACTATCTGTGGCAAATGCTGCTGATGCTGTATGATGTTGGCCTGCTTTTACAACGTAAAGATTAGCACCATATTTAACTACATCATATTCTTTGTATCTTGTACCAGTAACCCAGTCACCTTTATAATCAATACCATCATTATATTTGTCCCAGTTACCAATGTCTGCTTCTAAACCGTCGGCAGTAGTTGCGGCAGATGCGTGTCCAGTTGAGCAGAGATATGTGTTTCCACCATATTTAACTAGGTCATTTAACTTATAACGAGTTCCAACTGTCCAGTTTCCTTTCCAATCAGTTCCTTCTGCATAAGTTGTCCAACTTGAAGAATCATCTTCAAGTCCAAGGGCAGTTGTTGCGGCAGATGTGTGTGCGGTATTTGCAATGTACAAATTCCCACCATATTTTACAACATCATTAATTACATAATCTGTTGCAATAGTCCAATCCCCTTTCCAGGATTGACCATCTGTCATTTGGTTCCATTTACTTGGAACTACATTTAAGTCCGTATAAAAATCGCTGTTGGCGGTATGACCAACTGCACAGATGTAAGTACGTCCTCCGTACTTTACAACATCATCTTTGTAGTATGTCGTGGCACCTGCCCAGTCCCCTTTCCATACAAATCTAATTCTACCTAGTTTAAACTCTGCCATTATCTACTCCGTAGTGTACATATATTTATGTTATTCTCTATTCTTAAATGATCTAAAGAACATACTTTGTGCTAACATACTGCCTTGAATGCCAGCCTTTTCTCCTTTAAAATCCATTACAACAGGAACTTGAACTGTCAAGTTTGCCGAGTTGCCAATGAGATTTGGTCCTATTTTAACCGTACCTGCGATGAAGCTCGCTGTTAACAAGTCTGCACCACCAACATTTAGTCTGTTAGTCAAGTACGCTTTAATTGCTCTTTGTGTTGGAACAATATTGTTTGAGTCTGCTGTGAATAATGGATCAGTACTAAATTCTCTAATTACTGTTCCAGTACCACCAACTCTAATTCCGCCTAGTGCTAGTTCTGATAATCCATTAAGATCAAAGAAGTCTGCACTAATTGTTACGATACCAGTTGCCTGTTCAACTGCAAATAATTCACCACATCTAAAGTTACCTGATTGGTCAGTACTTGCATAGAACACTCTACCACCGTTTAATTCTTGTACTTCGTTTTCTGGATATGATAGGTAATTTTGCGTATACAACTGTGGATAGTTTGTTTCTGTAAAGTTACCTGTACCAATGTCCAAATAGTCGTGTCCTGTAATACGACACTGACTGTATCTTGTATTAATTGTTACACCTGTATCATTAACAATATCATTTTCAATCTTTAAGTCAGGTGTTACACGGAATGTTAACAAGAAGTTTCCATCTTCTTGTTGACCTTCATTTTCAATTGCAACAACTGTGTATAGTTCAGGATTGTCAGTAAGTCTTAACTGCGCACCCGGACCAATTACTTTAGGCATATCTTTAACTGTAATAAATTTACCTACTGGTGTAATATCAGCAAAACCGTCACCTAAAATAGTAACCGATGTTGTTGATGTTTTATATTGTGTACCTCTGTTAATCCAACTTGGTTGTGCAAGTACTCTATCTGCAATTCTTGTAGTATCAAGTACAAGTTCACCTGTGTTGTTAGGATCAATAACATTGTATGTAGGTCCTGTAGCAGGATATCCACTACCTGGATCAATTAAGTTAACTGATGCAATTCTACCTGCATTAACATTTGCTCTACCAAATGCTTTTCTACCAGTAGTAACTAACAAGTGTGTAGTTGTTACATCTTCGTTTAGAATTACCCAATGACCTTTTCTGTTGTCGCCACCGTCGCCTGTTGTTACATCTGGATTACCAAATGCAAGTTGACCCCAGTTACCTTCTGATATAACTGTTTTCTTAGTCCAATAAATTCCATCTTCTGATTGGTAAATGTAATCTACAGGTCCTAATGTTGGTTCACCTGCAATTTCTTGTCCATTTGTATCAACTGTTGCAATAAACAAACCTTGTCCATATGCTAAGTCATTCCAATCAAGTATTGTTGAACCATCTGGTGTAGGCATAGTCGCTGCTTGCCAAGTTTCACCTCTAGTATAACTGTATGCAACTTCACCTGTTGGTGCAATTGCTACGAATCTGTTATTACCATATGCTAATTTAAACCAATCTTTCTGTGAACTGTCTGCAACTACGTCCATAATAACTGTTGTCCAGTTAATTGTTGAACCGTTATATTCACCGTATGCTGCTATGTTTTGCGATTGTGAAATTGCAACAAATCTTCCTGAACCATATGCTACTTGAGTCCATTGGTCGAACGTTGAGTCACCACCTGCTGGAATATTTGCAAGTGTCCAGGTTGTTCCTGTTTCACTAAATGCTGCATAACCACCTGTCTTAGATACAGCAACAAATATGCCGCCGCCAAATGTAATACTTGACCAATCAGCACTAATTGGTAATGTGTATGCACCCCAAGTGTTACCGTCTTCTGATACAGCAACTTCGTTGCTTAATTCTTTAATTGCAACAAATCTATTGTTACCAGCAGCAATTGTATGCCAATTTCCTGAACTTGGTAAGTTAGAAACATTCCAGTTTGTACCATCGTTTGACCAGTTTACTGTCGAACCTGTACTTGCAACTGCAACATATCTACCACTTGCGGCTTGTCCTTCTGCACTAAAAGTAACAATGCTGTTTGTACTATCATTTGAAATACTTGTTACAGTAATTGTAATGTTATTATCGTCATTACCAATTAACCCTGTGCCTTCTAATACAATTGTGTCTCCAACTGTGTATCCTGCTCCGCCGGAGTTAAGTGTTACAGTGTAATCTCTACCTTCTTTCAACACGTTAAATGTTGCAGTAGCAGGAATAACATCAACTGTTGTTCCGTTACCTGGATCACCTACTACGTTTGTAAATAATTTTCTTGTTTCTCCAAATGTAATATCACCCCAAGTTGTTCCTGCTGTCAAACTCATTGTTGCAGAAGCAAACGGTGGTGGATCAAATACTACTCTTGGTTCAAACAAGTAAGAAGAAGTAGTTGTAATTAAACTTACTGGTGGTGTACCAGGAATAATATGATCCCATCCGTCTTCACCTGTAGTTTCTTTCTTAACTTGTAATTGTTTTGTTAAACTATTGTATGCTTTAACTTCACCATACTGTCCTGTACCAGGACCTGATGTAATAATAATTCTTAAACCTAATAAGTTTGCTTCATCATTGTCGTCCTGTGCTGCAAGTTGGATGCTAGTTTCGTTACCAGACTGTGCGTTGTTACCAATAAGTGTAAATCCGCCTCCACCTGCTGCTGCTGATGCTTCACCTGTAACAATTCTTGCTTCAAATAATGCATCATCTCTAAATTCTTCTTGTACAACTTCAACATCTGCACCAGAACCAATAAATGTATAATCTGCTGATGTGTAATTTTGTCCACAGTGTAAAAACTCAACTGCTAAAATTTCATCATTTACTTCACCTGCAAATGCACGTTGTACAGATGCTTGGTTATTTCTAGTGTTTACTTTTGCAATTACAGGAACTTCAGTTGGATCAGTACCGTCTGCTAATGCTCCAATAAATCCGTATGAGTTGTTACCGTTAGTTGCTCTAATAACGCCGCCGTTTTCTGCAAGGTAACCTACTTGACAGTAATATGTAAACACTGATACAAGTTCTGCTCTACCGTTGTTTAAAACGTGTGCGCCTATACCATCACTTAAAACTTGTGTAAAGTCGTTGGATACAATAGACTTATTACCACCGTTGTGCAACGAACCGTCAATTTTTTGTCCTGTACAATTATTACCTTGATTGGTTACGTTTTGAATGTAAGGAGATCTATTAATAATCCAACATTCTTCGTGTGCAGGTCCCCAACCTGGATCAAGTGATACACAAGATGGTCCAGTTGGTCTTTGATATTGTTCAAAGACGTTTGGCGGATTAAGTGTTCCTGTTAAACCTTTGATAGATAAGTTTCTAACACCGCAGGTATCTCTAACACGGAACATATCTGTTAATGCACTTCCGTTAATTTTGTTTGAATAGTAAAGTGCTTCTAATTGTGTTTTGTAATTAGAAGTGTATAATAAATCCCATTTGATTGCAATTACGTATCTTTCAATATCATAACCTAAATCACTAGGTTGTACATAGTCTGAATAAAACGCTGTCATATAAGCAGCAGTTTCTGCTGCTAAAAATGCTTTATTCGCTTCTAAAACTCTATTTGCATTTACAATTGCTTCTGCTGATGAAGCAGCATTTTCACCGTACTTCGCAGGTGCATCACCTGAACCTACTACAGCATATGTGTAGTACGTTACAAAGTCAGTTAGAATACTATCTACTCTATCTGCCGTTGCTGCATCACTAAAAATAGGAATATTTGTAATAATAGGATCTTCAACACCTACACCACCACCTGATATTTCTTGATCAATAATAAACACTTGTTCTTGAGTGTTTCCTGCTGTCTTAGAAACATTTTGATTTAACAATATCTGTCTAATCACTTGTTTCAAGTGTGTAATAATTGTACCTCTACTTGTAGTATCAGCACTTGTCAATGTTGCTGTTGCCGGACGAACAGTGCTTGAACGTAGTTCGTCGCCAAGTACAACTGTTTTCTTAGGAACAATAAGAGGTAAAATTTCTTCAAATTTTCCTGTTGTAAGTTGTACAGTTTTAGTTGTGTCTTGTCCATCGTCTGCAATTTCTAATGCAAATCTAATTGTTTTAACAGGTTTCTGAATATCAATACCTGCGTCTGGATCTGTTGTATCGTCAACACCTTTGATTGGGTCAACGTGAATAATTTTTGGAATACGTCCGTACAGATCATAATCTGCTGTGTCGTCATTTTGTACAGTTAGGATATTTCCTTCTAATCCTTTTGCAATATTAGTTGCACCTAAAGTAGAACCGTCCCCAACGTTTGCTCTTGCAAGACCAAAAGATAATAAATCACCAGGATTAACTAATCCTGCTTGACTTGAACCTTCTAATAATGTATCCCAGTACTGATAACCTTCACCGTTATCTCCTGGAAAGTTCATTGCGCCTTCTGCATTAGATGCTACGTGTTCAAAGTTACATTTGTATGCACTACCTTTGTAAGTTACTACATCACCAACTGCATAAGTTTGATTTTCTGTCCAAGCATTTTTAAATGATTGTCCTGTAACTACAATTTCCCAGTTACCTGCATCTAAATAATCTAATGAACTACCGTCTGATGTTGTATCTAATAATGCAACATATGTATAACCGCCACGTCTTACAACGTCACCTGTTTTATATTGTCCTGTTGGTGTCCAGTCGCCTACAAGTTTCATTCCTTTATGAATGATAGCCCAATGTACTGTATTGTCGCCTACTTGATAAATCGAATCGCTTGGAATCTGTCCTATATGATTTGTTAACGCTTGGTAAACATAACCACCGTGCATTACTAAGTCACCTACTGCGTAGTAATCTTCTAATACCCAAGCGCCTTTTGCTTTTCCGCCTGGTATCTCAGTTGCAAAATTTGCATCGTCTAAATTAGTTGTTGCTGTATGTCCTGTAGTTACACGTAACAAACTACCACCATAACTTACTAAATCGTTATACTTGTATCTGTAACCATCAGTCCAGTCACCTACATAACCTTTTAGTTGTGTGTAAATTTCCCATTTCGCTTGATCTGCTTCTAAGCCGTCTGCTGCTGATGCCGCTGCTGTGTGTCCAGTAATACATTTGTATACTGTTGCGCCATACTTAACTAGATCACCGATACCATATACTGCACCTGCTGTCCAAGCACCGTCCCAATCAACAGTAGTTGCATAAATTGCCCAGTTAGAAATGTTTACATCAAAATCACTTGTTGATGTATATGCAGTTGTGTTTATCCATAAGTAACCGCCGTATCTTACAATATCACCTGGATAGTAATCTGTACTTCCAGCCCAATCACTTCGCCAGTTTTGACCTTGAGTCATTACTGTCCAAGCCGGTGTTGCAAATGTTTCACCCGGTGGTGTAAAAATTTGATCTGTGTTAAAAGTTGAACTTGAAGTGTGAGCTCTAATAGCAATATATGAACTACCGCTATATTCTACAACGTCATCTTTGTTGTATGCAACAGCACCACTCCACGCACCTTTCCACGTATACCTAATTCGACTTATTTTAAACTCTGCCATATCTTAATCCTAATCGCCTGAAAGATTAGCAGGGAAAGTGTAATCCTGGTTTACTCTTTGTACTAACATTCCTTCATCGTCCACGTAATATAATATACTTCTTTGATCCCATTTGTATTGTGGGTATTTCATATTTGCAAAGTTTGGCTCGTGATTTTCAGCAATACCTTCAAAATAATCAATACCGGGTTCAAAGTCCTCAAATGTTTGCTCAGGCGGTCCAGGTAAGTTGATATCAATTGAATCTTTATCTTTCAATTGATCGCTTCTTAATAAAAACAGTTCGCCGTCTGCGTTTCTTCTGATAGCGTAAAAATATCTAGGGCTATCGCCTAATGATTCATCTGGTGATTGTCCAAAATAATATGGGCTCGGCATAATTTTCCTCCTACGATATCTCTACGTAACTTATTACTACATCAACACTGTCATCAGTGTCTGATTCTATTCTTAAACCTGCTGTGGCTGGTAAAATTAATCTTTCACCTTGTGTCACAACTTTTGCACTCGACGCCGGAGGTATAGGTACTGATCGTACATAGTTTCCTTGCGTAGAATTCTCATCAATAACATAGACATTAACAACAACAGTATCATAATCTGATGTATTCGCTAAATTACATCCTACAACAGTTGCTCTAACTCCTTCAGGAATTTGCAACACATCTACTGGTTCTGTGCCTACGTTGTTTATTACTGCGTTTTTAAATACTGTTGGCATATCTTTTTATCCTAACATTAGTGCAAATGACGCTGCAATATCATTCGCTACAATTTCTGATACCGCACCTGAAGCACCTGCTGGTGAACTCCAAGCACTACCATCCCAAATCTCTAAAGACTTAGAATTAGTATTGTATCTTGTCATTCCAAGTACTGCATATGCAGTTGGTCTTTCAGCATTTGTACCTCTTGGTGGAACAAAGCCGTTGTTTGTATCAATTTTAAAATAACCTGTTCCTGTTTGCAAAATCTGTGTAATTGCATTATTAGAAACATTTTCAATAACATTATCAGTTATTTTAAAATTACCTAATCTTACACCGCCGGCTCCATTACCGTCAATATGTAAGTCTAATCCTGTAGTAGTAGTTATCTCATTATCGCGAAACATTAAATTTCCTACATCAAGCGTAGGCACATTTAGCGTATCTGCGTAAACGTCATTCACATACATTGATCTCCATCTAAATGATGGGCTACCTAAATCAAATGTAACATCTTGTTCTGGAATCAAATTACTTTTAATTGCAGCATTAATAGTAATTGAGTCTGTAATACTGTCACCAAATGTAATATTACCTGCAATAGTTACATCGCCGTCTACTGATAAATCACCAGTAATATCTACATTTCCATTAATAGTTGTATTTGAATGTACTTCAAGTATACCTGCTCCGTTTGGTCTAATTTCTAAATTAGAATTAGATACAATAGTTTGGATAGTATTGCCTGAAATTTCAAAATCATCTACTTGTAATTTACTGTTATAGACAACAGGATCATCACCTGATGGTGCAAAACTAATTGTATTAAGATCGCTGGAAATAGTGTTACCAGTAATGTGTAAATTACCGATATCTAGTTGATTGTCTACTCTAAGTGTTGTTGTGCGTGTTGTTCCACTAACGTCTAAGTCAGTTGTAGGAGATGAGTTGTTGACACCAATGCGAGCATTGTTTACATCAATATACAAAATATCTGGGTCTGTTGCTCCATTTCTGAAAGATAAATCTACGTTATCTCTAACCAGATTTGCTTTCAAGAGCGGCCCACTTATACGACCTATTGCCATTTGCTCTCCTTAACACGGGGATCCTGTCCCTCCAACTACCTTACATTGCGAGTTGACCACAGTAAAAGGTTAACGTTGGTCTTCGTTAACAATAGTATTTAGCCAAAAGGAAAAATTAGCCGAGTATAAGGCTGTATTCGTTACCTAAATCTTCCATAAGATTAATGTCTACTTCAGCACCACCACCTGTTGCAACCCTATATCCTGCTGTAGTTTGAGAGCCTACTGTAAGGGTAACATCGTTGACAGCATCTGTGCCGCCTAGGAAAACTGCTCCTGAAATAGTAATGGAATTAGTTGCATTATAACCAATTCCTTCTTCGGTAATTTCGACGCTTAGAACGCCTGATGCAATAGTTAATCTACACTCAAACCCATTACCAAAACCGTTGGTAGATGTAGGTCCACTATTAATAATTTGATCTACTAAACCTGATATATTGCTACTTGCAATTGTTACTGCTTCAACTTGTCCGGCAAAACACTCTAAACGCTGTCCGTCAGTATTCCATCTTGTATCGCCAATTTCTGGTACACTAGGTCTAGTGCTATCGTCACCTGCTGGAATCTTAAATGCATTTGTACCCATAAATCTAAGATATCCAATTCCTGTATTACGCATTTTGACTGGCTCAGTTGCTGACATATTTGTTATATCATTGTTTTGAAAATCAAACCCTTCAATATGTGTAATACCTGTATCAGGCGAAAGGAAAAAATCATCATCTGATTGTAAACCAAATAATTGATTGCTTACACCATTTAACCACATCTGATCACTAACTTTAACTGCATTAGGTCTGTTAGTTTCAACATTTGTTAAGTCTGGTGTATACATACTGTTCCATCTTCTTACAGTACTATCAACAATATTTCCTGTACCAAAATCATACTGGTCGTCATCGCCTGGAATAATTGATTGTGAAAAATCTGGAATAATTTCTATAGTGTCGCCACCAGGTGTATCTGGATTGTAAAGTTCGTCACCTAAAATTATATTTGAATATTTTGTAAGATTACCATCAACTGTTACATTACCTGTAACATTCATATTACCTAAAAAACTTCCTGCTGATTGTACGTCTACAATACCTGTGCCACTTGCACTTAGTTCTACTGCTGTTGCTGAATTATTACTGCTTATTACATTGTCAGTAAACTGTAAATCGTCTGTACGCATACGTTCCATTACAATAGTACCCATACCGCCATTTAACATAATGTTGATAGGTCCTACAACGGAACTAAATTTTGCTGTATCTGCGTCAACAGTTACATTATCTATTTTTGCATTTTGTGTTACAGAAGCATTAGTTGTCTTTACATCTGTTCTTACATCTAAATCATATAAAGGAGCGTCAGTCTTAATACCTATAAGACCGTTTTCAACATCAAATTGTAATATTGGTGTTGCATCAAACGTAGTATTTTTAAAAGCAAGATTTACTCCTTCTCTTGTAAGAGTAGAGTTGAGTAAGTGTCCGCCAATTCGCCCCAATTGAGCCATCTACTTCTCCTTAGTTTGCAAATCCAAAAAATACTGTAATATTTTTACTAAAAGGTACTGGACTAGTAAATTTTAAATACCAACCATCTGCATATGGTGCTCCAGGTCCTGATAAACTTCCGCTTGAACTTTGTTCTAGTGTAAAGTTAGTTGTTGGAATTTGCATTACGTTTTCAACAAGCACAATAACATTATTTGCACTTGCAGGAATATTTGCTAAAGGACCAAATACTGTTTCAACAGCATCGCCAGGACCAAAAGATTCAATGCTAATTGCACTTGCACCTGCTGCTCTAATTGTTTCCCAATTGTTTCCAACATATCCTTCAATTTCGTTTGTATCTGTATTATAACGAATTGACCCATTAGCATCTGTAGGTTGTCTCACGCCAGACACTTGTGGTCTTTGTGCTGTTGTGCCTTTAGGCATTAACAAAGCACCGTTTGCATCCATCACAACTCGACCATATGGATTTACACTAATAGTGTTATCGCTTGGACTGTACTTTGATGTATTTTGTGCTTTTAAAAACTTCATTATCTATCCTTCGTTTGGTATCATTACCCTGTCAATATTACGTGAACATACTTCTACTACTTTGTAATTTAGTTCCTCAATAGCATATTCTAAAGCAAACTTTTGCCAACTAAATCTTTCAGGTAATGAAGTATCCCAACTAGCATCTTCTACAATTAAAAGAGGCTTATGTTTTTTTATTGTTTCTGTTGCTCCTACAAGCACATCCCAGTCTCCGCCATCACAATCAATCTTAATGTAATCTATATTTTCAAAATCAAAATCGTCAATTGCATAGTAAATTTGACTAGGGTGTATTTTTGCTCTTAAACGGAACCTCATTTTTTCTGCTTCTTGTCCTACTGCACAATGAAAGTGTGTTACTTTATCTTGTGCTACATTGTAGGGAAAAAACTTTCTACATCTTTGATCAAAACAAAATACGTGTTCAAAATCGTGTTGTAAGTATCTTGAAAATTCACCGTCTCTACATCCAATATCAATAGCATTACGATAATTTTTAATGTAAGGCTTGCTTAATATGTATGTTTGCTTACAGTGATGATCTGGGAACTCCTTAATACCATCAGGACTATAAAAGAAGTCAGTATCAAACCATTCAGGTTTATAACTCCAAGTGTCCCAATGTGTGGCTTCTAATGGATATCCCATAATAAATCCTTAAACCGGTAACGTACTAATAGTTACAGCAAGTAATCCTGAAGCACTAGTTGCTACCCAAACTTCATCCCCTTCGTCTAAAACAATTTTTTCATCGCTGAAAAATACTGTTTCTCCTGCTGGCACTGTTAATCTACTTACAACAGTGTTTGCAGCACTAGGTGAATCACCGCTAGGAACAATATGAATAGTTGCAACAATTGTGTTAACTGATTCGTCAGTAATATCAAGTGTACCTGTATTACATAACGCCATTGTAGTAATAGCATTACGCTGTCCTGTAACTGCACCGCCAATCGGTGCGCCCGTTGTACTACTTGTAAATACCTTAACCGGAACTGTTACGTCTGTTGATGTGCTTAATGTATTTGTTATCATCTCTTTATCCTAAAATAGCATACTTAATAATAATGCTTTGTTTTTACTTATCAATTCGTCACTAACACCATTGGAGCCTACGAACACAATCCCTGACCCGCCTATGCCTGGAGTACAAGCGTGTATAATAGTAGAACCGTTTACAAATGCAGGTGTTACAGCAATCTCTTCTAATTCAATTGCATAGTTAGTTTGTAATTTACCTGTTCCTTGTGTTCTTACAAACACGTTAGCGTTTGTATCGTTATTTGTAAGTTCGTTACCTATAATTTCTATATCTTGAATTACAGTTCTATTTGTGTAAAATTGTGTATTTAAAATACCGTCAACTAAAACTGATACTCCACTTTCTCCAAATGTACTGTAACCTGTTTCATCTTCTAAATATTGTAATGAACCAGTTACGTCTTTCTCACTAATGATAACTCTTGTGTTGTCATCAATAATTTGGAATGTTGGATTATCTCTAATGCTGTCATCAACATATTTTTTGTTAGGAATATCGTCATCGTCTGTAATTTGTTGTTCGTAATTTGTTGTACCGCTAACTTTAACAACACCGCCACCGGTACCAATAAGTGTTAAATCACCTGAGTCTGTATCTGAATTAGTTAAAATACTTCTAAGTCTTAATTTAGACGTAGCATAGTTAACTGCTCCGCCTTCAACAGAGCCTATAGCAATATTAAATGCATCATCATTTTCGTCATAAAAGAATGATACTGGTTCTGATGTACCTCTATCAATTTCTAAACCTGAATATCTTAATGATACTCCTGCGCCTGTTTCACCAACGTTTAATCTGATGATATTATCTTGAACATCTAAGTTTTCTGCACTAACAGTAAGTGTATCACCTTCAACAACAAGGTTACCTGTAACTTTAATCTGGCCTATTCTTGGACCAGTATCAAGAGTAATAACACCACCTTCGTATGTCTTTATAGTGTAGTCACCGTTAGTTTGTAAAAACTGTGCCATCTATATTCCCTTTAGCAAAACTATACGTTGAGATGAATCATCATCTACTTCCCAACTATAATTTTTATTTGTAAAATCTTTCATCACGTTATCAACTATTTCTTTTATAAAAACCCAAACACTTGATTCTAAAACTAATCCGGATAATGACATTTCATTATCTTCTAGTTCGCTTACTTGTTTTTTAACAAGTTTACAAATGCCTACGTTGCCTTCTCTATCTTCTACCTTAAACTCTGAGTTTGAAATTTGTGCTAAGACGTTACCGTTATGGCACGCCTTAGCACTTTCAATTTTAACCGAAACAACCAAGTCTTTTAGATTTTTTAAAAAATCCCAAAATACATTAATTGGTGGTTCCATCCTCAGTTATCCTTAAGCGTCTTCAGTGAAGTCGTCGTCATCAGTACCAGTTAAGGTATTGTCATCACCTGCTTCTTCAACTTGTGCTGCGCCATCTGAAGTAGATGTTGCAAAGTTCCAAGGAACAGTCAAACCGTCATATGCGTTTGAACCTGTTGCTGTAGGTGCTGATAGTGTTGCTTTCTTTCCAGCAATTTTACTTACTAGATAAGTTTCACTGTCGTCCATTTTAAACGAAATACACATTTCACCTGCTGCTAAGTTTGCTGGCAATTTACCAGTTGTTAGTACACAAGTATATTCGCCTGCTGTTTCAATTTCTTCGCATACAAATTTCTTTGAACCTTTTTGCTTTACGATATAACCTTCTTTAACTGCTGTGTCGTTATGAAAGTTTACTTTGATTTCAGATCCAGCCGCTGTTGGCTCTCCGAATAATCTTTTGTTTAGTGGTCTTCCCATTTGTTTTCTCCTATATAAGTAGTCCAATCCGGGTTCTATCCGGTACGCTGTGGGTTAAACAGCATAAGTCCGCCTTGCGGCTCGCTATCTGACACAAGTATTTATCTTTTAGATAATAAAGCCATAAGCTCTACTTTACTAATAGCAGTAAGTATGCGATTAATATGGTCTAATTCTTCTTGTGCTTTTTCTAGATAAGTTGTGCGTTTTGTTTGCTTATATTTTATAATATGCTCCATATGTTCCTTCATATGCTTTTCTAACATTTTATCAAATGTTTTAACATCGTGAGCAAACATAGGAAAACGTTTCCGCCACTTTTGTAATTGATCTCTAAGTTTAGGAAAATCTCTGTAACTTGTAATCTTTTCCATATTGCTATTTAACAATCAGAAAGTCAAGTCATAAAAAAAGGGCAGTGTTTCCACCGCCCTTTCTAAATACTCTAATGAGTTGGCTTACGCAAAACGTAAGTTTGCTGATGTTACAGCAACTTTACCCAAGTAGTCAGCCGCATTACCAAGAGATGATGCAGTGTTTGTTAACTCTACATAACCATATCTTGTCATAAACGAAACTACTGGCTCAAAAGTACCTGGATCAAGTACAACACCAGATGACATTAAAGGAATGTATGGGCAATAGAATGCTGCCGCATCTGATTCTGAAGATCCTTTGTAACCAACAAGTACATCGTCTGATGTAGCATAGCCGTTTACGTATACTTTCATAGCACTGTTTAAAGTTCCTACAAACTTAGTGTTTGTTGGTGCTTCAAATGTACCTTCTGTAGTTCTAGCAAATGCTGAAGTTGTAGCAGACTGTAATAATGTTAATACAGTTGGTGATACAACAGCCCAGTTACCAGCACCACGACGTGTACGCTGTGCAATCAAGTTGCTAACTCTGTTGATTTGAACAGCAAGTGCTGCGTGTTCGTCACCAACGAAAGTAGCAGTACCTGATACTGCGCCTTGGTCGTATGTAAGTGCTGCTGTGCCAGCAAGTGTTGATAAAGAAGTAATAACTTCTTGGTCGATCTCAGCAGTAATTTCCTGCGCTAACGCAGCCATAATTTCTGCTTCAACATCAATACCTTGTTGTGCTTGAGCATCTTGAGCAGCCTCAAAAGTCCAGCGAGCTGATAACTTACGAGTTTTTGCTTCTACAGTTTGTTTCAAGATTTGAATTGAAAGTCTGTTACCAGCAGCGCCTTCTAATGAAGCAGTTGAACCTGCTTTAATATCGTCGTTACCTGAATAACCTTCAGCAATCTTGAATGGGCTTAGTGCCTCTTCACCTGCTGTGGCACCTGTGCCTGAGCTAGATGAAAAATCGTCAGCATATCTTACACGTAATGTGTGGATTTGGCCAACTGGTCCAGTCATTGGTTGTACACCAACAAGTTCATTTGCAATGACTGTTGGCATTACACGTCTGATCACTGGTAGGATCACACGATTTAGTGTTGCAACGTTGCCAGCGGAAGTGGCGCCTGCTGTAGCACTCTCTGACAAATACTTACGGGTATTCTCGAGAGTTGCCTCCATTACAGAACGCTTGTTACCTTGGAGCCCTTCTAAAAGTGCGCCTTTGGTTTCCGACCAGCGTGACTCTAATAATTGTGACATTTTGTTTATCTCCTTAAATTTTAAGTCCCGCAAGTCTGCGGATGTCAAATATCTCAGCGGTCTTATTCTCTTGACCGTTGATATGTGCCTGTGTTTCTTTATCGCCTGTTACTTCCTTAGCCTCGTTCAACGCTACTTTCTTAGTAGATTTTCCATCCATTACGGCTGGAATATACTTGTCGAATGTTGCGTGTAGTTTATCTGTTTGGACAGATTCTAAAAGTTCACTCATTACTTCTTGCTTTTCTTTGTTTAGAGGTGATAACAATTCTGCCATTACTTCTTTACGCTGAGCTGCATCTTGCATACGAGCAATTTCTGCGTCTTTGCTTTCAGTCAACTTCTCTGCTTCCTCTGCTTTCGCATTGGCTTCTTTAACTGCTTCTTCTCTTTGTTTTACAACTTTAAGAAGTTTTGCTGTTTCAGATTTTTCGTTTAGATGACTTGCTGCATACTCACTTGCGAAACTTTCAAAAATTCTGCGACCAAAATCGTTTTTGCGAGCTGCTTCAATATCTTCTTTTAACTGACCCATCTCTGCTTTCAAGCCTTTACGTACAGTTGTTTCAACTACTGTTGAAGCTCTGTCAATAAAGTCTTTCTTGATTGCTTCGAATTTAGCCTTGCTATCACGTACCAATTTAACTTTGGTTTCAGCAAGATCTTTTTTATCAGAGTGGAATTCTGCGATTTCTTTCGCTAATGCATCCACGATAAAAGATTCTAATTTAGCAACATTGCCCGCTGCTGACTTACGATCTTCACGAAGTTCGTCTAGTTCCTTTTTCAAGTTGTTAAGAACGAATGATTCCATTGCTTTAGAATCTTTCTTCATTTTCTTAGCATACTTGGCTCTAGCCTCGATAAGTCCCTGACGGTCTTCAGCAAATTCAGATAATTCAGCAGTAATTCTGTCTGAAAGCATCTTCTCTACTGCTTCTGCCATTTGAGCTTTATCGTGTTCGTACTTCTGTGCAAATTCTTCACGTAAACCAGTTGCGACTGTGTCACGGTTTTCTTGAACTGCGGTTTCCCAAGCGGTTTCAATTTCCGACTTGACTTCTTCGGAAATCACATTGTTTTCAAACAATTGTTTTACAAAATCTAACATCTGTGATTCTCCTAATGATTTAATCCTGAAATGATTTTCTTCAAGGACTCTGCAATATACTTCTGTGCCTGTGGGTCGCCTTGTACTTCTTGTGCTAATTTAAACGCCTGGAAACCACCTTTTTCATTCATAAGGTGTTCATAAACTGGTGTAGGATAAGCACCCGGCGCACTTGGTTGTGCAACAACGTCAACAGTAATGATTTCAAAACCGTTTACGTTACCTTCTCCGTCTACTTCTCCTGAACCTCTTGAGCTAACTCCAAGTTTAACTCCGCTTTCCAACATCGTGGACACTAATTGTCCCATTGGTGTTGGAAGCATCTTAAGTTTTCCGTAACCGTTAGGACCGTCCATCCACATCTTTGTGATCATATGGGACACACGGTCGAGGTTTATTCTTAAATCTTGAGGATGATCTACTTCACCAAGCACTGAATACCCCCCAGAAATCTGTTCGTTGAGCGTTTTGACAGCCCTATCAATTTCTTGCGAAGAATAAACACGCTGGTTAGCATTACGAATGTCACCTTGAATACAGATACCACTCAAATGTAATGTTTTACCCTCGCCTTCATCACGCTCAATTACGATTTTAGCCTGATCGAAGCTCAGATGTTCTGCTAGTGTAGTTTTCAACCTATATACCCTCTATTATCTACGGCCACGGAAAATTGATTGCTTGTTATCAGCGTTTTCGCCAGCGCCTTTCTTTTCTGCACCGTGTCCTTTTTCTGGGGACATCTTAGTTGCACCTTTAGCGCCTGGAACGTTAACGTTGCCAGCATTTTCTTCTTTAGCGTTAATATCTGCTAATCCACCGTCATTTTTCTCTGACGCTTCACCGCCTTTTGCGATGTTAGCAGTAGTACCGCCCATATCGTTTTTCATATTGTCAACAACTGATTTTTTGTTGTCAGCACCTTCTGCAGCACCTTTTGATTCAGCACCGTGTCCGCCTGCTACTTTTTCAACATACTCACGCATTGTTTCTAACTCATCTTTTGGCTCAGCAACTGCTTCTTCGCTTGACTCTGGAGCAAACATTTCGTCTTTTTCTTCTTCGTCGCCCATTTCGTCACCAGCATCGTCGCCGCCTTTGATTTCGTCAAATTTTGCTTGAAGTTCGTCAACAATTGAATCTAAATCTTGGAATAACTCTTCTGGCTCTTTTTCGCCGTCTTCGTCATCGCCTGTAATGTCTGATTCTAAGTCATCACCAGCGTCTCCGCCCATAGCATCCATTGGATCTTCGTCGTCGCCTTCTACAGCAACTTCTTCAAATTCTTCTTCTACTTCTTCGTCGTCTGCAGATTCATCAACTTCTTCGTCTTTAGATGACTCGTCAACTTCTTCGTCAGTTGCTTCGTCTACTTTATCTTCTTCTGAATCAGCATCTTTAGAAGCCTCATCAACTTCTTCGTCTTTTGAATCTTCTTTTACGTCCTCATCTTCTTCCATTTCTTCTTCGATAAGGTTTTCGTAGATTTCTCTTGATTTTGTTACCACATATTCGTGGAATAATTCTTCTGCTTTTGCAGTATTGTCATTAACCAAATGCTCAAGCATTTGTTCTAATGTTGTTTTTTGATCTGCCATTTTATTCTCCTATAAATTGATTATCGTAAGGCTGTTTGTTAATGTATTTACATTTTACTTATAAAAATGGGGTTAAATGGTAGTTTTTTGATTCGTTTTGCTTTGATATATACTTTCCGGAAACGTGCTATCAAACTCTTCCTTACTAATATGTGTCAAATTTCCGTGCTGAGGACCTAATTTATCGGGTATAAAGCCGCCTTCTTCAACAACTCTAAAGAATTTAGTGTGTCTAAACTCCTTAATAACCTTCTCTGTTTGTCCTAGCCAGTTACCAAAAAACGTTGCTGCATCACTGCTTTTCTTATAATTGAACGTATCTGCGTATACATTGTTGAATTTGCCTTTGACTCCTGCATAGTCAAATCCAATAATATAAATGTTTTTATGTCCATTACTAGCAGCAAACCATAATGCAGTAGGGCCGCTTGACCAACCCTTGTGTGGTGAAAATAAGTTAATATTTGATTTTGTTTTTATGCCTTTGTTAGGATTTGTCCAAATAGTTCCTTTTTTATGATAGTCAGCATCAATTAATTCGTTAACCATCTTAACGTCAACTGCTATTAAAAAGTGTGGATCAAATTCTCTATATTGTGCGTTGCAACCGTAGACTGTACCTTTGTTTATTAAACTAGGGCAATCAATTGCAAGTCTACTGTTTCCGTTACCTAGAACGAAAGCAGCATCATTTTGAAATCTTTTTCGGTTACTCTTGTGGTTCAACTGGTGCTGCATACATCTGCCTAATAAAATTTAGTTCCGATTCTTTCTCGGCAGCGTGTGCTTCAGCCTGCATTCTAATTTCGTTGATCTGTCTAAGAGTTAGTCTGATCTTTCTTGTATCGTCACGTTGCAATACAGAACTGTCTTTGCTGTTGTCGTATCTACGGTCAACTGCAAAGTCATTAATCTCATCGTTAAAATATAAAAATTCTCTTAGAAGCATACTACTATTTATGACTAGGCAGGAGTTTCTGTGCCGCCTGCCGCATCCCCTTCTCCGCCTGCTGGTTCAGCCGCTGCTGCCATATCTTCAGGCGCTTGTGCAGTCTGGTCTCCCATATCTGTCTCCATACCGCCTGGAGTAATACCTGCTCCTCGCAACTCGCCTGCTGCATCAGTAGGTGGTTGTAAGTTGCCTGCATTTTCTTCTTTCCACATTCTCTCGTTCTCAGCAATTTCTTCTGCTGTTAAACCAAGATAACGTTTTAGTGCAAAACGTTTAGACAAGTGTGGAACTTGTTGTATCGCACCAAAGATGTTTGCTCTAGTAGTATCAAGTTCTGCTTGACGATACGCAGCAAAGTTTTGTGGTGGATTAAATTTTAGTTCAAACATACTAGGGTCAATGTTAACACCTGCACTGTCTAACCACATTTTAAATTCTAAATCTAATGATTCTACAATGTTTGCTTGAAGTCTTTCACAATACTTGTTAAAACGTAATTCTTGAATATAAGCAGTTCCTACTTTACCGTCACTTACTGTATTTGCTTGTTCGTCAATTGCTGTAGGCAAGTAACTTGCTGGAATACGTAAAGCACGGAATAATTTATTAGTAAAATAACGTAGGTCAGTAATTTCACCTAGGTTAGTTCCGCCTGGTAGTGTTTCAACTTTAGAGCCACGTCCTTCTGCTGTTTGCGGAAAGAAGTAATCTTCATTAGTTGATAGTGGATTGTAACTAGCATCAATAACACTTGTACCTCCACCTGTTGCACTTGGAATACGTCTTTGTTGTATTTCGTTTTTAACTTTTTCAACAAAGCTCATTGCCATATGCGCAGGCATATTACCTACGTCAACGTAAAAAATTCTACGTTCAGGCGCACGTTGAATACGATAGATAATAATCGCATCTTCTAATAACTCTTTTTGTTTGTATACTTTAAAAACACTTTCTAAAAGTGAATTACCAAAAGGATAATTTTGATCTAATCCTTCTGATAATGAAATGTGTACCATATGTTTTGCATCTACAGCAATTTCATTTGCTTCTCTTTGAAACCTAGTGCCTGATGGTGTTGGAACTTGACCTGCCATTCCTCTACCAAATCCACCCCCGGAAGTATAAGAACTCGTTCCGCTAGGTGAAGTGTTAGTTGTATTGTGTGGAGTCGTTGCTACTAAATCTTTAAAATTAAAATTAATATCTCTTACAACATACTGCTCGGGAATCTTTCCATCGGATTCGTTAACAATAATTTTTGTGACTTTGGTTTGATCCACGTATAAAAGTTTTTTAGTTTCTGGATCCCTAATGAAAAAACAGTCTCCATATTTAAATGTGTTCCTTACAATTCTAAAAATTCGTTTGTCAATTTGATTTAATTTGGTCCATTTTTGTAGCGCATCTTTTAATAGTCTAGTTTCTACATTAGTTGCCTGCTGTCTAAAATGGAAATGAAACGGTGTTGCGTTTTCTCTATCTTTATCTGTACAAAATTCTGCAAGAATATCTAATGCAGCATTTACTTCTGAATCCATATCCATTGTATCGTACTGCATATAACGTTCGATACGATTTGGTGCACCTGCATATACATCTGGCAAATATGAACTATAGTTTGCTCGTGCAGGGCCGGGACGTCCGCCGCCACTAATTGGGCTGTAACTTCCGCCTGTATTATCAGCGTTAACTGGTGTAAAGTATTTTTTCCAACTCATATCTTATATTATACATCCTTTTGCTATAAAAGCAAGTTCTTTTTTGTTATACAGAAGAATATAAATCTCCAACTGCTTCACCACTAACACCAAGTTGTTTTTTGGCTAACATAGTTTGTGTTGTTGCCAATTGGACAAGTTGATTCATACTAGTATTTAATTCACCTAACAACTGATCTGGTGTTTTCTGAGTAGTGTTGCTACTCATTGGTGTTCCGTCTGGGTTAGTAGTACCTTCTGCGTCTTTCTTTTTCTGTTCTTCTTCTGCTTTTTTCTTTTCTGCTTCTGCTTTTTTCTTTTCTTCTTCTGCTTTTTGTTCTAGTGTTTTTTGAGCATCATTAGTATCTGTTGTTTTTTCTTCTGGATTACCAGGTACTTCATTTTTCTTTTCTTCTGCTTTGGCTTCTTCTGCTTTTATTTCGGCATTACGTTTATTGATTAATTCTAGATCTTTCTTGTATTGCTCAATCTGTTTCTGTGATTCTTCTCTACCTTTTGATTCTCTGCCCCAATATTCGTTTACACCTGCTTCTGAACGTTTAATACGTTCTTCTTCTGCTTTAATTTTTGCTTCAATGGCTGCAATATCTTCAGGACCAACTAGTGCTTCTCCAATCTGTTCACCAATTGCTTCACCTGCTGACGATCCTGCCCAATATCCAACAGCACCTCCAATTACACCACCTATTAGCGTACCAACTACAGGAACAACCGAACCTAATGCAGCACCTGCTGCTGCGCCAGCCATTGCTCCGCCAGTACCGCCTACAACACCGCCTGTTACTTCTGCTTTGTCTACACTTGCTTCGTTTGATGTGATATTTCCTGCTTCAAGATCTTGGTCGATTTGATTCATCGACTGATAACCTTCATACAATCCGTATAATAATCCTAACGGACCTGCACGTTTCATAATACCTTTAGCAGCACCTTTCATACCGCCGCCGCCAGTAGCACCTGGTTTTGGTTTTTGTCCAGTAGCACCTGCTCCTGCACCTGCACCGGCTGTACCAGGACGGCCTCTTAGGCCTAGCATTTGTGCTGCGGCCGCTGCGCCTGCTGCAAGTTCTAGTGCTTTAAGTGCAGCATTTGCTCCACCCATTGCTATTAAGAATTTGTCAAAATTATTTGCTGCCATATTAAGAGCTGGCACTAGATATTTCTCAGCAGCATCTAGTGCTTTATTAAATACTTTTTCTAACGGTGCAAGATCAACGCTACCAAGCATTGTTGTAAATGCAGTACTTGCTTCTGCAATATTTTCTTTGAACGTTTTAATTGATGCTGGATCAATTACGCCTTCAGTACCTTTTTTAATATCTTCTTTTGCTTTTTTTAGGTCGTCTTGAATTTGTTTTGTTACTTCGCCAAGTGTTTTATTTCTTTCTGCTACGTCTGCTGCTGCAACGAAGAAGTCATTCATAGACGCATCAAATTTACCTACAGTTTCACCAATGGGCGATTCAGCAAACTTCTTGGCTTCTGCTGCATAGGTATCATAAAATTCACTAGCAAACCCTTCTTCTAACCCTTGACCGCTTTGAATCTTCTTAAATATTTCTTGTGCTGCTCCGCCAGACTCTCTTAGGAAAGCCATTGCCTTGACACCTTCATCAGATGTTGCAGTACCTGTCGCTAAAATTTCCTTAATACCAACTTGGTGTGCCTTAGGAATTGAATCCATAAGTTTATCCATTTCGGCCTGTTGTTTAGGATCTAGTTTAGAACGCATTATACGATACTGTGCATCTGCCATTCTAGCGTCTTGTTCTGCTTGTAGAGCTTCTTTAGATTTACCAGTTAACTTTGAAACAGCATCTAGGTTTTTCATATACTGACCAGTAAGATTAATCAGTTGCCTATTGCTCAATTGTTCAGCTCTGCCACTTCTTGCAAGTCTACCTGAATATTCTGCAAGTCCGTTGTTAATATCAACTGTGCTAAAACCTAATCTTGCTAGTTCATCACCAACCTGCGACTTTCTAATTTGTTTACCTAGATCGGCTAAACGTTTAGCACCGTCTGCTGTAGTACCACCGAGGAACATTAAGCCTTGTGAATTCTTTTGTACTACTCCGGCAAACTGTTCCATAGTCATACCAGCACCGCCGGCTGCTTTACTAAATTCTGCTATGTTACCACCGAAGTTAGCACCTACTGATGCTGCTGCCTGGAACTGTGTTTGTAGTGTTTCTACTGCACCTGCAACAGGTCCATAAACACCTTTAATTGCATCGCCAACTAATGGAATGTTACCTAATGTATCTGTGGCGCTTGTAATGCTATCGCCCATTCCGGAGATACTAGATAATGAACCTCCAATAAAGTCAATAGCCTTTTGAACTTGTTGGCCCATTTTGCCAACAAGGTTAAGACTGTCTTTTAGTCCTTGTCCCCAACTATCTGTGCTTTCTGCTGCATCATCAAGAGATTCACTTAATCCATCTGCGGATTTTGCTGATCCCTCTTGTGATCTTTGGAATTTTCTGCCGCTTCTTACAGCATTTTCAGTCTGTTTTCCTAGTTTACCTAGGTCTTTGTCAACTTGTCCTACATTTTTAAACTCTACGCCCTGGGCTTTAGCCATAGCGGTCATAGCAGCAAGTAGTTGCTTTAGAGTGGCTTCAGTCGCAGCATTGTTAAGTACTACTTCTTCATTACCAATTTGTCCCGTTACGTCGGCCATTAATTATATTCCCAGAAATATGCGCACATAAATAGTTATTGTAAATATATACAACAATGTTATTTATCGGAGAAAAATATGGATGAAAATACAGAAATGCCAAAGGTTGAAATTGCCGGGCAGCCTGCTACTAGTGGCGCACCCCAACAGGCAGCGACTCCAGCGGCTCCTGTCAATCCGTTAGCCGGCTATTATAGACAGCCTAAAGTTTACCTAAGATTGCCAAGTGGTGGCAAATGGTATCAAGAAGGCACACTCGATGTAAGTGAAGATGGACAATATGCTGTGTACGCAATGACAGCAAAAGACGAATTAATGTATAAGACACCAGACGCTTTAATGAATGGTGCAGCAACAACAGAAGTTATAAAAAGTTGTATTCCTGCAATCAGAGAACCGTGGAAAATGCCTACACTTGATGTAGACGCTTGTTTAGTTGCTATTAGAATTGCAACTTACGGTGAGAAGATGGAAATTACAACAACGTGTCCTGCTTGTAAAGAACAACAAAATTATGACTATATGCTAAGTGAGCATTTAGAAAGAATTAGTGGATTTCAATATCCAGAACAGTATACAATCGGCGACCTTAACTTTACTTTGAAGCCTTACAACTACAAAGAAGTAACGTCTAAACAATTACAACAAATGGAACAAGAAAGAATTTTCCAAGTTATCAATGACGAAAAAATGTCGGAAGAAGAAAAACTTGAAAGATTTGGTTCTAGTTTTATTAAATTAACAGAAATGACTGTTGCTGTAGTTGTTCATAGTATTGCTTCAATTACATCACCGCAAGGTACTGTAACAGATAAAGATATGATAGCAGACTTTATTACTAATGCTGATAAAGAAATATTTAAAAGCCTTAGTGAACATCTTCAAAGTGTTGCTGCTAACCTTGAACTTAAAACTAAAAAAGTTAAGTGTGGTGATTGCGAACACGAGTTCGATGTTGCATTGACAATGGATCAAGCAAATTTTTTCGGAGCAAAATCTTAACCCTTTCTCGTCCTGAGATTTTGCGTGAAGCCGAAAAACTAGATAAAGAGGCGAGGAATCTGAAGAGAGAACTTCTTAAAATGTGTTGGTATATGAGAGGTCTTTCTTACAGTGAACTTGCGAATATGTCTTTTGAAGAACGTGAAATAATCAACGATATTATCAAAGATAATTTAGAAACTACAAAGAAAACCAAACTGCCGTTTTTCTAAGCGGCAAGTTCTTTCTTAATAATTGCTTGTACTTCTGGTTTTAGTTTCTTAATCTGCACAACCAAATCTCCCATATTAACCGGTGCTGCCGGTGTCTTTTGGGTAGGATTATAATCTTTCTGTCCTTGTGTTCTATCAGGAGCAGCGTACGGCTCTTCGCCTGGATTGGCTGCTGCATCTGGTTGTGTATCTGTGCTTGTAGCGTCTTGTGCTGGTGTTTCTGCATCTTGTGGTGTAGTTGTAGCATCAGCACCTTGATCACCTGCTGTTGACGCTGTATTCGCGTCTGTTGCGCCATCTTTTGATGTTGTAGTGCTAGTAGTTGAAGTAGTTGCTTGAGTATTCAATTTGTCACGTAGTTCTTCTGCTTCACCAGGTTGTAATGCTTCACCTTTTTCAACAGGTTGATCTGTCTGTGTGTCCAAAACGTCATAGGTTTTTGGATTTTGTGCATTTGGTTGCATAATAAATTTATCACCTTCTTGTGGTTCAAACTTACCTGCTTCTTTATTCATTTTATCACTCATAGGTTCTGCTTTTTCAGGAGCAAGTCCTACGCCATCCTTAATAGGCTTACTAGTTTGCTTATCAATAATGTCTACTTTTGTTTCGTCTTTTGTATTTTTCTGTAGATAGTATCTTTCATCTTTACTTGATGTAGTACCACCTGTTGTTGGAGTGGCACTTGTTGTAGCAGTATCCCCTGTTGCTGCTGCATCATCAGTTGGCGCATCAGTATCTGTAGCGCCTGCATCAGTTGCTGTATCTGTCGCTGTGTCAGTTGCTGTATCTGTAGCACCTGCATCAGTTGCAGTGTCAGTTGCACTTGTATCTTGTGCAGCATCAGCGGCTGGCTCTTGTGCAGTTGGAAGTTCAATCTTCATTGCATCATAAGTGCCTTTAATTACATCATCTGCTACACCTGCTGGTTTTAAAACTTGGTCTGCAATTTCGTTTGAGTCTGTAGGTTCACCTGCTTTTTGCCAAGCCTTCATAAGTTTGTCTGCTGTAACTTTTGCAGTTAAGTTTCTACCTGCTTGTTTAATAGCACCTACACCTTTACCTATAGCGCCTGCTGCTTTTTTAAGAATTCCAGGTGCTTCGTTAATAGTCTGTCTATTATAATATGCCACTGCATCAAATACACTTTCAAACATCAACTTGTTTTCTAGCATATGATCATTTACTTGTGTAATTTTATTGAACAGTAAATAAATCTGTCCTTCTGAAAGTTTTGTACCTGTGTATGTTTTGCTTTCTTGTGCTGGTGCTTCGCCAGTTAGTTCTGCTTTTTGTTCTGGACTTACAGGTTTTGCATTGTGCTTGTTCTTAGCGTTGTCATCAACTGTTTGTAAAGCACCCTGTGCTGCTGCGGCTACAGGTCCGCCTACATCCATAATTTTTTCAATTGCTGCATCTGCATTATCAAGCACAGCCATCGCTTGTTCTAGTTGATCACTTGTTAGTGCATCTCTTGGTATATCACCAACTGTTTTTGCAAGTGCTGTTAAACTTTCATTTGCATCTTGTGTTGTTGATAGGAATCCGTGTAACTTACCTGCTGCTTCATAATATTCTGGACTAAAAGTTTTTGCACTGTTTGCTGCATCTGATAATGCTTTATATTGTGCTACCTGCTCAGGAGTCATTGTTAAATCATAATTGTAATAGAAGCCGTTGATGTTACCTGACATTTTTAAATTCTGAGCACCGTCAAGTACACCCGAATCAAATCCTGCATCTGCTACTGCTTTGTCCACTGCTGCTGTAAAGTTGGCTTTTTCAAAACCATCCATCATTGCAGTTGCTTCTGCTTCACTACCTGCGGCAATGTTGTCAATAATGTTGTCTGTAATACCTTGGATTGCTGCGCCAGCAAGAGCACCATATGCTGCTGTTTTAACTGACTTACCAACTGCTGTTGATAGTTTTTCACCTTGTAGTAAATCTTTTGTTGCTCTAGCAAGGAAACCTGCAACAGCACCGCCTAATGGTCCGCCTGCAATAGCAGCCGCTGCTGTAAGAATACCAACAGCAATACTTGCTTTGCCTGGATTGGCTTTTGCCCAATCACTTACTGCTTTCACAGCGTTTACTACTTTAGAATCTTTTGCACCAATTTTTGTTTTTAGTTCATCAAATTTTTGATCTGCATTTTTAACAGGTCCTGCTTGTTGAACTGCTCTGCCCAGTTCATTAATTTTTCCGTCAATCCATTTAAGTGCTTCAACAGGTAAGCCTGCAATGTCTTTTGCTTTACCAACACCAGTTCTGTTGTCGCCTGCTTCGTCAGCACCTTTTTCAATGCTGGTAAACAGTTGTGTAATTTGCTGTTTTGAAAGTGCTGCTTCAGTAACGTATCTTTCAACATCTGCTACCCAAGGCTGAATAGTCTTTTGTTCAAATAAAGTAAATGCAGGATCATTCCAACCTTCACTGATCAGTGTTCTTTTTTGCAGTTGACTTAGTCTCATAGCATTTTTCCTAGTTCAATTTTCTGTCTTGGCGTAAGTGTGTCTAGTTGTTTTTGTATATCCGCTGGAATCATTTTAGCACCCATAGCACCTGCGGCTGCACCTTTAGCAAATCCTGCTAGTCCACCTGACGCTGCTTGTCCGTCAAAACTAGTATCAGAAGTTTTTGCTTGTCCACCTTGATCACGTGCAATAGCATCTTGCACTGCTGCATAAAATACATCGTCAAGTTGTCCACTTGACAGTCCTTCCATCAGTGTACCTACATTTGAAAAATCTATGCTTTGATTTACTACAGCCTTGTTACCACTTGGTGGTACAATTTTCTTTTTGCCCATACTTTTTACATTTACGGCGTCTTTAGGATCAGGTTCTGTTGTAGTTGGTGCAGTAGTTGTTGCACCCTGAGGCGCAGTTTTCTGTGTATTAGCGTCTGTATTAGGCGCAGTTTTCTGTGCATCTGCTGGTTGTTGTGTTGCATCTGCTTTATTATCTGTATTTGTTTTCTTAAGGTTAGCAGCGGCACCTGCAACTGCACTTCCTGCTGCTGCAATACCTTTGCCAAGAGCGCCAACGGCCTTAACCGGCGCAGCCGCCGCTTTTCCTAAAGCGGAGCCTACTTTAGCACCTGTTGTAACCTTTTTCATTGCTTCTTTAGCACTATCTGTAGGATAACCATTTTTAGCAAGCCAGTTTAGTACCATATCAGGCGTTGCACCTTCACCCTTATCTTGAGTTCCTAGGTACTTCATAAATTCTTTTTTCATTAAGTTGGCTTCTTTGCCAAGTTCAAGACGTCCTGCTGCTTTGTCACTGCCTACTTTTGCAAGTGCCTTGTCTTTAATCGTGGATAAAAAGCCCTTGGGTTTTTCATCTAGACGATCTGTTTCTACTAAAATCTCATTAAGACGCATTATAATTCTCTCGTAAGTGCTATACTTTTACTTAGTGTTATTTATTTCTAATCAATCGTTTAAAGAGATCTAAAGATCTCTAGCGTTTTCGCTAACGCTCAACGCTTTTTCTTCCCTAAACGTTTGTGTAGTTGTATTATTTAAATTACGAAGTAATTTTTTAGCATCATCTAGATATTTGAGCCACAATTCGCCCGTTGCCGGACGAATAAGTGTGGATAACATCATCTGAGTTATCGTCGCCACACCTGTTAAAGAAGATTACATATAATATGTACGGAGGCGGCAGACCGTCAACCCCCTACTTCAGCATTCGCAATATCCGCGGAAAGCAGTTAATCCCTAACAGTCGAAATTACTTGCTTTGTGGTTGTATCTTTTTCACAGCGCCACATCTTTTATGCCTAAGTTAGCATTGTCCTTGCAACACGCCAGTATCTGAACCGGGTATTTCACCGTTCCTCAAGACGAGTCGAGCATCCCCGACCAAACTTTGTTGCTATGTAAAATTGATTAAGCCTTGTTTTTGATGTGTCGTTCTAGAAGTGCCTGCCGTAGTTTGTCTGAACCGCCTACTCTAACGTTGATAATTCCGTTATAGTACTCTTCTGATTCTAATACTCTACGGTCAAATTGTTCTCTAGCCTCGAGATAGGACATTTCGCCCCTGCCTGTACATAGGTATAATATTTCTCTAGTAAAATTTTGTGGCCCTAATGCGTCTACATCTGCTTGAAGTTTATCAGACGAACCCCAATAGTCCTTCCAATCACTTTCTTTGTATCCGCGTCTCTTGTTTTTTTTGCCTTTTAGTGGTGGCTTTGTAGTTTTAAACTTGGCTAGTTTTTTGCCTATGTATTTTTTATTGTTGGTCTTGTTGGTAATTAGGTATACAAACCCTTCATATTCGTCAGGAATACTATCTAGGGGTTTGTTATTAAATGTCCAACTCGGATTCTCCATCACTCTTACTTACTTTTGATGGTCTTCCTACCTTGCCTTTTCTGGCTTGTTTACGATCTTGCCTCTTTGATTGTATTTCGTTACGTCTTATACTTGCGTGTCGCCTAATTTCTGATAACCAAAATCTTGCCTTAATGCCTGCTTCGTCACTTCCTTTATATTCAAACCGATCTTGCCACTTAAAGTAGTTTTGAAACGCTTCAATCATTTCGTCGTGACTGTCTGTACTCATCTTAAATTTGGGCCTGTAAAAAATAATGCCATTGACTTCCTAATACCAGAAGTTACTGGAGTTACTTTATGCTGTATCCAACTAGGAAACACTAAAAGTGATCCTGGTTTGTTAAATTCTGGAATTGGCCACTCTCCATTTATAAAAAGTTTGAATTCTCCGCCTTCATATTCTGTGTCGCTACAGTTTAATAGGGCAGTTAACTTAATATCATACTGTTCTTCTAATACACCGTCGCCGTGCCAACTATATTCGCCTTTGTAGTATGCATCATATTCATTGTAAAGCATTGTAGTGAAGTTATTTGGTTGATACAAATCAAATCCAAAGTTGTATTTGTTAATATCGTAAACAATGTTTACAATTCTATCTACATCTTGTTTCAATTCACCATATTGCATTACACCTACACGACTTGTTTTCTTAACACCGTCAGCAGGTTCGTCAAATCCATCATTTACAATCTTGCTTTTGAACGTTTCAACCAGTTGTGGTAGTTGTTCTTGTGGGTGTGCATCTGGTGAACAAAAGTAACTTACCTTCATTGCACAATCTCTACATCATTTGAGTAACTTGTAAAGCCGTTCTCTTTAATAACTTTCAATACGTGATTAACACGGCCTGCTAAATCATCTCTATGCGAGATCAAAAATACATTTTTGTTACGTTCACGTGTCATTTTCTTAAGAATACTAATACTACTTTCTACACCAGCACTATCCATACCACTATCAACAAGTTCATCAATAAACAATAAATTAATGCCGTGATATAATGATTCCCAAACGTCTCTAAATGCCCAACTTAGACTTAAAATGAGTCTATTTCGCTCACCTCTACTGAGGTTATCGAAGTCTAAGTCCTGTCCTAGTTGTGTAATAACCACCGTTAAATCGTTCTGAAACTCTACAATGTGCGGTAATCCTACCTTTGCCAAGTAGTAAGTTAAGCGTTGATTTAGATATGCTAAGTTCTGTTCAATAATCTTTTTACGAACAAAACTATCTTTGTTTGTAAGAAGTTTGTATAAGAAATCCATATGATCTTTTACTTTGCTTAGATCATTAAGTTCTTCAAAACTTACTTCTTGTAATGCAGTTTCTTTTAAATCATCAATCTGTTCAAGATATGGATTTTCTTCTGCCTTCTTTTGTTCTAATTCTTTCTGTAAACTTTCAACTGTGTTACGATGATTGTATGCTTCTTCAACACTATCATATTGTGTTGTAGGACACGCTTCTAGTTCACCGATATCAGCAACTACTTTTGCGTGTTCTTGATACTGTGTTTCATTTGACACTATTTGTTGTGCTGCTTCTTGTAGCAATGCTTCTTTACTTTTCAGTATTTCGTCTTGTTTGTCATCGTGTAATTCTTGTCCACAAGCATAACACTTGTGATCTTTAAGATCAGCAATTTCTTTGTCTAGTTTATTAATTACTTTTTCTTGTTTTTGATTGTCAGCAGTAATATTTGCCATCCAACGTTGTGCTTCTTCCAACGAACGTTTCTTATCATTAAATGCTTCCCAACATTTGTGTGCTTCAATCTCTGCTTCAATGTCAATCTTTTCTAGTTTAGCAATTCCTGCTTCTAGTTCTGTAATATTTGTAAGTTTAGTATCTTCCCACATCTTTTGTTTGCGTTCTAAACTTTCGATGTTTGCTTGTATTCTTTCATTAGATGCTTTTACAGTTTCTATTCTTGTGTTCTCTGCATTTATTGCATCTCTATTAATGCGCATTTTTTCTTTAAGTTGATCTGCTTTCTCAGAAAGCATAGTAATACCTAGCAACTGCTCAATAATGTTGCGTTGGTCATTATTCTTCATACTTAAGAAAGGCTCTGTGTAAGTGTTAAGTGCTAGAATATGCTTGAACATATCGTGGCTCATACCAAACAAGTCTTCAATTGACTTTTGTGTTTCTCTACTGTCGCCTTGCGCTTCATTTAGATCACTAGGATCTTGTTCTGTGCCGTTAACTACAAATTTAAGAATATTTGGTTTACGTCCTCTATGAATAGAATAATCAACGCCATTCTTTTCAAAGTCAATACTAACTAACATTCCTTTGCCATTAATCTTGTTAATAAGATTATCTCGCTTAATATTAGTAAGTGCATTGCCGTAAATTGCATAACTTAGTGCATTGACGATAGTTGTTTTACCAGTGCCGTTTCTGGAACCGCTATCGTCTCCGCCTAAGTCTAGATTTTCACCTAGCACTAGTGTAAGTTCTCCTTTGTCAAAATCAATTGCTTGAGTTTGATTACCTACACTCATAAAGTTTTTAACTGTTATATTTTTAATTTTTATCATAGGTCTCGATAAATCTCCGTAAGCATACGCTTGTCATAAGAGTCGCTGTCTAACTGTTCGATTTGATTCATTACAATAGTATCAACACTTTCAAATGACAAATCGATAGGATCGATATTTGATTCCACTTCTACTTTTTCTGGAATCAACATAAGTTCACGTAGTTTAAATTGTGGAATAAACTGTTCCTTGATAAAGTTTGCTTCTTCAAAAGTAATCTGCACATCAATAGTAACTCGACAGTGCATATTTTCTTTTAGATGATCTTCTGGCTTTTCTAAAAGTTGACTTAGTCTAAATGTTCTAAACACAGGTTGCTTAGGCCAAGTTTTATATTCAGGCACTCCGCCCCAGTCTAAGAACATCATACCACGTTCGTCATCCCACGCATCTGCATAGTTGTGTGGAAATGCATTACCAATATACGTTACATTGCCTTTTGTTTGCCGTTTATGAAAGTGTCCACTAAACACATATTCTTGATTGACAAAATGATCAGGTTGCAGTTCTCCGTGATCAGGCATCTCAACCATTGCATTCATTTTAAAGTATGGCAGTTCGAAGTGACCAAACACGTATCTACTTTTTATATTCTTTACTGCTTTCCATTCTTCTCCAACAAGCCAAGGCAACAGTGTAACATCGCCTTCTGTTAGTTGTTCAGTAATAGGAACAATGTTAGGAAATAGTCGCATAAACTCAACACTATTGATTTCACGTTTGTCTTTATAGAATAAATCGTGATTACCTACCATAAAGTAAGTTTTCTCAAATGTTTCGTTTAGTCTTTCTAGATTAGAAACTGTATAGTTCATTGTGCTGACATCTGTTGTCGCACGGTTATGATGCCAATCACCTAAAAATATACAAGTCTCAGCACCAGCGGCTTTTGCTTCTTCACAAAACCATTTTACAAATTCCTCACAATCCATATTGTGAGTCCTACTACCACTTTTCATTCCAAAGTGAATATCTGTGAAGCAGGCTGCTTTCTTAAATAACGGCATTCTTTACTCCTATACTACATTTTATAGTAGTTTTGTTCATAAGTCAAGACTTTTTCTTAGGTGCAGGCACTGCTTTGGGTGGATTCTGACTGTCACCTCTACCTTGCTCTTGTCTAGTCCAACTTGGATTCATTCCATTCATTTCTAAAATATCGTCTCTAATATTTTGGTTACGTTTTTCGATATTGATGATACGTACAAAACTATTAGTAACAGCAGCGGTATAGTAAGCAAAAGGATTATTACTCTTAGATTCATCAAACTGTAGTCCTATCTGTGCCAACTGTAATATTGCTTGGCCTTTCATTTCGTCATTGTAAGTGTAACCACGTACATTACCACGTGTTGCATATCTATCACACAACTTCATCCACATCCTTGCAAGATCATTTGTCGCTTTGCCACATTTTCCGTCAAAGTATCCGTTTTCCATTCCTCCAACCCAATGGCTTTTTCCTACACAGATTAAGTTACCCTTTTCATCAAACTTCCAATGTTGGAAAGGTGGAAAGTTTACTTTTACGTGATGATCTGCCACAGTCTTTTTTGTTTTCTTGCGTGTTAAATCTTCTGGTACGTGTTCAAATGTCATTACTCTGAAAACTACATCTTCTTTTGCAATCTTTCTATAATCAATTTCAAACTGTTTTGCTGGTATCTTCTTACCGGCTGCTTCAACTGCGTCAGCGTGTGCTTGTTTTGCTAATCTGGCTGCACGGTTACGTTTTGCTTCTGCTGTAGTTCTAATGTTAATTTTTTCAAGACTTGGTACAATTAAGTCGTATTGGTTGTAATCAGGGTCGACAAATGAACAGAATGTGTTCTTACTGCGGTGTATTTCAGCAAGTAGGTCCTTATTCGTCAAATAGTTTGTTCGTTTTGCCATATTTTTATTCTCCTGTATGAATTAATATAATAGCACATTTCTCTTGAAATAAATAGAGTTATAATAAGGAAATTTTACCAAAATGTTAAATATTAATCCGTTAGCAAAATTAACCACACAAGTCAACAGTTCCATTGCGGCTGATATCGCTGCTGCAACACAAAAAGCAAAAGGTGCTATAGCAGTTGCAGGCAATTTGCAAGATAAAATTGCACTTGATGGAAAGATTGACCAATTAGCAGGTGGTGTTACCAGTGGTCTCAACCAAGCAGCAGCAGGTGCAAACGTTGCAGGCTTACTTGGCGGCGCAGAATCTGCGATGCAAACAGGTCTTGGTAAAACAATTACATCAGCCGTTGGTTCAAACGCACTTGGAAATGCAGCAGAAGCAGTTGGCTCTCTATCTAATGTAAGTAATGTGTTTGGCGGTGTAGCATCAACAATTGAGCAAACAGCGGGAGATATTTCCGGTGCTCTTACCAAATTGACTGGCGGGGACTTAGCAGGCGGCTTTAAAGACATTGCAAGTGCCATTGGGCAAACTGCCGGCAACTTGAATGATATTTTAAGTTTAAAACGTGGCGCCAACTTACCTCCAGGTGGTGAATTGTTTACTACAGCAGGTGAAAAGATTAAACTTAACCCTAGTGCCGAAAATGACTGGCGTGTAAAAATTAGTTGTAATTGGAAGATATTTAATAGTCCATTGTTTTCAGTTTTAGAAAAAACTGGAGGTGTTACTTGGCCAGTATTACCTACAATGGAAATTAGAACAACCGCAAACTATTCAGAATTAGCACCAGTACATAATAATTATCCTTATCTTGCTTACAAGAACTCACAAGTGGACGCAATTAGTATTAGTGGTGACTTTATTTGTGAAACTGAACAAGATGCAGCATATTGGATTGCAGCAACAACATTCTTTAGAACAGTCACTAAAATGTTTTATGGCCAAGGAGAAAACACAGGTAATCCTCCGCCGGTATGTATGTTAAACGGTTATGGTAGTATGATGTTTCATAATACTCCGGTAGTAGTAAAAAGTTTTTCTGTTAGTATGCCTAACGATGTTAACTATATTAAAGTAAGTCCAAACCTTACAAACAGTGATAGACCTACTTGGGTTCCTATCAAGAGTAATGTAACTGCTGAAGTACAACCTATCTACAACAGAGCAAGTATGAGAAAATTCAGTTTACAACAATACGCCGCTGGACAGATGTCTGGTAAAGGCGGAGTAGGATACTTCTAATGGCAAAATACGATAATGCATCACACTATAGTAACACTCCAACAAAAGGTTTCTATTTAGACTTATTCCAAGCCAGACCAGTACCCAGAGAAGCAGATGATTTTGTATATACTATTGAAAGCCAATACAATCATCGTCCAGATTTATTAGCATATGATCTTTATGGGAATGAAAAACTTTGGTGGGTATTTGTGCAAAGAAATATGGAAATTCTTAAAGATCCAATATATGATTTTGAAACCGGAGTTCAAATACAGATTCCAAAAGATTCAAATCTTAAAAAATATTTAGGAGTCTAACGTGGCTGCCGAATTCACTGAACGCAGAATACAAAGCAATGGTAACACTGTCAATTTTAATATTGACCGAAGCCAGCCGTATGTTGATGTTCAGAAGAACGGCCAAACTCAAAGAATATACGGAACGCAGGAACAACTAGACAGATATCAAAACAAAAAACCAGATGGTACAGCAGCGTTACCAGGCTCTATTAAAACAAAAGTTAATACAGGTAAAGCATTAGTAAAAGATGCAAAAACAAAAATTACAGAAGCAGTACCATTAGTGGATGACTTTGCAGATTTTAATTCTGCTCTTCCTGAAGATTTTAGTATAGATGCACTTGTTGAAAATTTAGATAATTTATCTAGGAAAAAACAATTAGGAAATAGTCCAAGTAAATTTCCAAATCCACTAGAACAATTTGCATCAATGGTTCCTTTATGGACGTTGGCAGTGCTTACTCCTAAACAATTTAATAAACCGTCAGAATACAGAACAGACGACCTTAGTTTTGCAGAACAGACAGATCCAAGACGTGTTGCGGCAGGCAAAGATGATCAAAATATAGAAACAGTAATAGACTTAGAAAGTTCTATTATATTTTCAAGTGCTGGTAGGGCTGATAACACTCGTGCAAAAGTATTTGGTGTTGCTTCACCTGAATACTATATTGATAATTTTAAAATGATGTCAGTAGTTGCACCTACACCTGCAACAGGAAACACTAACGCAATAAGTTTTGAATTTGATGTAATGGAACCTTATAGTATGGGATTACTTTTACAAAGTATGCAAAGTGCTTCGCTAAAAGCAGGATATCCAGATTATCTAATGGCTCCGTTTTTACTTAGATTAGATTTCAAAGGATACGATGAAAGAGGCAGGATTATTAAAAGTTTAAAACCTAAACACTTTGTTTTAAAATTTAAAAAAGTTGAATTCAATGTTTCTGAAGGTGGTAGTCAATATTCTGTACAAGCATATCCTTATAATCACCAAGGCTTTGCTGACACAGTAGATATGTTATGGCAAGATATTAGTATTGCTCCTGAACCTGACAAAGAGGCAACAGTTTATAGTATATTAGGTGATCCAGATAATCCTAAAAGTTTAGTTCGTACTCTAAATGATAATGAACAAAAATTAGTAAATCAAGGAAAGTATAAAATTAAAGATCAGTACGAAATACAGTTTCCTGAAAGAACATACGACTTTAAAGGAATATTGCCAACTAAAAAGGAAGATAACGTAAGTTTTGATCCGTATGGAGATCCTGTGAAGCAAAGTGTAGGTGGCAAAGGTGCTGCTGGTCAAGGTTTCGTAGATGCTGGTAAAAATCCTATAGGCGAAAGTACATTTGATTACAGTCCTAAAAAAGGCGGTAACTTTGCTTTTAGAAAAGAAGATGATGTAGTTAATGAAGAAACTGGCAGAATTGAAAGAGGTAAGTTAACAATTAATCCTAAAGAACGTGTGTTTAACTTTTCTCAGAAAATGAAATTAAGTGATATTATCACACAGACTATTTTAAGCAGTGAACAAAGTGCAAGAGCAGTAAATGGCGAACTACCATTAACAGCAGAAGGTTATGTTAATTGGTTTAGAATAGATGTGCAGATTGAATTTTTAGATTATGACGACAGCATTGGCGATTATGCTAAAAAATACACATATAGAGTTGTACCATATCTAGCTCACGCTAGTGTGTTTGGAAACAGCACTGCTAAACCACCAGGTCAAAAAGAATTAAAAAAACAAATTGTAAAAGAATACAATTACATTTACACAGGACAGAATGCAGATATAATAGACTTTGATATCAAAATTAACAATTTATTTTATACTGGTATAAATCCTGCTGTTGAAGGTAACACACAAAGTCAAAGCGACAATGATGGCGGCGGTACAGGCACTGACAAAACCAAAGATGTTTCGGCCACTACCGGCACAGACAAAAAAGCACAGATTGCTAATTTAGGAAAAACAAAAGCCAAAAAAGATCCTGATATGTTTAATGTTCTGAAAGGTGGTTCAGGTACACAATCTGTTGAACAAAGAGTTGCTGAAAACTTTCACAATGCATTAATAAAAAATGCAAGTGCTGATCTTATTAAAGTTGATTTAAAAATATTAGGAGATACTTTTTGGTTAGTTGAAAGTGGATTAAGTAATTACTTTGTACAAGCAAAACCGGCATCCCAATATATGGCAGACGGAACTTGTAATTATGAAGGCAACGATGTATTCATAAGAATTAATTTTAGAACTCCTATAGATGTAAACGGAGCCGCTGGCACTGGAGATAAACCAGATGGACTTTATTCATTTAGCAAAGCAACTACACTAAGTCCGTTTAGCGGAATATATAGAGTTTTTAAACTTGAGAATGAATTTAGCGGTGGACTGTTTACACAAGTATTAAGTTGTGTAAGAATGCAAGGTCAAGAAGAAGATTTTGATGGAGACGCAGTCAAAGAAGAAGCCGGAACTAATGCACTTGCAAGTAAAATAGGACCAGAAAAAGAAAATAAAACAAATGTATCACAAGAACTTCCAATGTCTAATAAACTTGCAGAGATATTTGGTCTAGAAAGTATAAAAGAATTACAAGAAAAATATCCTGCAGGTCCTGCAGACAAACCCAAAGTACCTGAAGGACCTGTCATTACTGAAAGAAGAAGACAATCTAACGGTACACTTGTTAATTTTAACATTGACAGAACAAAACCATTTACCGATACAACAGATGCAGATGGTAATATATTAAGGATTTACGAAAACTAGATGGCACAAGATAAAAGAACTAGATATGATAGAACACGTGGTGTTGGATTAGGCTCCGGAGTCTATGTTGCTAAAGTTGTTAGTACAATGGATCCTACATTTAACGGCAGACTTAAAGTAACTTTATTGAAAGCGCAAGGTAACGATGTAGGTACAGAAAATCAAACCTATCTTGTAAATTACGCTTCACCGTTTTTTGGAGTAACACCATTCGAAGGAATGGGTCTCAATGAAAATGATTTTAATGATACACAAAAGTCATATGGTATGTGGGCTATTCCACCAGACGTTGGTGTAAGAGTTCTTGTTCTGTTTGCAGATGGTGATCCTGGAAGGGGTTATTGGTTCGCTTGTGTTCCGCCTAATTTTGCTAATCATATGGTACCTGCAATAGGTGCAACAACAAATGTTGCAATATCACCGGAAGATAAAAAAAGATACAACACAGATCAACCGTTACCGGTAGGAGAAATTAATAAAACTTTTAATTCTAGTGAAAAAGGCAATTTAGAAATTGATGCTGAAAAAATTAAAAAACCTGTTCATCCTATTGCAGATAGATTTTTAAGACAAGGTACTATCGAAGATGATGTAAGAGGTCCTAGTGTAAGTAGTGCTAGACGTCAAGTGCCAAATACAGTATTTGGTATTTCTACACCAGGTCCGTTAGATTACAGTCAAGGCAGTAAGCGTATGGCAATTGGACCTGCAGAATCGCAAACACCTACTCCTATTCCTATCAGTAGACTAGGTGGTACACAATTTGTAATGGATGATGGAGATGATAGATATCAACGTAAAACTGCACCCGGTGTAGGTCCTGTAGAATATGCAGATATTAATGCAGGAGAAAAAGGCATACCTGATCTTCCGTACAACGAATACACAAGACTTAGAACACGTACAGGACATCAATTATTACTACACAATTCTGAGGACCTAATTTATCTTACAAATTCAGGCGGCACGGCTTGGATCGAAATGACCAGTAATGGTAAAATAGATATTTACGGTGCAGATAGTATTAGTGTGCATAGTGAAAATGATCTCAACATAAGAGCAGACAGAGATGTAAACATAGAAGCAGGTAGAAACATCAATATGAAAGCGACTGCTGAGTATGTTTCTCCTGATGAATTACACCGCAGAGCAGAAGGAGATACAAAAGTTATTCCTAAAATTGTTGATGGCGATGAAATTGAAAGTGGTAGAATACAAATTGAAAGTGCATTTAACACAAACATACTGATAGGTGCAAATGGAAGGATTGAAACACGCTTGTATGAGAATCAAGAAGAAGTTCCAACAAGTGGTGATTTAGATATTCTTGTTGCAGGAAATTATAGACATACTATCGGTGGCACAACAGATATAAACACAATAGGTGACAGGTCAGATACACAAGCCAATTGGGATATAAACACAGGCGGATATAATTATCTTACTTCAGGTGCAAACACAGAAGTTGCAGCCGGCGGCGATATTATTATGTCAGCAAGTCCTAACATACACTTAAATGGACCTGCTGCAACTGGTGCAGCACTTGCAGATTCTGCACAATCTATTGCAGATCTAATTACACACGATAACCTATTCACTAATACTGTTTCAGAATGGAATCCTACAAAATATCAACAAGGTGCTTTCAACAGTATTATGAAACGTATACCAATGCACGAACCTTGGGCATTGCACGAAAACCAAACACCTGATATCTTACAACCTGCTAACACAGATAGAGAAAGACCGAGCGAGGAATAAACAATGGCAAACATATACAACAAAAAAGCAGTTGCAGTAAACAAAGCGTCCGTTGGCGATCAAACTTCTTCAACTTTTACATATAAAGGTTTTAGCAGTCAAAACCCTAAACAAGGCTTTAAACTGTATGATATAGACTTAGTAAAACAGGATCTAATTAATCATTTTTATATTAAAAAAGGAGAAAAACTGCAAAATCCTGAATTTGGAACAATTATCTGGGATATGATTTTTGAACCATTTACTGAAGAAACTAAAAAATTAATAGCAGACGATGTCGAAACTATTGTAAATTACGATCCTAGAGTTGTAGTTGACAGCGTTTCTATCGATAGCACAGAGATGGGTATGAGAATTGAAGCAAGTGTTACATATCTACCTTTCAACGTAAGTGATAGAATGACATTTGATTTTGACAGAACAACGTCAACAATTAAGTAAGCAGTTAATGAATAACGCTAAATATTACTAAGGAATAGGACGCAATGAGCACTACAGCAAGACAAAACAATTTAATACTTAACGAGGACTGGACTCGTATCTATCAGACGTTTCGTAACGCTGATTTCAAGTCTTATGACTTTGAAAACTTGCGTAGAGTTATTATTACATACTTGCGTGAAAATTATCCAGAAGATTTTAACGATTACATTGAAAGTTCTGAGTATCTAGCACTGATTGATGCAGTAGCATTCTTAGGACAAAGCCTTTCATTTAGACTTGACCTTGCAAGTAGAGAAAACTTTATTGAATTAGCAGAGCGTAAAGAAAGTGTTTTACGTATTGGTAAGATGCTGTCATACAATGCAAAACGTAACACACCAGCAAAAGGCCTATTGAAGTTTGTAAACGTTGCAACTACAGAAGATATTACAGATAGCAACGGTCGCAACCTAGCACAACAAGTAGTTCGTTGGAATGATCCAACAAATACAAACTGGGCAGAACAATTTATTTTAGTTTTAAATGCTGCTATGAGTGATAACACAGAATTTGGCAGAAGTCAAGGCACTGCAAACATACAGAATATTCCTACAGAACAATATAGATTTAGATCTTTTTCAGCAGATGTTCCAATTTTTTCTTTTAGCAAATCTGTTGCAGGAAGGAATATGGCATTTGAATTGGTAAGCACATCATTTAAAGATGCAGAAGAAATTTACGAGGAATCACCAACACCAGGCAACCAACTAGGATTTGTTTATCGTCAAGATGGACAAGGTCCAGGCAGTGCAAACACAGGATTTTACTTACAGTTTAAACAGGGTTCTTTAGAACTAGCAGATTTTAATATAGATGTACCGACAACAAATGAAAAAGTTGCTGTTGAAAGTCAGAACATTAATAATGACGATGTTTGGTTGTATTCATTAGATGCAAATGGCGGCCAAGGATCTGAATGGTTAAAAGTTTCCAACCTTGTTGGAAACAATATTGCTTACAATAGTATTGTTGGCGGTAACAGAAATATCTATGCTGTTGATACAAAAGAGAATGATACAGTTGATTTAGTATTTGCAGATGGTGTATACGGAAATTTACCACAAGGTAATTTTAGAACTTACTATAGAGTGAGTAATGGATTAAGTTACACAATTAGTCCTAATGAACTGCGTGGGATTAATATTACAGTTCCATACTTAAACAAAGCAGGACAAAGACATAGTATAACAATTGGTTTAGCACTACAGCAGTCAGTAAGCACTGCTGCTCCTTCGGAGTCTATAGACAGCATCAGACAGAATGCTCCTGCACAATATTATACACAGAATAGAATGATTACAGGAGAAGATTATAATCTTGCTCCGTTGTCAACATCACAAAATATTTTAAAAGTAAAAAGTGTAAACAGAACATCAAGCGGCATCTCACGTAACATTGACATTATTGATGCAAGTGGAAAGTATGGTTCATTAAATGTATTTGGTGATGATGGATATATTTACAAACAGGAATCAGAAAAAACTTTAAGTTTCAAATTTACAAGCAGAACTGATATTATTAATTTTATTAAAAATAAAATTGAAAAAGTGTTTTCAGATACCGATGTGTATAATTTTTATATTACAAGATTTGAAAAAATTCTTTTCTCAGAAACTACTATTGAGTGGAACAGTGTTACAAACGATACTAACATTGGCACAGGTTACTTTATTAACAATATTGATTTAAGTTTACTTAAAGTAGGAACATACGCTACAAACAACTTGAAATATGTTTTGCCAGGTGCAAGTATCAAATTTACAGCACCAGAAGGTTTCCACTTTATGACAGGCCAAAATAATAAACTAATGGAGGGTGATGCAGATCATCCAGGCAGTTCGACTTACGTATGGGCTAAAGTACAAAATGTAATTGGTGACGGAACAAACGCAGGCAGAGGAGTGCTTTCGACAGGATTAGGACCAATAACATTTAGTGAAAACATTCCAACAGGTGCAATTGCAAATAGAATAGTTCCAAAGTTTGTCTCAGATATTAATGACGCTATTGAAACGCAAATGACTAATATTGCATTTGCTAATTTAAACTTTGGTTTAAGATATGATATTAACACAGCGCAGTGGAAAATTATTCAAGCAGAAAACTTAGATTTAACAAGTGCATTTAGTTTAGGTAAAGCAGGAGATATATCAAGTGAAAACTTAGATGCGTCTTGGATTATTGCATTTGTAAAAGATAACGATCAATATGTTGTAAGAGTAAGAAAACTTGATTATGTTTTTGGTAGCGTTGCACAAAACAGATTTTACTTTGATAAAAATGATAAAGCATACAACAATATTACAGGCAAACTTGAAAAAGATTCTGTAAAAGTTTTAGGCATTAATAATCAAAGTAGTGGTGTAGGATCGTTGTTGAACGATTATACATTTGAGGTGTCAGATACTATACAGTTTGATGACGGATATGAATCTAGTCAAGAAATTAAACTGTCATTTAGTGACAAAGACAGCGACGGAGTTGTTGACGATCCCCAATCATTTGAAAATATTGTTGGTACTGATTTAGATTTAAACTTTCTATTCTTTAAGGAAGAAGCAGATGCGTATGGAACAAGTATTTTTAATCTTGTAGATAATAGCAATAATACTATTGTTGTAGCACAAAGAGAATCACAAGTTAATATTAACGATTATACAGACGGCCAGTTAATTTATTTTTACGATGACAATGAAGATAGAGTCAAAAGCGTAAACAAATCAACAAACACTCTAAACCTTGAAACTACTTACAAAGCAGAAATAGGAAGACGAGATCTTAAGTTTCAATATACTCACGCTGCAAGTACAGACAGAAGAATTGATCCTAGTGTAACAAACATTGTTGATATCTTTATTTTAACAAGAGCATATGATACATCATTTAGAAATTTCCTTGCAGGAGTTGGACAACAGCCAGATGAACCTACGTCGGAAGATTTAAGAATTGCTTTTGGTAGCGGATTAAATCAGATAAAAGCAATAAGTGATGAAATAATTTATCATCCTGTAAAATATAAAGTATTATTTGGGCAAACTGCTGATCCAAAAGTACAAGCACAATTTAAAGTTGTTAAGAATCCTAATAGAACAATCAACGATAATAATTTAAAAGTTAGAATTGTAAATGCTATGAATACTTTCTTTAGTATTAATAACTGGGACTTCGGTGATAGATTTTATCTTAGTGAATTAACAGCATATGTTATCAATGTAGTTTCGCCAGACGTTACAAATTTTGTAATTCTACCAAGAGACCCAGCACAAGTATTTGGAAGTTTATTTGAAATACAAAGTAAACCAGATGAAATCTTTGTAAGCGGAGCGTCGGTTGATGACGTTAAAATAGTAACTAGCATTACTGCTGCAGAAATTAGAGCCAGCGCAGGTACAGTTGTAACTGATTCAGGCTCGAACACAACAACAAGTTCTACTAGCACTACTGTACAGGCTGCAAGGACTGCAAGTTCTTCAAGTGCTATAACCACTTCAACAACTCCACCAAGTAGTTCAAGTAGCTCAAGCTCAAGTAGCTCAAGCTCAAGTAGCTCTAGCGGGTCAAGTGGCTCAAGTGGATCTAGCGGCGGAGGCTCTAGTTATTAATGGCAGATAAAAAAGTTTACCCAGACAGTAAGATTCCTATTAGAAAAACATCAGAGTTCCTACCTGATATTTTTAAGACAGAAGCCAATGATAAATTTTTGGCAGGTGTCGTTGATCCTTTAATACAGCCTGGAGCAACAGATAAACTAGTTGGATATATTGGTCGTAGATATGGTAAAACATATAATTCTAAAGACATTTATTTAGATGATGACGATACCTTGCGCAGTAGGTATCAGTTAGAACCAGGTGTAACTATTGAAAAAGATCGTAAAATTGAAAACTTTCACGATTATATAGATTTAAAAAATATTTTAACATTTTTTGGAAACTATAATGGTCGTGATGATATTATCAACAAGCAAGAACATTACAGTTGGAATCCACCTATTGACTGGGATAAGTTTACAAACTATAGAGAATATTTTTGGGCACCGCAAGGACCGCCCTCGGTCTCTGTATTTGGACAAAGCAGTGCAGTTACATCTACATATAAAGTAACAACTAGTATAGGTAGCACTTGGATTTTTACACCAGACGGTGCAACTAACAATCCAAACATTGTTTTATATAGAGGACAAACATATAGGTTTGAAGTAAACAGTCCTACAGAAGGATTTGTTATTAGAACAAACTATGACACAGGTAGTTTAATTTATAATCCGCAAATTACTTACTTTGTAGGTGACTATGCAATATTCGATGATAAACTATGGCGTGCAAAAGTAGATGTGTCACCGGCAGACGGCAGTAGTATTTCTGTTGATTCACAAGACTGGGAATTGGTAGATGATAATGCTGTTTTAGATTCATTGACTTATGGCGGCGGCATTACAAATAATGGTGCAAAAAGAGGCGTTGTAACATTTAAGGTGCCTATGGACGCACCTGACATTTTATATTATCAAAGTGATGTTGATCCAAATAGGCTTGGACAATTTATTATAGGTAATATTGAAGACGCAACATTTATTGATCCTGAATTAGAAATTATTGGCAAAAAAGATTACACAAGTGCAAACGGTGTAACACTTACTAATGGCTTAGTAATTGAATTTAGAGGGCAAGTAGCACAAGAGAAATATGCAGAAGGTACTTGGTTAGTAGAAGGAGTAGGCAAAGAGATTTCACTTACTAAATTTACTGATTTGATTCCGCCAAGCGTTACATCTACTACACCTGAAATACTTTTTGATAATGAAGGTTTTGATAGCCAACCCTATGATGATGCTACACAGTTTCCTGGAAGTAAAGATTATATTACTATTAATAGAACAAGTAGAGATTTAAACCCTTGGAGTAGATATAATAGATGGTTCCATAGAAGTGTTTTAGAATATTCACATCAGCAACGAGGCGTAGAGTTTGAGGCTACAGAAGATACTAGAGCAAAGCGTCCTATTATTGAATTCCATCCTAATATTCAATTGTTTAATCACGGCGGTGTAAGTAAACAAACTGTTGACTATATTGATGACTACACTACAGACATTTTTTCTAAGATAGAAGGTAGTACAGGTTACAGTGTTGACGGAGAATTTTTATTCGAAGGTGCAAGAGTACTTGTTATTGCTGACACTGATAATTTAGCAAACAATAAAATTTATGAAGTAAGATTTATTACACACAACGGACGTAAGCAAATTAATCTACGTGAAGCAGCAGATGCAGATAGTGCTGAAAATGAATGTTTACTTGTAAGACGTGGTAATGTAAATGCAGGACTGATGTTCCATTACAACGGTTCTAAGTGGGTACCTAGTCAACCTAAAACAAATGTAAACCAATATCCGTTGTTTGATCTTTATGATGCAGATGGAAATAGTTTTGGTGATCAAAATGTTTATCCGGTTACTACATTTAGAGGAACACCTATTATAAGTTATGCTGTAGGTTCTGGAAGAACAGATACAGAGCTAGGATTTAAATTAAAGTACCTAAACATTAACAATGTTGGTGATATTACATTTGACTGGAACTTGGATAAAGATTCATTTCAATACACACAATTGCAGGATACAATTACAGTACCAGTTAATAAAGGTTATCTAAAAATTGAAGGTGCATATGATAACGGTTGGACAAAAACTAATGACAAATATTTACAACCTATTATTAACACAGTAAAAATTGTTGAAGATGGTATAAGCACAATTGACTGGACTAACACAATTGATTGGACCACAGTTACAGATAAATTAGAAATTTGTTTTTACAAAAACGGCTTAAAGTTTGATGAATCATTTACAAGAAATGTTTCTTTGTTTACATTTGAAAATGAATTTGCTGTAGGTGATGTTGTTACAATTAAAATTATTGATGATGTTGTGCCTGGTACAGGGTACTATGAATTTCCTGTAGGATTAGAAAAGAATCCACTTAATACACAAGTAAAAGAATTTACTCTTGGACAGGCAACCGACCACTTAGTTAGTTCGCTAGAATATAACAAAGACTTTACAGGAACAGTTCCGGGCGTTTCAAATCTAAGAGATTTATCAGGTTTTCAAAGTTACACAAAAAGATTTCTAAAGCACAGTGGTGTTGCAGCAGCGTCAGTTACACTACTTAATGATAGAAATTATAATTTAATTAAATCTATTCAATATGCTAAAAAGGCATACAGTGTTTTTAAAGATAATTTTATAAAGAAGGCATCTGAGATTGAGTTTGAAGATGTACCAGCAAACTTTGTTGATAATATTATTGAAGAACTTACAAGAACTAAAAGTGTAGCAAGTCCTTTTGCTGATACAGATGTAATGGGCTCAGGAGCATTTACAAGTATTGATTACGAAGTTGATGATGTAGGTATTACAACATTTGCATTAAGCACTGCGTTTGATATTAATGCACTTAATAGAAAAGCAGTATATGTTTATATTAATGATAGACAACTACTACTTAACAGTGAATACACAATTGATTCAACATTTGCATTTGTAAGAATTAGTAAGCAACTAGTACGTGGAGACAAAATACAAATTAGAGAATATGTTTCTACATCATTTAGTTATGTGCCACCTACACCTACTTCATTAGGTTTATACAAAAAGTATACACCAAAAAAGTTTATTGACGACACATATTTAGAACCAAGAGAAGTTATACAAGGACACGATGGTAGTATTACACAAGCCTACGGTGACTTCCGTGATGACTTAATACTAGAACTTGAATATAGAATTTACAATAATATTAAAAATAATTATGACGAAAATGTTTTTGATATTGATAGTGTAATCGGCAGTTACTATCATAGAACAGACTTTACTAAATCAAATGTCGACGACATTGTTAACCAAGAATTTTTAAAGTGGGTAGCAGATACTAATTTAGGTTACACACTTAATACATATTTTGATAGTGAAGAACCATTTACATATACATATAACCAAATGGCAAGTCCAGACGGTAAAGAATCTTTACCTGGTTGGTGGAGAGGAGTATACAAATACTACTATGACACAGACCGTCCTCACTCTCATCCTTGGGAATGTTTAGGTTTTACAGAAAAGCCAAGTTGGTTTGATACAGAATACGGTGAAGCACCATACACTAATGGTAATTTATTATTATGGGAAGATATCAGAGATGGTAAAATATGTCAAGGCGAGAGAGCAGGCACATATCCACGCTATGCAAGAACAAGCATTCTAAGCCATATTCCATCAGACGCAGATGGTAACTTAGTAGATCCATTAACAAGCGGACTTGCACAAAACTTTGTATTGTTTAACAATCAAGGTAGTTTTAAAATTGGTGATATAGGTCCTGTTGAATATGCTTGGCGTTCAAGTTCAGAGTTTCCTTTTGCAATAACAATTGCAATGTGTTTGTTGAAACCGTTTGAATTTATTATTAGTAATTTTGATAGAGCTCAAACAAAGCGTAATATTCTAAATCAAATTGTTGACAAGACAACAGAAACATTTATCACTCCGGCAGAACTAGAGTTACCAGTTGCTGGAGCAAAACAAACTAGCGGCTTGGCAAACTATATCACATCATATGTAAAAAGTAGAGGTTTAGAAGTAGCAGATGTACAAGAAGATATAACACATATTAATGTAAGACTGTCATCTAGACTAAGTGGATTTGTTGATCAAGAACAGCAAAAATATTCTGTAGATAGTAAAAATCCTAAGTCGTCTTCAAGTAATGCACTTATTCCAAATGAAAACTTTAACATTATATTTGATGTAAGTTCTCCTATTGCTACATTAACTTATAGCGGTATGATATTTGAAAAAACTTCTATGGGTTGGACAGTATCTGGTTATGACGATGTTAAACCTTACTTTGAATATTATGAAGCAGTAGCGAATCAAAAGGATCCTGTAATTAGTATTGGCGGATTGAGTGAAGCATTTAGTTTATGGGAACCTAACAAATTATTTGCTAATGGATCTATTGTTGAAAATAGAGGTACATATTTTAGAGCAAAAGAATCTCATACTTCGTCAGAATCATTTGATGAAATGTTTTGGACAAAATTACCTGCACTTCCTGTTGTAGGAGCAACGACAGCACAAAGACGTAGAAACTTTAACACAACTACAATTCGAAGATTATCATACGGTGAACAGTTTACTACCATACAACAGGTTGCAGATTTTATCATAGGTCATCAAGAATTCCTTAAAGCAAGTGGTTTTGTATTTGACAACTACGATGGTACAACACAGTCTGTTCAAGACTGGACAACTGCACTTAAAGAATTTATGTTTTGGACACAGCACAATTGGGCTGTAGGGTCATTACTTACAGTAAGTCCAGGCGCACAAAAACTTACAATTAATGTACCTGTTGGTGTTGCAGATAATCTACTTGATGGATTTTACGAATACAATGTGTTAGGTAGTAACGGTGTTCCGTTAGATACTAGCAACATAAATGTTAACAGACAGTTTCAAGAATTTATAATCACAACTACTGACACAGAAGATGGATTATACTATCTAAAAGTAAATCTTGTACTTAAAGAACACGTTACAGTTTTTGACGATAGAACTGTATTCAATGACGTAATTTTTGATAAGCCTAGTGGTTATAGACAAGAAAGAATTAGATCACAAGGTTTTAGGACAGTTGATTGGGATGGCGATTATACAAGTCCAGGCTTTATTTTTGATAATGTTAATATTGTTGCGTGGCAGCCATTTAGAAATTATAAACTAGGTGATATTGTTCAGTATAGATCATCTAATTACACCAGTTTGCGTACACATACTAGTGATCAAGAATTCAATGCTAGTAATTGGACAATATTAGATAGCGAACCTAAAAAACAATTAATTCCAAACTTTGATTATAGAATTAATCAAATAGAAGATTATTTTAATGTAGATAGCGAAGGACTTGGCAAAAGCCAAAGAGATCTTGCTAGACATACTGTAGGTTATCAAACTAGAGAATATTTAGAATCTATTGCAGAAGATCCAATTACACAGTTTCAATTGTATCAAGGCTTTATTAGAGAGAAAGGAAGTAAAAATCCTATTAGTAAAGTTTTTAACAAAGCCACTAATAGTGTAAACGGTGTACAGTTAGACGAGCAGTGGGCATTTAAAGTTGGAACACTAGGCGGTGATGCGCAATCTTATAATATTGAACTGTCACTAGACACAGATCAATTTAAAGTTAATCCGCAGCCTGTAGTAATTACACCTGAAAAAGGAGATTTCTTAGATAGGTATTACAGAGTAAATCAAAGCAACTTTGATTATGCTCCTATACCTTACACAGATAATATCAATCCTGTAACAGATAATGCAAAGCCTACACAAACAGCAGGCTATGTCAAGTTAGGACAAACAGAATATGTTATTAAACATTTTTCAGATATTAGTACTGAATTAGATGTTAACACAGTTAGTAACAATGAACACATATGGATAACATTTAGCGGACCTACTTGGACAGTAAAAAGAATTAATGTAGCATTTGAATTACCGATACTTTCAGTAGTTCAAGAAAATACAACAGTAACTATTGACTTCGGAAAACGTCATAACTTTGCTGTTGATGATTATATTGGTGTTAAGAACTTAGAAGACATTTCAGGGTTCTATCAGATTACAGCAATCACTAATAACACAGTTACATACGAACTTACAGAGAAAGCACCTAAAGCAGATTATAATACTAGCACAGCAGTATATCCTATATATTTCTCTGACGTAAGATATAATTCTTACAACGATATAAGTGAAGAAGAAATTGCTTTACTTCAAAACAAATCTAAATTATGGATTGACCATAATGGCGAATTGAAATGGGAAGTAGTAGAAAAGAATAAAATTTATACAGACAAAAAGATTACAAACTATGGTTTATCAGAACCAGTAAGAGTTGGTGAAAAAGTACTTTACAATCCTGCACTGAAACAAGTGTTTGCTAGTGCATCGGCTACGCCGCGTGTAATGGTGTATTTAGAAACAGCACAAGGTCTTTCTGTCAAACAAATTTTACAACCACCAGATGCATTTATTGATGGCAACATCAATTCATTTGGTTTAGAACTTGCTATTAGTCCTGACAGCAAATGGTTAGCAGTTGGCTCGCCTAAAGCAACAGGTATTAGTAGCAATTATAGAGGCGAATATAACCCTTACGTAAATTATGGTATAGGTCAAATTGTACTATTTTCAGGTAGGTTATGGAAATCAAAAGTTGATATTGCAGCAGACGGCAGCAGTATAAACATATACTCCGAAGATTGGGAACAAGTTAAATCAATAGAAGCAGTTGAGTTTGGTTCCAATGACGGAGAAACACAAATGGGTAGTGTTACATTATATGAATGGACACTGAATCAATGGAACTATAGAACAACATTGCTCAGCCCACGCTTAGATGCGTTTGAAGAATTTGGACACGCAATAGCAATTAGTAAAACTGCTACCGGTTATGGTATGGCAGTAAGTGCTCCAGGATCTTTACACGCTAAAGGTAGAGTATGGTTATACCATTATACTGAAGCAACAGGTTGGGAAACAATTCAAAACACGAACTATGTCGGTGAATATAATCCGGGCGAAATATTTTTTGAAGGTCAAATAGATAATGATATTTTAACTGTGAAAGATACAGGTGATAGTACACCTATCGCAGGCAAGTTAAAAAGTGGTGCCAGTGTTACTGGTACGGGAGTATTAGATGGAACATATATTCTGGAGCAGCTCGATTGGCCTGTTTCAGATGATGGAACTGTCCATACCGAAAAGGGTGGAGTCGGAACTTATAGAGTTTCAAAAAATCATACTACCCCTACTGAAAGTGTTAGAATGCAATCCAACTATTTTTATCCGTCGGGTTCAGTCGTTACTTACAATGGGAAGTTTTGGCAAGCGCAGTATGATACCTACGGGGATGGCAGTACAATTAGTATAGACTCTAATGAGTGGGCACAACTTGATGCAGTTGCCACTCAAGCATCGCTGCCACAATCCGTTGCATTAGAAGATGATGGTTCTAGTTTATTCACAGGGTTGCTTACCGACGGACAGGTTAATGAACTAGTAATGAATGGCACAAGGTTTGGCTCTTCATTGTCAATGAGCTATGATGGTAATGTATTAGTTGTCGGTGCACCAGATGCAGACAACCAGTTCTTCCCCAACTATAAAGGTGTGTGGAGACCAGACTATGAATACATTCAAGGAGATGTTGTAAAATATCAAAACGCATATCATAGATTATCTAACATTGGCCCGTCACAGGTACCGCAAGACAGTACAATTAGAAGTTATAACGAAGATCCAAGTAATGGTTATCCTTGGGTAGATGCAGGAGATAGTACACCAAGCATTACAGGCAAGATGTTTGTATACAGAAAAGATGCCAGTGGCAACTATAACTTGTTACAAACTGTCGCTGCTGATAACTTAGATAGTTTCAACGATTTAGATCAAGCACACCCAGACATAATGGCAGCAGGTGATAAGTTTGGTTATGCGGTTGCAGTAGATTACTCTGGAAACAACATTGTTGTAAGTAGTCCTCAAGCAGATATCAACTATCAAAATCAAGGTAGTGCATACATATTTGAATACAAAAATGATTCAAGTGTGTATGAATATCGTATTACACAGAAACTTGAAAGTTTTGAAAAGTTTCCAAATGAATTCTTTGGACAATCGATTTGCATTAGTCCTAACACAAGCGTAATTGCAATTGGTGCAAACAATAGCCCGTATGTGCAAACAACTATTTTTGATAATTCTCAAACGTCATTTGATGAAGGACGTTCAACATTTAAAAACTTTGAAGGATTTACAGGTAGTGTTTATGTATTTGAGAAGAAAGAACATACATATTATCTAACTGAAAAACTAGATGCTGATTTATCACTAAATGAATCCTTTGGTACTTCAGTAAGTTGTGAGAAAGATGTTGTTGTAGTAGGATCACCTGATTACATTGAACCTATTACAGAAGATAATAACATTGTTTTCACTGGTACTAAAGTTGGAATGGTAAGACTATTCAAAAAACCAGATGGTGTAAGTCCACTTACAGTAATTGCAGAACAACCGCAACACACTGACTTAGAACAAATTAAGCGTATAGCACTTTATGAAAAACAAGATGATGTTAAAATACAGGATTTAGAATTTTTTGATCCTGCAAAACTAAAAATT